AACTACTGGTTGTTCAACTACTGGTTGTTCAACTACTGGTTGTTCAACTACTGGTTGTTCAACTACTGGTTGTTCAACTACTGGTTGTTCAACTACTGGTTGTTCAACTACTGGTTGTTCAACTACTTGTTCATGAACTGTTTCGACCACAGATTCGACAACCGGTTCTGCTACTGGTTGTTCAACGACTGGTTGTGGTAATCCCATAGGTAATACAAATAGGAAACATTTATAAGTATTAATCAATGGTGTAAATTGACCATTATATTCACCAAATTTTCTATTTATCAATTTACTAAATTTTACATATGATTCTAATTCATTTTCTAGGGATTTAAATTCATCATTTAACACATAATATTTATCATTTTCTCCAATTTCATGAATAAATTCTAATGGTACAATTTTAATATTATTATTTTGTAGTCTATTTGTTAAGTAATTAAATACAACTTTATCTTTGTACTGGAGATCATTAAATGTTAACATATCATTATCATATTTTGTTTTAATATTAACATAAATATTATTAATATCTTCGTTATAAATTCTGTATGTTGTCAATATATATAAAATTACATCTGATATTTCTTTTTCATAATTAAGCAATTCAATATTATTTGTAAGATGGTTACCATATAATGAAAATATATGAATGAATTTATTTTTTTGATCATTTTCAAGTATTTTTGAATTCATAATAATTTTTTTAATTTTCTCACTTGCTTCATTAATTAATATATCTATTTTGGCTTTTTCATCATCATCATCAACCATTTGTTTTAATTGCGATAAGTTTTCAATTAGCTTATTGCTTTTTTCTTGTTCTTTTTTACATTTTTTTATACTTTTTTCTTCTTCAACATTCCATTTTAATATATCGAACAATTGTGTTCCATTTATACTAGATATATTACTTGTTGTTGGTAATGGCAAGCCCCAAAATTTTATTTCATCAATAAATTCATTCCATGATACATTTTTTGGTACATCATATGTATCTGTTGTATAGAAATTTAATATGATATTAAATAATTTTGAATCTCTAGTAAAATATAATCCATGTTTTTGTCTTCTTGTAGCTGCACGAGATGCATTTAGTTGTTTTGCAATTGTCGATTGATCGTATTTCATAATAAGATTTTGATCAACATCTACTCGTAGGTCTGATACATTTATTCTAATCATTAAGTTTGTATAATATTATATTATATATATTTTTTTATGGACTCAAAATAAACAAATAGTTAGTAAATAAAGTAAAAATTGATATTTATACATAATAATTACTAATTTATATTGCAAATAAATTAGATTAAAATGGCTACATTTTTAACAAAAGCATTAAATGGTTTAAATAATGATAGTGCAGTAGTTACTTCTGGTTTTATGATTGGTTTTATGCATGAATTGAAATTTAATGAATCCACCTTACAAAATCCATTATCAACAATTTTTAGTGCATCTATTTCTGGTTTTATTACTTCATTAGGAGCATCTGTTGTTGGGAGTATATTACCACAACAAATGAGATTTATAATTCCTATAGCAGCAGTTACATCATGTAGTTATTATAAATATAAAGATTTAAAAGGACCAAAATCAACTAATAATAATAAAAATAATGATAAAATTAATTTTAATTTAAATGTTTCACAACAAGCTGAATCAGAATAATAAAATTGAATATTTATTTATAAGAACATTTTTATATAAATTATAATGGAATAATGTTGGGATTAATATTATTTTATGTTTTATATAACACTACAATTTACGGATTTACAATTGCATTAATAACAATTTTGCCATTTTGGTTGGCATATTCAATTGGAATGTCAGAATATGCAAGATTGAACAACATAGGAACTAGAGAGCAAGAAAAAAACAGAGTTTTAAATTCATTAATCGATGAATGGGATGAATTTATTGTTGAATGTGAAAATAAGAATATATTCAATGCTTTAATGGAATTTGGTGATTTTATTCATACATTTATTAAATATGCAACAGTATGTTATTTGCCAGTCAATACAATGAATTATCCCTTATTTTGGTTTTTAATTTTCTGGTTTATTCAACCAAATAGTTTCAAACATGGAAAAAGGTATTTTATGAATGGTTGTATTAGAAACCATTCAAATTCTAAAAATTTGGATCATAAATGTAAATATGGAAAAGTATTTGGAATATTAGAATTTTACAAATCATAAGGTATATTTGAAAATATTGATTTAGGGTAGTGTATTATCGGTTTATTTTTAACTACGAGATCTTTTTGCGCCCATAAAAGCATTAAGAAAATAATAATAGCTAAAATACATACACATGACGATAAAAAGCATGTATTAGGATTTTTAAAGTAATTGTTTAATCTAATGAAAAAATCATCATTGTGATTATTTATAATTGATTCTTGTTCAATATTTTTATTTTCTATAGTAACACTCATATATATTATTGTGTTAGATTTTTTTAGATATTATATTTATTATACTTAATGGATGGATTTACAGAAACGACCCCTCTATTAGAAAAGTTAAATAAAAATATAATTGAATGTGGCACTATCATAATTGAACCAAATAAATATCATCATGAAACAGTAGAAATAATTACAAATAATTATACATGTGATTCAAAATTTATAATAACATGTACAAACTGCAATAGATTTGTAAATCTTGGTATTTCTGTTAATGGAACAATTTTAAAAATATATAAAAAAAATATAAGATTAGAATGTAAAATTAATTGGTTTATGGTTAAATGCTAATCTCTATGATATGATTATCATCATTTTCACATATTTCTTTATTATTATAACAATTATCATGCGTATTAAGTTCTGCTGATAAAAATGGAAATAATTCCATAATATATTGATCAGTATTAATCAAATCTTTATCTGTTTCGCCAAATTCATATAATTTATTTAATATTGTATTAGCAAAATTATTATTTGTATACATAAATGTTTTATGTTTACATAGGAAAGCAAATAGTTCATTTACTATTTTCGCTTTATTTATTCTACCACTAGCCAATTCAACAGATGATAAATATGATTTCACAGTGGAAACACATATTTCTTTTTCTTTTCTTAAAAATGGTTCTATATTAGTTACATAATGTTGATGAGTATTACAAAATCCATTTCGTTTTTCAGAGACAGCGCTACAAAAATCATTTTCAATATCAGAATAAATACAATAATCTAACACACCTAATGGATCCATATGAAAAATATTATTGATATTATACATTTTCCTTATATATTATTAAATTCAAAATTTTGAAATATGATTGTAATGAATGATAATACTATAATATGGAAAAATCACTACAATGACAGAGCAGGTAAACAAATTGAAGAAAACAGCTGAAGAACTAATGCAAGAGCAGTTTACATTATGTTACAGAACAAGTCCATATTCTAATTTATGGAAATGCGAAGCTGGGTTTAATTCAGTTAATGAAGTAGATGAGAGAGCAAAACAATTGAGAGATAAAAATAATGATGTTGTTACAACATTTTTTCCATTTAATAAAAATATGCCATTATTGGTTCAACAATGTCGAATTAAGATGGCATTAACTCCTAGAATAGATATTAATATGAAAAACGAAACACATTATTAAAAGTATTATAATTCTATAACAATATAAACAAAAAATTGAAAACATATTTATCTGTGTATTATAATTAAATTTATTCATTAGTTAATTTAAACTGAAGGGTTAAATACTATTGACTATGGACGTATTTGCGTCACTCTCACAAACCAATACGGTTCTTCCTGAGAGTATAAGAGAACAATTTAACCAATTGTCTGGAGAATTACAATCAAGTATTTTTGCTGGAAATGGTAGAGATGGTTCTTTTCATCCAAGAGATTATGTTGATTTAATCAAATCAATTGCGTATATTGATATTACAAATGAATGGACATCGTCTGAAGACGTTAAAAGAATTTTTAATAGATTTAATTGGTATCTTGGAAAACCAAAAGAATATTATGATGTAAATCCCCAAAAAGTTTATGTGAATATTAAGAAGAATACAAAACATCAAGAGCGTCAAAAACAAACAGTTAAATTATATAATGAACATGAAGAATTTGTAGATGATATTGATATGGAAGATCCATATGATAGTGATGATAGTGAGTATTCATTAAGGCAATCTTACAGAATTAGGTTTAGAGATGAGGATGTATCAGAAACTGAAAATGATGATATGGATGATATTCTATATGATAATCATCATGATGAAGTTAGTGAGGAAGATTATTATGAATCATATGTTCATTCCGGTATTCATTTAGATAGAATGGGATATCCAGAATTAGTAGAGGAAGACGATATTGATAGGGAATATAATAGGAAATTATATAATCTCTATGGATTTTTTGATGTTTGTGCACGAAATAATCTTTGTCTGAGATGTTATTAAAAAAGTTGATTTATTTATAAACTGAGTATGATATTAATACTAAGTCTTAATTCTTCATTTATGGGAAACGGTAAATCAAAAACAAAACACAACAATAACACTAATTATAAATTTTTTAGTGACAAATTCAGAACATACGAAGATTTACAAAAAGCATTAAGGGATGCTGGTCTGGAATCATCACAATTAATAGTTGGTATTGATTTTACAAAATCAAATACATGGCAGGGTGGATTGCCTTATTATGAAAAGGACTGTTTGCATAGTGCAGCGCCTTTTCCAAATCCATATCAAAGAGTTCTGAGTATCATGTGTAAAACTTTAGAGCCGTTTGATGATGATCATTTAATTCCTGCATATGGATTTGGCGATAGTCATACAATAGATAAATCAGTATTTCCATTTTTAATGAGAAATGATAATGGTTATGTTAGTGACTTACCATGTGTAGGGTTAGATGGTGTATTTCAAGCATATTCAAAAATAATACATGATATTGCTACTGGGACAATTCAAATGTCAGGCCCAACATCATTTGCACCAATTATAAGAAAAGCAATTGAACTTGTTAAATTAACAAATAGTTATCATATATTATTAATTATTGCAGATGGAACAGTAGATAGAAAAGACGATACTATTCAAGCCATTATTGAAGCATCAAAATATCCGTTGAGTATTATATGTGTTGGAGTTGGCAAAGGTCCTTTTGATGTAATGCGTGAATTTGATGATAATATTCCTAAACGTGATTTTGATAATTTTCAATTTATTGATTTTTATGAAGTTATGACACGAGCTGAAAACCAGGAAATTGAATTTGCAAAAAATGCACTGATGGAAATTCCAGATCAGTATAAATATATAAAGAATCACCTATTACGATAGATAAATGAATACAGAAATATATATTAATCAAATTTACACAAATCTATTCGCTACATTTGCTCCTGGTAAAAAAGATCATCGATGGAATCGTAATTTGGATGCAGATCTTAATATTCTAAAAAATGTAAATAATGTTAATGTTATTGTTTGTTTATTACCATTAGATGAATTAGAAATTCTTAAAATAAGTGATATTAAAGAAAAATGCAGTAATATCAATATTGAATTTTATCATTATCCTATAGTTGATGATACAGTTCCAGAATTGATAGACGAATTTAATGAATTTATTAATCTGATAAATGAATTAATGAAAACTAAGAAAGTATGTGTATTTTGTCGTGGTGGACTAGGTAGGACTGGTTTGGTATGTGCATCGATACTATTAAAAAATAAATTTACTCCAACACATGCTATAAGCACAGTTAGATCAAGAAGACGTACTGCATTAGGAAGAAAACATCAACAACAATTTATTTATAAATATCATAACTATTTAAGAAAATTAAGAATCACAAATACATGAAGTTCAATTAAAATTGAAATATTATCGCATTGATATCAACTATAAATATTTAATTTGTATTTAATATGGCAGATATCCATAGAATTGAATTAGATTGTCCTCCCGGATCAACTAGACCAGACACTTGTTTATCAATAGTATTGAGTGGTTTAGAATTAACAGAAGATGATTTTGTTATTACAAGTAAATTTTTTGGTGAATGGACATTTGAACTTAAACAAGAAAAAAATGAAACATATTTAAAATTAAAAAAGGAAATCAGTGAAAGAATAAAAAAACTTCATGACCAGGGATTTATTCGTTATGGTAGCTGGTAAAAAATTGATTTTATTAGTGGTTATTTGTTTATTTATTATATGAAATCATTTTTGATTTAATAATTCAAATGGCTTCAATTATGTCTTTTTTAGCTGGATTTGGTATTGGTGCCGTTATAATTGGTTACTCAAAAATGCATTATAGTACAAATGATTTTGTAAAAGTGATTGGAGACTCTATTGTTAATATTAATGGAAAATCATTTAATGGTAAAGATATTATTGTAAGAAATGGAAAAGTTATTGTTAATGGTAAAGAGGAACAATATTATGATAACAACCAATTACCCAATACTTACACTGTTGAAGATATTCTTATAACAAATGGACGTGTTATTGTTAGTGGGAAAGATGAACAATATTATGATAACAACCAATTACCTCATACTTACACTGTTGAAATTAATGGAAATCCTCAAAAAGTAGAAACAATGGGAAATGTAAAAGTAACAGGCGATTGTGGTAATATAAACACAATGGGTGATGTAACTGTTGGTGGAAATTCTGGTTCTATCAATACAATGGGTACTGTTACAGTAGGTGGGATATCTGGAAAAATTTCAACTATGGGTACGGTTAATGTAAGCAAAAATTGATAATTTTATTTATTCTCATATAAAGATTTGTGTATTATGTTCAAATATAATACACAATGTGGTCATATAATCAAGTTAAAAAAACATTTACAGATTATTTTATCAATAAAGGGCATACATTTGTCCCAGAATCATCTCTCGTACCAACCAATGATAATTCATTATTATTTACTAATTCGGGTATGGTTCAATTTAAAGATATATTTTTAGGCAATACAGTTCCAAATTATAATACTGCTTGTAATTCTCAAAAATGTATTAGGGCTGGTGGTAAACATAATGATTTAGATGATGTTGGTAAAGATTCATATCATCATACAATGTTTAATATGTTAGGTAATTGGTCATTCAATTATGATCCTAATAGCAATAATAATAATTCTTATTTTAAAAAAAATGCTATCGATATGGCATGGGATTTACTGGTGAATGTTTATAAATTAGATAAAGAAAGGATATATGTAACTTATTTTGGTGGTAATACTGAATTAAAGCTACAATCAGATGATGAAACAAAAGGGTACTGGAAACAATATTTACCAGAAAATAGGATATTACCATTTGGCATGAAAGAAAACTTCTGGGAAATGGGTTATACTGGTCCATGCGGGCCATGTACCGAAATACATTATGATAAATTGGGTAATAGAGATGCTTCATCATTGGTTAATCGCGATGATCCAACTGTTATAGAAATATGGAATTTAGTTTTTATGCAATTTAGAAGAAATGAAGATGGTAGTCTTAGTACTCTAGGAAAACAACATGTTGATACTGGTGCAGGTCTTGAGCGTCTTGTATCTATTTTGCAAAATTGTACTAATTATGAGATAGATATTTTCAATAAAATAATAAATATAATTAGAGAAACTGTTGATGGACCATTATATACAAATAAATATGGCAGTGATGATCCAAAATATATTGATATGGCTTATAGAGTCATTGCTGATCATACACGAACAATGATTCTGGCTATAAATGATGGTGTTGTACCAAGTGCAACAGAAAGAGGTTATGTAGTAAGAAGAATAATTAGAAGAGCCGTTAGATATGGAACAAAGCTTGAATCTCGGGATGGATTTTTATCTAAAATTGTAAGAAATGTTATAATTTTAATGAAAGATGAATACCCAGAACTAGCTATAAATTGTGATAAAATAACAGAAATTGTTTCTGATGAAGAAACAAAATTCAGTCGTGTAATGAGAAAAGGAATTAGATATTTTAATAAATTAACAAAAGATGGAAATAAGGAAAAAGTAACTATGAAACAACTATTTGAATTATATACATCATTTGGTTTCCCAATTGATATTATTAAACAATTATGCGAAGAAGATGGTGTTAAATTTGACAACAATGAATATAGTAGATTAATGGAAGAACATGTTAAAATATCAAAAGAAGGAAAGAAATTTAATTAAGTGTGTTTAATATAAATTATAAAATTTTGAAAACTAATTTAAATCTTATATAAATATATAATAATGTCTAAAAAAATATATTGTAGTGTTGGACCAGTACCTAGTGGACATCGTTTAGGATCAATGAAAGAATGTGTTGAGAAAAAACAAATTAGATACTATGGTATTAAGAAGGTTGATCCCAGATTATTAGAAGCAGTTAAAAAAGGAAGTAAAAAAAAGGAATCAATTGATAAACTTAAACTTAAAATGGTTAGCTTGAGAGGTAAGAAAATGGGATTAGAAAAGAAAATTAAAGATGAAAAAGATAAAGCAACAAAAGATAAGATGAATAAGGACTTAGAGAAAATTAAAGATGAACTCAAAGAAGTTAGTTCGAGATTTGATAAATTAGAAAAAGAAAAAAAACAATCAAGAATGATGGGTAGACAAGGTTCTAGAAAGGGATCATCTCGTAAAGGATCTAGAAAAGGATCTCGTAAAGGATCTCGTAAAGGATCTAGGAAGGGATCATCTCGTAAAGGATCTCGTAAAGGATCTAGGAAGGGATCATCTCGTAAAGGATCTAGGAAGGGATCATCTCGTAAAGGATCTAGGAAGGGATCATCTCGTAAAGGATCTAGAAGAGGTTAAAATAGAAATAAAAAATTGATAATATATTGATATCTATATAAATTTTTATTTATATGAATATTCATATTATGGCAACTACTGAAGAACTAATTCAAGAAGAATTAATTGAAGATGAAATACCAGAAGAAATTTTTGACGAAATGGAAAGTGATTCAAGTGATATGATAGTTACTAAAAAAGATATTGATATACCAATATCACAAAAAAGTATTACAGGTATGCTTATGAGTACGGATAATAATGAACAACTAAAAGGAATATCACGAGTTAAGGAAATATTGTTTAGTAAACATATAAACACTAAAGAAACATTATCTAATAAACAGCTTAATGATAAACAAATATTTAAATCAAAAGTATTTAAATATTTACCATTAATCACAAGTGACATTTTTAATAATGATAAATTAATTATTAAGGAGAAGGAATCTACTGCTAATGATAAACTTCACACAATTGTACCAGTATATACATATGATTCGAAGAATGAAGAATTAATGATCATACAAACATCATTTATGAATGTGAATAAGAAAAATATTTTATATTTCCATAAAATGATTGAAGGAAAACAAAATAAAAAATTCGAAATAAATTTTGCAGCACAATTCTTTGATAATGAAGTTATTGATATGTTAATTGATTATGAAACAAAAGTAACAAATTATGTAAAATCTGTTTATGGAAATGATATGAAAAATAATTCAAGAATAGTTTACAATATAAAATCAAAAAAAAATACTTCAGAATATGAAATAGTTAATAAATTAGATCAACTAGGAAATATAAGATGTAAGATCAATCCAGACAGAAGATTTAAACAATATGGAAAGTTAATTAGTTATAACATATCTAAAAAATATGGTTATAGAGAAGAATTCGATTTGAATAATTATGAATATGCAAACTTAGCTAATAATTTAGATAGAATTTTAAATGATAAGAAGCAAATGAGATTATTAATTACACCAATTACATATGTGAGTTTAAGCAACAAAAGATATATGTCATATCTTAAAATCATGATGATGGAAGTCAAATATAAAGATGCCAAAATATTTTCTCCATTAGACAAAAATGGAGTAAATGTTCGACCAGAAGTTACCAAGATAACTATTTAAATAAAATTAAAAATAAATTTTATAATGATTAACCGATCATCATTATAAAAATTTGAAAATGTTAGCTTTTGTTTATATTTAAAGTAATAATGTTTATAGTACATATTGAATGATATGTCAAATTTTGACCAAGTAGCTAATCCAGATTTGATTATTGTGTCTGATATTATCATTAACAATTATAATCCTAATTCGAATCATAAGTTAGGTAAAAATGCTAAGTCTATAATATTAGATACAAAAAATAATATATTATCTAAATTTCCACAATATAAATATTGTTATTTTGTTCCTGGTGGTGGAACACTAGCAAATAAAAGATCAATATTTGGATCTATACAATATAAACCAAAAAGAATAGATAAAGAAATATTTTTGGATAAAATAATCATAAGTTCCATTGAACATAAATCTATAAATGAAGTAATTCTTAATGAATTGGTTAACAGAGGATATACTGTTATAAAAATTCCAGTTACAAAAGATGGTGTCGTAGATTTGAATATATTACATGATACAATTGAAAAATATAAAGATACTATTGCACTTGTTTCAATAATGAATGTGAATAATGAAACAGGAATAATTCAGCCAATTAATAAAATTTATAATATCATCAAAAACACAAATAAGAATATATTATTTCATAGTGATATTTGTCAAGGAATTGGTTTACTATATAGACAATTATCAGAATATCCAGATATTGTATCATTTAGCACATATAAACTTGGTGGACCTCATTTAGGAGTAGTACTTTCTAATTATCAAATAGAAGAAGAATATACAGGTACAGAGGATACATATAGTATTCAACTCTTTGGACATGTATTTGAAAAATATTTTAAGAAATCAGAAGATGATGATAATGTTACTAAAATTAGTATGATTAAAAATAAAATTAAACAAAGTATGATTGATATTTCTAATAAACTTGGGATTGATATTATTGATATATCTCAAAATCAATCAGTTAATTTTATACAAAGTTTCCTTTTACCACAATCATATGAAACAAAAACAATTCAAGGTTTATTGTCAGAGAAAAATATTTATATTGGCACTGGATCTGCATGTTCATCACAATCAAATAAAGGTAGTCATGTAATAGAATCAATGGGATATACATCACAAACATATTCGTTATTAAGATTTAGTTATAATGAGACTATTACTGAAAATGATATATATAATATGTCAGTTCAATTGTATAATATCTTATTGAATCTAAAAAAAATTGTTAAAGATATGCAAGAAATAAGTGATAATGTTAATAAAATTATTATATTTAAAGAACATAATAATGATAAAAAAGAATATAATAGATTAAATTTACCATTAGATATACAAATATTACCAATAAAATATGATTATGTAAAATTATCTGTTGGTGAATTATATTTAAAGGGAAATAATAAACAATATTATTTTGATAAATTAAAGGATAATATTATGAAATCTCTTCATATTATCAAAAAGAATATGATGATCAAGGAGAATATTATCATCATCAACAATATTAATAAAAATAGTGTATCTGAATTTATGGAAGTGTTTGGAATTGCGAAAATAAGTTTATGCGATGTAATAAAAAGATCTGATAATGATTTAATGAATTTAACAGCATTGACTTGCAGTATGATTAGTAATTATTTAGCCGAAAGATCATTATGTACATTTAGATTAACAATTGATTATAATCGAATTAATAAATTTAATAATTTGAGTAATAATCAATTGGCAGTAGAATTAGGTCAATATATTAGAGAAAGATTTGGAGATAAGGTTTTAGTTAATTTGAAAAATTATGATATGAACATTATAATAAATATTTATAATGATATAATAATCATAACGTCTGAATCACAAACATACAAGGGACCAGGTGGTTTGCCTACTGGTACATCTGGTAGCGGTATATGTATTATAAATAATGGAAATCTAAAAAGGTCATTAGTTAGTGCACATATGTCAGGAACAAGAGGTTCTGATATTACATTTATAAGTTTAGATTCATGTGATAATTTTAATACGTTAATAGATGAATATGATTATGTGATTATTGAATCTAACATATATAATGATGATACGTTATATTATAATCTAAATACACTAGAGAAAATATACAGTAAACCTTTTATTACAAATACAAATGTATTAAGTGATGATGAAATAGATAAATATATTAATAAATTTCATCTCAAATTTAAATTTAATGGAATGGTTTCATCTGTGCAGATATTTGATTTGATGAAAATGAAGAAGATTAAAACTAAAAATGTATTAATGTTATTAAGTGGAGGAATTGATTCACCTGTTGCATCACATTTATTAATCAGATCTAATTATAACATTGACTATATTCATTTTACAACTGATATTGATAAGTTAGATAACATTATACAAATAAGAAAAGTATTAGGAAATAATGGTAAATTATTTGTTGTACAATTTAAAGAATTACAGAATGAAATAGTAAAAACATGTGATGAATCATATAGAACGATTATGTATAAAGTATTTATGATTTTGATAGCCAATAAAATGGCTAAAAACAAATATGATGCTATTGCAACTGGTAATTCACTAGGACAAGTTGCTAGTCAAACAATAGAAAATATTAGATCAACAAATCTTATTTCTGAATTACCAATCATTTGTCCTCTTTTTGGATATAATAAAGATGATACAATTGAAATATCTAGAAAAATAGGAACATATATTCCTAGTACATGTGATGGTACCAATGATTGTTGTATTATGTATATGCCAAAACATCCAATAATTAGGAGTAATTACAATATTATTCTTAAAAATATAAGTAAAATAGATTCTAAATTTGTGGATGAAATAAATATTATTGAATACTAACATAATTTATTTATAATGTAATTATATAATTATATAAATGACATCCGTTCAATTTTCATCAGATATAGTAAATAGTAATGTTTTAAATAAGGAAAAAGATCCATCATGTAAAAATCAAGACGGTAGTGGTGGAAGAATATGGTCTGGATTTAAATATGGTAGAGATGAAACTGGATATAGATTAGAACATGCTAAATGTTCAAATTTGAAACTTGAAGAAAACGTTTATGATCTTCAAAAAGGTACTGAATTTCAAAAAGTATGTGATTGTGAAATGGTAGAAGGAAAGAATGGTTCTATTGAATGTCCAAATGATAAGTTTCTAGGTACATATTATCCATTATTAAACAAAGGATCATGTTGCAAACCATGTAACAATGACGGTAAAGTTAAAGTTTCAATAGATCAAAAGAATTGTTTTCCAGTTGTTAAAGGGAAAGATGATACTGAAATTTCTTGTCCAGATAAATTGTTTATGAAAAATATGAATTTTGTTGATGGAACTGCTAAAATAGAATGTTGTGCTCCAAAATTTGAAGGGGAAACAGTTGAAAAGCAAAATATTGTTATTGATGATTGTACAAAAATGAAAATACCAAAAGAATTATGTTCCAATGAATTTATGAACACATTAAAAACTAAATGTAAAGAATATGGAATAACTGAATGTGATTATGAAACTGTAAGAAATGTAGAAAGTAAATGTAATTCATATGGTATGAGATATTTTGATACACTAGAAAATAAATATAAAAATACAGATTCTCCAATCATATGTCATGTTGATAATTTTAATAAACTGGATGGACAATGTGTCAAAGGTAATGTAAGTTCATGCAGCGTTTATAATTTAATGGATAATCAGTCTAAAGATGTTGTTGGTCTTAAAAAAGATATAACTAATATTGATAAAATACAAACTGAATATGATCAAAAATTTAATAATTTAGAAAATTCATTAGTTAACAAACTTTTTGGAAATAAAGTATTTGTAGTATTATCTTCTATTATTTGTCTTATTATTATTGCTATAATTGCTTATGTTTTGATAAATAAGAAAACCCAAAAATAAATATAGATTATAAAAAATTCTCATATAATTATAATTAATGAAAGAGATATTGTTAAAGATAATAACATTACTTCATATATTGTTTGTACTATTTGTTGTTGTAACACCATTTGTTAATAGTAATTATTTCTTATTTGTACATATGATATTCATTCCATTTTTGATTTTACATTGGATTTGCAATGATAATACATGTGTTCTGACAATTATTGAGAGAAATTTAAGAAAACAAATATATGGTAAAGTTGATGAGGAAGATTGTATAACATGTAGATTGATTGAACCAGTATATGATTTTAGAAAGAATTATGCAACATTTACAATTATTATTTACACAATTACAATATTATTATGGCTTATTAGTGCTGGAAAATTGGTCTTTAAGTATAAGTCAGGAAACATAAAAAGTATACAAGATTTGTTCATAATTTAATTTTTTTTATAAATTATTATAATCAGATTATAATAATCTTATGGAATTAGATATAGATCATATTAGTAAAGAATTAAAACATATTATTACTAATAAAAGAATATATAATAATAAAATTGTATTACATGCATTGGCTGTAATAGAATTAATAACAATTACACAAGAAACAAACATAATATCATATAAATTCATTAAGTATTTAACATATTTAAAACACTATATGAAATGTTACATAGATTTTGATTTTTTATATTATTTGTATAACCATAAAGAAAAAATTATAATTAAAAATAATTTATCATTATCAACATCAAGTTGTTCTAGTTCATCTAGTGAAAATCTTAATACTAAAATAGAAAAAATGTTTGTTGATGATTCAATATTATTAAATGAAATAATAAATGATTCTAATATTTTTAAAAATGATGAATATGGCGAAATGGATAAAAGAGTCATTAAACTATCAAAAAGATTATTTAATTTAATTGATGTTGATAAAGATGGATATATTTCTGCATTAGATGCATTGCATATTATGGAAATAACAAAAAAATATCCATTACTAGGCGAAAGTAATTTTGATGATACCATTGTATATCTATTAACTTCAGATTCACATAATAAAATTACATTTGATATTTTTATGAAATGGCTATATTAAACTTCTACTATTTTAATTGGACCTTCTCCTTTGTCTGAATCATAATCATCTGGATCTGATAAAGATGTTACCATATCAAGTTCTTGATCATATGAATATTTTGGTTTATCTAGTAATTCAAATGTTGCTGAAATATTTTCATCATCATCTGTTTGTTTGGTATCATTCGTAATATTTGATACTTTAGGAGTTTTTTGTTCAGATGATGTTTGCTTTTCTGTTTGCTGGATTTCATCATCTTGCTTTAAATATTTCTTAATCATTTCAATCAATGTATCAAATGCCATGTCATAAACTTGATCATCAGTCATTTCATTTATATTAATAAATTTATTTACTTTAGATTTTTTTATTGACTCCAAATAATATGGGAAAATTAATTGATTCATTTTTAACTTTTCAATTGGTGTATTTACAACTTTGTATTCTTCCTCATATTTATCTTTGTGTTCTTTAAGAAAATCTTTCCTTTTATCCATACATAATTGTTTTGAAATATTTAAATGAAAATGATAATCTGGTTTTGATGTTATATGACTTTCTATTAATGAAACACCTATTACAATTAATCCATTTACTTTTAATTTGTCAATATCTTCGTTAAATTTATCCCAATCTATTGCATCATTTGTATACCAGTTAATTAACTTCGTACCATCTGGTAGATTTGCAGTAACATTATAGTCTTTCTTATAGTAATCATATTGATCGATGATTTTAATTTTGAAATCTCTCGAAACATTTTTTGCTAATTTAAGTTTACCACATCCTGGTAAACCGGATATAAATATTAATAATTGTTTATTAAACTTAATATAGGCTTCAACAATATTCATACTAATATATATATTTTATAGTATAAAAAAATATATTTATCTATAAAACAGTTTTTTTTCTTATAATATAATATTAATATGAACTCCAGTGGATTAGAATATAAGCTAAAGAAATATACATACAAATTAAAAAATGCTAAAAATCGTCGCGAAGCAGAATTGTATCAACAAAAGCTTCAACATTATCATTCTTTGAATAGAACACAAAGAGGTGGTGATGGTCATGAAGAAGCAATTAAAATTGCTGATAAAGCTTTCGAGGAAACAGTTAAAAGATTACAAAATAATACAAATCCAGATGTTATGAATAAATTAAAAGAGCGTAATCAAGCTGCATTGGATTTATTTGAAGAATTAAAAAAATCTGAATCAAACTTGTGTGATAATAACGCTAAATTTAAAGATTATGTTGAAAGAATTATACCAGAAAAATTACTTAAATTAGAAGCTACATCATGTAATATTAATACTGAAGAGATACTTAATATTGATGCCTTCAAAACTAAATTATGCTCTCAAAAAGGATCAAAAGAAGAATCTAGTGAAACTAAACCAGCCGTAGCATCAACACAAAAAGAAACTAACTTACCTACTCTCTTAGCATCAGAATCACCATCATCTGCAATTGCACCAATTGCAAGCTTAGTTCCTACTTTCCAACCAGCTGTAGGTGGACCATCTCTCGCTCCATCTGCTCAACCAGCTGTAGGTGGACCATCTCTCGCTTCATCTGCTCAACCTGCAGTTGGTGGACCATCTCTCGCTCCATCTGCTCAACCTGCAGTTGGTGGACCATCTCTTGCTTCATCTGCTCAACCTGCAGTTGGTGGACCATCTCTTGCTTCATCTGCTCAACCTGCAGTTGGTGGACCATCTCTTGCTTCATCTGCTCAACCTGCAGTTGGTGGACCATCTCTTGCTTCATCTGCTCAACCTGCTGCAGCTAATACACCAAACCCAATGGAATTGCCATCTGTTGTACCTGTTGACACCGAAGGACCTCTTACTGTTAAGTCTGATTTTAAACCTATTAGCACACCAGTTCCAGCTATTCCAACTGGTTCATCAGTTCCAGAAGCTACTCCTACAAATAAGACAGGAGGTAAACAATATTCAATTTGGTGGTAAATTACAAAATTATCAACCAGAAATAATAAATACATTTATTATTTCTTAATAATATTATATAAATGAACAATACAAATATTGACTATAAAATTGCAAAATATAATTTCAAACTCCAAAATGCTAAAACCAAACAAGAAAAAAGCGTATATCAACAAAAACTTAAATATTATAAAAAATTAAATATGCATGGAGGTGATTATATTTCGGATGTTATTTCAAAACAAACACAAGATTTTGAAAATATCATTAGTGACCAAAATAGAAGCAGTGAAGAAGCAAAAAAGAAAATAGATAGATTAAGAGATGATATCAAACAAGCACTTAACAATCATGAAACAATGAAGAAAAAAGCAGAAACAATGTGTGATCATCTTAAGAGAATCGATCAATTTTTATTATTATTGAAATCTAAGAAATGTAATGTTGATGAACTACAAAATCTAACACTTGGTGATCTATTAGATGAAACCAAATTCTCTAAATTGTGTTCAAGTACAACAATTATTCATCCAACTATTACACTCACACAACCAGCACAACCAGCACAACAAAAACAAGATTGCCGTAACCTTAAATTACCAAGCAAAGATACTGAATATGGATCAATTTTAAGAAAAGTAGAAGATGTAATTACAATATTAGAAGGTCAATTAAACATAAATAATAATACTCTTCAAAAAGATATTATCGATACATTGGATCAATTAGTTAGTTTGACAAATAATAAATCTATTTATGTTAAAAGAAAGAACGAAATTAGACAAACAGAAAATGTAAGAGTTGATTGTATTGATGAGCGATTAGCAAGTTTGAGAATCTTGTTTGATAGCAATAAACAAAGATTTAGTTCTGAAGAATATGGAAAAATTACTATTAAACTAAATGCAATTATTGGAGCAACTCCAGAACTTGAAGAAGATTGCAAGACAACCTTAAATAAAAGACCTCCAAAAGATAAAGAAACGAATAATGGTGCAATATTAAGAGCTATTGAAGATCAAATAAGGGAAGTAAAAGATTCATTTGAATCGAAAGCACTTGAATATGCAAAAGGTATCAATGAAGAAGTAGATAAATTGACTTTATTGATTGGAGAAGGATCTAAATATCAAGCAGCCAAATTAGAATTACGAAAATCAGAAATTTCAAGAGTTAAATGTATTTATGATAGTTTACATGAACTAGCTATAATGTTTAATAAAACAGTAAGAGATAAATTGAATAATAATGAATATGAATTAATTAACAATAAAATAAAGAATTTGGGTGGATTGGTTGGTGGTCGTAAATTAAAATACTAAATTTGTACTCCCTATTCATTAATTTATTATAATTACAAAATTATTTTTGCCATTATAATATAGATACACGTATGGATAATAATCATATAAGATATGTTTATAAAAATAATAAAGATAAAGATAACAAAGATAACAAAGAAGGAGGATCATGTGGTATTAATATTCCATGTGAAGGACCTCTTGTTAATCAACCAGACCAAATAACTTTATTACCAGAAAGAGGAAGTTTATGGTTCCCTGTAAATGTACATGATACATCAAGTTCATCTCCTAATTTATTAGGAATTTTAACTGATACAGTCAATAAATTTAATGAAATATATGACAGAAAATCATATGATACAAAATATAAACCTTACAAAAAAGATCAATATATACCACAACATACACCAACTCCATTAAAACCACCTAAAAAAAAGGGAGCAGTTGTTAAACCAACCGAACCAATTACACCAACTCCAGAACCACAAAAAGAAATAATTATAAAAAAGACAACTCCATTACAACCACCTAAAAAAAAGGGAGCAGTTGTTAAACCAACTGAACCAATTACACCAACTCCAGAACCATTAATTTTACCTCCAACAATTATACCAACCATATCACCAACACCCAAACCAACAGAACCAATTAAGCAAATCCCTAAACCAACAGAACCAACACCCAAACCAACAGAACCAACACCCAAACCAACAGAACCAATTAAACAAATCCCTAAACCAACAGAACCAACACCCGAACCAACAAAACCAATAATTTTACCTCCAACAATTATACCAATCATATCACCAACTCCCGAACTACCGGAACCAATTAAGCCAACACCTAAACCAACAGAACCAGTTAAACCAACCCCTAAACCAACAAAACCAGTTAAACCAACCCCTAAACCAACAAAACCAACAAAACCAATAATTTTACCTCCAACAATTATACCAACCATATCACCAACTCCCGAACCAACAAAACCAGTTAAACCAACACCCGAACCAATGGAACCAGGTAAACCAACCCCTAAACCGACAAAACCAATAATTTTACCTCCAACAATTATACCAACCATATCACCAACACCCGAACCAATGGAACCAGTTAAACCAACACCCGAACCAATGGAACCAGTTAAACCAACACCCGAACCAACGAAACCAGTTAAACCAACACCCGAACCAGTTAAACCAACACCCGAACCAACAAAACCAGTAATTTTACCTCCAACAATTATACCAACCATATCACCAACCCCCGAACCAACGAAACCAGTTAAACCAACCCCCGAACCAACACCCGAACCAACGAAACCAGGTAAACCAACCCCTAAACCGACAGAACCAACAAAACCAATAATTTTACCTCCAACAATTATACCAACCATATCACCAACACCCGAACCAATGGAACCAGTTAAACCAACACCTGAACCAACAAAACCAGTTAAACCAACCCCCGAACCAACAAAACCAGTTAAACCAACACCCGAACCAGTTAAACCAACACCCGAACCAACAAAACCAGTTAAACCAACACCCGAACCAATGGAACCAGGTAAGAAAACCCCTACACCGACAAAACCAATAATTTTACCTCCAACAATTATACCAACCATATCACCAATACCCGAACCAACGGAACCAGGTAAGAAAACCCCTAAACCAACGGAACCAGTTAAACCAATCCCCGAACCAACGAAACCAGTTAAACCAACAACCGAACCAATGGAACCAGGTAAGAAAACCCCTACACCGACAAAACCAATAATTTTACCTCCAACAATTATACCAACCATATCACCAATACCCGAACCAACGAAACCAGTTAAACCAACACCCGAACCAACAGAACCAGTTAAACTAACACCCGAACCAACAGAACCAATTAAGCAAACCCCTAAACCAACGGAACCAGGTAAACCAACCCCTAAACCAACTAAACCATCTCAAATAAACACAATAGATATTAGACCTCTAATAGATATTTACAATAATTATATGTTATATATATATGATATTTATAATGGTTTGATAGATCTGATTAATAATTCTAAATATGGTTGTACAAACTTAGGAAAATTGGAAATAATGAGATTTGAACCATTGTATTTAGAAAATACAGTGGTAATGCATACTGAAAAGGTGTATATATTTGCAAATTTATTAGATGAAAGAATGAAATTGGCTGCTCAATTAACTAATGAATTTTTAGATAAAATACTAGATACTAAATTATGTCATTAAAGTGCAATTATTTTAGTGTTAGGATGTATTCCATTCCATGCGAACCAGAAACATGGATATATTATACCTCCTTTATCTCTAATATCGCCAATCATTTTATTAAAATATTCTCCAAGTCCGTTTTTTGTTATATCAATATTATTATTTTTAGGAATAATAATAGTATATTTATATTTATCTTGTTTTTTCGATATATATTCGATTATATGTATTAATTGTTTACTGTTATATTTATTTGAATAATGATTATGATGAAATAATATTTTGTTATCATTAATATAATTTTCAGTTACTAATGGATCTATTTTATTAATTTGTGTAGTATTAATAAATCTACAATCTGGATAATTAGTAATAGCATTACGCAATGTCATAATTTTTACATCATTTTTTCTAGTATATTTATTAATAATAATATTATTAGATAATGATAAGTATGTGTTAGTTATTGGTATTAATAATATATTTTTGTCATCCTCATCAAGTAATGTTAGATTGTTATTATAAAGTTTATTAAAAGGTATTAATTTACTGAAATATACTGATGAATATAATGTGTATGGACACATATAAATAGTAATATTATTTTCTAGTTGTATATCATTTTTATTTATCTGATAATATTTATCATGTATAATGGGATACATTTGCATCACATATAATGGAATAACTTTCCATTCTTTACCATTATTATAGAGAATAACTATATCTTTTAATGATACTTCTTCATTTGCAATATCAGTAAATGATGGATTGACTAATATTCTGTTAGTATATATAATATCACTATTAATCAAATTGGTCATTATATATATTATAAGTTTAAAAAAATTGATTTATTAATATCATACCGTAATTAATATAATAAATATCTATATTACTTCATTAAGAAATGGAAAGAACCTTAGATGTGTTATTAACAAAATCAAGACTCACAAAAGATTCAAAGTTATTATTACAATGTTTACATTTAAATGAATTACCAGATCTAAGTGCATATACATGGGTTTACGAACTTAATTTAGGTAATAACAACATTAGTAAAATTGAAAGAAGCAAATTTCCTCCGAATTTGACGGTACTTGAATTATATCAAAATAAGTTGACAACTATTTCGGTTAATGATATACCGGAAGGAGTAACTGATTTAAGTGTAAGTTCAAATAGTATAACTGAATTTGATGGAAGTCTATTTACAAATCTTAAAAAATTAATATTAAGTTCAAATGATACAATTACATTTAAATATCCTCCAAATATAACTGGATTAGATATATCAAACAACTCTCTGAGGAAAATTGATGATTTTCCACAAAATTTAGTAGAAATTGATTGTAGTAATAATTTTCTATCGATGTTACCAAAATTAAATGACAAATTAACAAAAATTGATATGTCTCATAATGAAATTAGTATATTCCCTGAATTTCCAGATACAACAATTATGATCTCTGCATCAACAAATAAAATATGTGAAGTTAAGAAGTTACCGTCAGGTATTGAGGAATTAGATTTGAAAGATAATAAGATTAATACTATTGATTGTATATTACCACCTAGTTTAACAACTTTAAATCTATGTGACAATCTTCTTACAGAAATGCCAGACTTACCAACGAATATTGAGGATGTTGATATAAGTAATAATAGAATAAGTGAATTAAAAGAAATACCAGAATCTGTAAGAATATTGGATGTATCAGATAATATGTTAACTGAAATTCCAGATGAACTTAAAAAAAGACCTAAACTAAAATTCAGTTGTCATAAAAATCTATGTGATGATAATAGTGATGATGATGAATTTGATTATGAAACTTTTTGGTCACGTGGAAAATCATCAACTCCAATAAATACAACAAATACTTCATATCAACAATATAGTGGTACTGGTTACAAATTGAGCGATTATTCATCATCTCCACAATATACTACTACACATTACTATCAAGGCAGACCATATACGTCATATAATTTCAATAGTTCATATATTGACAGATTAAGAGGAGAAATGTCATCTGTATATGCAAATTCCAAAGCCAAAAAGAGTAATCCAAACTATGTAAGTATACGAAACAAAAAGAACATTATTGTATAATTATTTAGATAATTGCTATAATGAAATACATTTAGTTTGTGAATTTTAATTTATTATCTATTATTTATAAATAAAAAATTGATTTATTTACTTGTTACATATACTCAAATTTACTAATGATATTATTATAATGGAAACGTTAATATTAGATCTAACAACTCTAATAACATTAGTATCAGATATATGTAATGACAAAAATATCAAGTCCCGATTTGGTGATCTGACTGAATGGAAAGGAAAAAATAATAATGTTTATAATTTAATATTAGACGAAGAAATTGATCCTGTCTTACCAAAATTATTAGAAAAATTAAAAGATCATAAATTAACAACAACAAGATTAGTATGGGATAAATTTGTTGAAATGATTACAATGTATGGTAGTAATTCTGAAATTAGTATTCTTAATAATCTTAAAATAGAAGTTATTGACGATGATATTTCTGACGAATTTAATGAAATAACAAATAAACAATGGACTGATTTAAATAAAAGTAGTTTTGGTACTGCACATAAGAAAGGATATACATTAGTAACCGGCAATATTGGTGCATTAAAAGACATTATGAATAAAAATATAGATTTAAAATATATAGCTCATAGATCAAGATGTTTTGTTGGTAGGAAATTTGATAGAAATAATAGTATTGAATCTTAATTATAATATATATTTGTTTATTCATATCAATGAAATCTACATAAAGACACAATATATTAAAGAACATATAGCCCTGAAATATGAATCATCAAGAAAAACGTCAAATTAATATGATTTTAGAAAATGGAGGTACACCAATCCCAAAAAATATATTTATTAAAAATCAAGGAAATGTTTTTAAAAATTATATTGAAGAACAACATGCATTTGAACAATTTTTTTGGACAAAAGACACAGTTAAAAAACTTGCGGATGCATTTAATTATAGATTTGTTGAAGAAACAATGTGTCTGATGACTCCCAGTATGGCGCACTGGTGGCATGAAAATGGTCGTGAAGAAACTCTATTAGATATTGATAAAAGATTTAGTTATATCCCAAAATTTAAATACTATGATGTTTTTTCTCCTGAAGATATTGATGATAAATTTAGGATGCTAATTATTGATCCCCCTTTCTTTGCTGTTCCTATAGAGCAAATTAGAATAGCTGTTGACAGTATCACAAAAAATGATTATTCGACACACATTTTAATTGCTTTTTTAAAACGAGGAGAAAAGCGTCTTCGCGAAGCATTTGCTCCTTATAACTTGGTTCCAACAAAATTTCCATTACAATATGCATCAATAAAACCGAATAAATGGAGTAATTTTGTTTTATATAGTAATATTGATCTTCCAGGAATTAAAAGAATAAAAGAATAAATTACTATAATGTTAAAATTATATAATAGTATAGTAATATTATTTCTGGTAGAGTTATTAATAAAAAAATTGATTTATTAAATAAATTATGTAATAAAATTGTATAAATATATTGATAATAATGGACAATGTTATTAACATGAGTAACTCTATAGAAAAGGAATTAGAAACAGCAACAACTCAAATTCATATTAAAATTCAAAAAAGAAATGGAAGAAAAAGTTGGACATCAATTGAAGGCTTAGATCAATTAACTCTTGATAAAAGTGAAGCTGAAAAGGATGTATTTTTTGAGAACATTGCACGATTTCTTAAAAAGAAGTTTAATTGTGGAGCCACAATTAAACGTCCAGAATACACAATACAATTGAATGGTGATCATCGCGAAGGAATCAAGGAATTTTTAATAAAAGAAAATATAGCAATAGAATCTCAAATTAAATTACATGGTTTCTAAGAATAATATTTCAAGTAAGAGAAATCATATGTTAAACTATCAAACATTCTTCTTCCGGTATCCCATTTTTCATAATATTGAGGTTCGGCTTCTGGTTCTATTAATTTAGGATCTGGTTTTAAAACATCATATGTAATATTAGAATCAAATGTTTCCCCATATAAATATTTATAAGTTATAACAGTTATTATGCTAATTGCTAGGATAATACATAAATATTTGAACATTTATATTTGTTTATTATATTATTAATTGAGAATAGATTTTAAAAAAATTGATTATTAATAAAAATAGTTAAAAGGATTTTATTGTTATATTGTATATTTATGAATAAGCAACAGAAACTAAAAACTTGTTTACAAGAAAATCACTATATATTACCGTCATATCAAGCATATGGTGGCTTTTCTGGTTATCAAGATTATGGTATTTTAGGTAGCCGAGTTAAAAATAAATTGCTAGAAGTATGGAGAAATATGTTTGTTAATGATTACAATGATACTATAGTTGAAATTGAAACACCAAATGTTATGTTATATGATATTTTAAAAGCATCTGGGCATGTTGACAGATTCACAGATTATGTTGTATATGATGAGGCTGGTGTTTGTTATCGTGCAGATCATTTAGTTAAGAATTGGTTTAAAAGCAACAATTTAAATCAATTGGCTGATAAAGTTGATGCAATGGATTTGAGTCAATTAGAATTCAATATTAATAAATACAAAATGTTATCAAAACCGGAGAGTAAACATAATTTACCATACAAAGTTGAAAAGAAAAATTTAATGTTTGAGGTAGCATCAACAGCCAATCCAAATGGTATTGATTTTTTGAGACCTGAACAAGCTCAAGGTATTTTTGTTAATTTCAAAAACTGTCAACAATTTCTGCAAAGGGAACCACCATTTGGTATTGCTCAAATAGGTAGATCATATAGAAAGGAAATATCTCCACAACAATTTACAAGAATGAGAGAATTTACACAAGCTGAAATTGAATATTTTGTTGATCCATTAAATAAGAATCATGATTGTTTTGATGACTATAAAACAATTAAAATTCCTTTAATGACTTCAACAATGCAAACAAAGAATGATCAATTGCCATGCATGATAACAATAGATGAAGCAGTAGATAAAAAACTAATTAGTCATAAATTAATGGCATATTTCTTAGCAAAAATATATGTTTTTGCACTTAAAATTGGTCTAAAGGAAGAAAAATTAAGATTTAGACAACATATGCCCCATGAAATGTCTCACTATGCTTCTGAATGTTGGGATTTAGAAACATTTGTTAATGGTGATTGGCTAGAATGTGTAGGTACTGCAGATAGAGGTTGTTATGATTTACAATCTCATACACAAAATAGTAATACACAATTTAAAGCAAAACGTATTTTAGAAAAACCATTAATCTATACACAATATAGAGTTAAACTTGATATGAAACAAGTTAGTTCAAGGTACAAAGAACTTGCATCTAAAATATTACAATATTATAATAATCTATCTCAAAATGATATACAGAATATTAAAAATTCATTGGTAAAAGATGATGACACCACATATGTTTGTATTGATGATACAATTTGTGTGTTAACTAAAGATATGATTAGAATTGAAGAAGAGAAAAAATCAACAACATTTGAAGAATATATTCCTCATGTCATTGAACCATCATTTGGTATAGACAGACTGATCTACTCTATATTTGAACAAAATTTCTGGGCAAGAGAAAATGATGATCAGAGAATAGTATTATCACTTCCAAATATACTTGTACCATATGATGTTGCTGTATTTGCTCTTTCTAAAAATGATAAATTAAATCCAGTAGTCACTCAAATTAGAAATACATTATCTGGTAATGGTTTTAAATGTTATATGGATAATTCAAGTACGAATATTGGTAAAAGATATGCTAGAGTAGATGAAATGGGTATTAAATATGTTATTACCGTTGATTTTGATACACTCGACGACAATCAAGTAACAATAAGAGAAAGAGATTCAATGAATCAAATTAGAATACCTATTGAAAAAATATTAGAATCACTGAGTGAAATAAATTAAATTCGTACAAGTGTTGATTTTAAATGGTTTAAAACATTGAATGCTTTTAGTCTAAAGTTTAGTTTATTAATAAAATCCAGATCATTAAATTTACTATATGGTATCCATTCTACTATTCTATCAATATTATCATGTATTTCTTTATCACCAAAATCATCAGGATTTACATCATCTTCTAATTCCATAACATATAATGCATATTTACAATGTTTTATATAAATAGGATCCATATCTTTAATATTATTTTTAATGAAATCTTTTTTAAATATTCCATTAGATTCCTCTTCAACCTCTCGAGAAACCGTATCTAGTATATTTTTGTCTTTGTTATCAGTACATCCACCAAAATCTTCATAATTATTTCTCGCATAAATCATCAGCAATTCAAAATCAGCAATAGACGGATTAAATTTATAAAATAGTACACCGCCTGCTCTTAATTCTTTTTCATCATCATCATCAAGATAAAATGTTGGTCTATTTTTATTACTTGTAGTTTTTTTAATAGTCGTATTAGTAAGTTTTTTTTTAATTACCTCTTTAGATTGTTTTTTTGTTGGTTGAGAATTGTTTGATTTCATTTTCCAGATTTCTATATTATTAGAATCAATAAAATCCCAGTAATTTAACCATGTCTTGTTAAACTTTTCTTTATCTGATAATAACTGTAACTCTAAATCCATTAATACTATACAAAAATTGATATTAAAATTCAATACACCAATGTTATTGAGTTATAATATCAATTTTATGAAACTGTTAATCAGTAAAGATACAACGTTTTGGATATATGTTATGACAAAAAACACATATACAGAATATATTAAAAATAAAACAGAATATATTTCTTTTTTTGAAAATAAAGTTTCAAAAGGAGATATTGTTATTATATTTAATAAGGATCGTTTATCTAATGGATTTGCTAGTATTTTACAATTGGAAACTGATTTAGAGGATAATGATGATACAGTAAATATTTTTAAAAATAATAATCTGAATAGAGTTTACGGAAAAGTTGGATATAAAATAATATTTCCAGAATTAATTAAAATAGAAACGGTTCTAGAATATCTAAAAACTGATGTTCCTGGATTTAAAAATGCAATGTCATTTAGAAGTAAATTTTTGAAAAATGAAAATATTATTGTTGAATTGTATCTGTATGGAAAGAAAATAGTTGATAGATTATTGGTTATTTCAGAAGATACTAATAAAAAATTGTTGACAAAACAAACTGTAGTTATGCCAATTCAACATAAAACAGTACCAATTAAAGCAAAAAATAATAAAGTGATTACTAAAATAACAACAAAAAAAAATATTCAAGTAATTGAAGATGATAATGAAAATAATGATGAAAATAATGATGAAGATAATGATGAAGATAATGATAATGACAATGAGAATGAAATAGATGAAGATGGTGATAATGAAGTAAATTCTAAAAAAACTCCATTTCAGATTGATGATGATGATGATTTGAATGAAGACGAAGACTGTAATGAAGAGGATAATATTGGAGGATATATCCCAATAATGATTATTCCATGTAAAGATTATAATCTACCAAAAGTAAATAGAGATAAATATTTTAAAGAACATTATAAATCATGTAATAATTGTGATATTACAAATAATAATAATAGAGAATTATGTTCAATCTTAGATAAATCTAAAATTCAATTCATAGAAATAACTGACGAAAAACATATGTATTTGAATTCAGCATTAGATGCATATTTGAATCTTCGGAATCATAAACCATTAGATGCAATAGAATTTCCATTTATAAGGGTTATGTATTTGAATAATGATGATGATATTTATGATAAATGTTTATTAATTACATGGCAAGATAAAGAATAATACACTATTATTTTATTACATTATTGTTGTATAAAAAATTGATTTTCAATTAACCTGTGATATTAATATATATTCGTTACATTATTACCATATTATTACATGGCGGATCAAGATCCAAATATTGACGTTCAATCGGATGATGATTATGATGATGGTTACGATGAAGATATGTCCCAATCCATTCAAAACAATAATAATCAATATACTTCAAATGATAACAATAATGTTGCAATATCAGTTAATGGAATAACATATGATGAACTTAAACAAATGAAATTATCATGGAATCAACAACATAGTATTGCACAATGTATATATTGTCAAAAATTTTACAACAGAGGAATTAATGGAAATGGTAGTATGATAACACAGGAATTTGATCCGACTGGTGAGGCAGTATGTTATCATTGTATATTTTGGCTAAATTATAGTATGGAAGCAAGACAACTTGTTGATGGTGCATTTGGTAAGACCATTCTAGAATATATTCTAGAATGTAAAGAATCACATGATCAATCATCATGTCAAAGAAATAGCGCGGAAGGAGGATGCTTTCTGTGTGATTCGTTGAATGAAGTCCCAATTGAAGGAATATTAGGCGGTGAAGTGTTAGCTGTTCCTAAAACTACAAAAGTTAAACAATCTGAACCAGAAGAATACAGTTTTAAGATTAGCATTTAATTTGTTTATCAATTTAATATAATTTTATTATATTTGGTGTTAATTTACTAACAAGTATTGGCATAATTTTATTCCATGGAATATCATAAACAAATTCTCTACTATACTTTTTAAATCTTCTTGGTTTTGATCCTTTAAAACTTTTAGCATCAAAAACATATCCATGTGTCATGTTTCTATCCAGAGTAATAAATAATGTGTCTTCATCATAATGTCCTTTTCTTTCATAAACAAACACATTTTCATATGGAAACTTATCTCCAGTCCAACTTGCACATACTTGAATTTCAATATATTTATATTTATAATCTTCTTCTGTTATTACAAAATCCTGTTTATATTGATCAGGATTATCTCTGATGAAATCACCAAGTGCTGCTTTAATTTTCTCTCGTGCAGGCGTATCATACTTATCAAACATACATTGATCAAATGATTTGTGTTTTCCTTGAAGGCTATTATCGAAAATATATTTACTCATTATATATTTTATATCAATAAAAAATTCATATTGAGTATTAAAAATAAATTAAAAATTAATTAGTTTTGAAATTCTTTTTAATAGTAATAACTCTGTTTCTTAAATCGCTGTAATACATTCTTTGTTTCTCAATTTCATCATCTTGTTTTAATAATGGTAATTTATCTTCTACTACAATACATTGTAATAAGAATGATAACATCATTGTTTCAATCTCCCTAATAACATCACTCATTATGATTTTAGGAACATTGTGTGCAATTATTGTTTTTATTGATGAAAAATATCCTTCTAAAAAGTTTGTAATTGGTTCTATTTCTGAAGAATTTGCTTTTGTCATTTGTGATAAGAGTGCCATAAACTCCTTACTATCTGTCCAAATATAATCACATTCATTCTTTAATAGTTTATTAATATGTTGTTTAGTTTTATCTTTTGATTTAGCAATTATTTCATCAATCAACACTGACATAATTGTTGAAGCTAGTTGAGGATATTGTGCAAATTCCTCTTGTAATGTCAAATTTCTTATCAAATTAATTATTAGCTCACAAATATTATCAACACATTTTAATGATTTGTCTTGAAGGGTCATTATTGGTTTATATCTTGAATCAGTCATACATGCCTCTAATATTTGAATTGGAGGAATATGGAATGACATATGATTGCCCTCAAAACTTGCGATTATGTTCTTAAAGTAATCCTGATTGTATATTTTTGTATTGCTAAATGGTTTGATTTCTAATAATTCTTTTCTATAAGTAACAAAATTATCTTTTATCATTTTACCAGTATTCAATACAGTACCTCTCGATTCAATTGAATCCATAAATCTATGATGAAAATTAGATACATATTTGTTCATAAATGCTAATTTGCCTTCTTTTGTTGTTGGTAATTCTTGACCAATTTTATCTAATTTTTCATTGAGTTTATTTTCCAGCGATACTATTTCAGTCATTACTGATGGCAATACTTCTGTTATTGATGCTATCAAGATTTTACTTAAACTAGCTGTCAGATTATGAGAACCTATCCTGTCTTTATATAATGGCTTTTTATATTCATAATGATTATTGAAATATTCTTTTTCTAATTCAAATCCTTTCAAAATATTAACATCTTTCATTTCTTGACCATTTCTGTTTTTAACAACATAATAACCATATGTTAACATCAAGTTCTTGGAAATATTATTTGTCAAATATTCACCAATATTAGTCTCATGATTCATTAAATCTGGTTTAGTCAACACACCTACAATTCTCTGTCCACTAATATCATATTTTTTAATAAGAGCTAACCCAATATCTGTTTCTAAATCAGATCTTGCTTGCATTACAGCTATAACTATTGTCTTCTTTTCTTTAATGTATGATACAACAAGATTTTCTATTCTTTCTCTAATATCCTCTGGCTGGCCTTTATCGGTACATGCTACCATCGTCAAACCAGGTAAATCAACAAGAGATAGATTTGGTACATTTGGTGAATAAATGTTAATTATAATAGGTTTTGGACTAATATTCATTCCTTCCCCAGCAACATCATTTGTTTTCTTCATGATATATTCTCTTATTTCTGTAATTTCACTATCCAGTGGAATGGGCATTTTAATGCTAATTTTCTTTTCAGTGATCCAACCTTCACCAGTATAATCGCCAAACTCTACCCATCCATCTGTTGATCCTTTCAATTGATGTAATCTTAAATCAATTGGTGTTCTAGTCACCATATTTTTACCAGTAGGTAATAAATCCATTGACATAATTGCATTCAGCACACTACTTTTACCTGATGATTGTGTTCCTACAACACATAATCTTGGTAGGGCAAGTTCTGGTTTAGCTTCAATTAAATTTGTTTCTGAAAATAAACCATTAATTTCATTGGCTATATTTAATATTTGGTTTTCAGATAATTGTTTTATAGTACTATTTACTTTATCTGTTGAGTACCAGCTATACAAATTATTTACTAAGTTCATTCTGTTCATACTATATAAGTATATAATAATTTAATATAATTATTCTTTTTCAAAATTTTAAAATGGTAATATTATATTTTCTCAAATAAGATTATAATATGAGACTTTTTTATATTGAAGATAAAGGTTGTAAACATATAACGGATATCGTTCCTGGTGTTTTTGCCGTAAATCAAATGGAACAGGAATTCTTTCCGCATATCACGGTAGAATATTTACCATTTCGCACTGATGAGCCTGGGGGCATTATTTTGCAAACAAAAACTGATGTTGTCAGAAGAAATTGGACATTTAAAAATCCGAATGATATTAAGGAGCTGAGAAAACTTATATGGCATTATTTAGAAAAAGAAAGGAATATTAAAGATATAACTGTAAATGGTTGTCTTAAGGATTTTAAAGAATATAATCAGAATCATGTGACCCAAGGATGGAAAGCTAGAAAACGTTTGGCTGCTAAAGATCTTTGTTGTAAAATAGTATTAGATACCATTACACCAGAAATTGTTAGACATAATATTTTACATGAAGAATATAGATTGAGTACTAAGGATAAATTAGATAAGAACACATGCAAACAAGTAAGGTTTGGAGAATGTGGTGATAATTATCCACCAAATACGCCATTATTTGAAAGATGTGTAAGAGAAGTAAACTGGCTATGTGAGAGAGGTTATGGTCCAGACAGTCCAGTTAAGAAAATGGATGAATTTGTTAAAAATGTCAGAACAAAACTATATCATGAATTGAATAAAAATAATCTTAAAGTCAATAAAAGGAAATTTGATGAAATTATTGATGCAGGATTATTTCAAGATTTAGGAAATAGAATGGGTAACAAGGTAGCTGATGATCCTAATGTCAGATCATCATTGGATAAAATATTTACAGAAAAAGATTACTATTTAGGTCTGATTGAAGGATTTAATAACCAGGATCTAGAACAAGAATCGTCTTTTAAATTACCATTCAGAATAACTCATGGAAGAATAGGAGGATTGTTATTATTATTGCTGATAATTTTCCTTGTATACGAAAGATCTAAAAAAGATTGATTTTGTTATTGAATGCTATTATCTAATTGATTTTAATACTATCTTGTATTAAAATGACATCATTTACCACTTTTAATCAATTTGATAAACGGTTTAATGAATTTGCTAAGTTTGGAGGTGATAGAACAGCATGTCCTTTATTTGGATTAATTACATGTTATAATTTTATGCAAACAGGTGATATTAGTCAAAAACAACATGAAAATAATATATATGCTGCTGTAACTAATTATACTACAAATGAATATCCTAAATACATGTTATTTGAAGAACTATTAGAACTTGCAAATGGTACTTTGAATCAAGCAGAAATTAATGCAACGACACCTGAATTATTGACTCAAAATATTGTTGGATATGAGCATATGTTTAAATTTGGATATCAACAAAATTATTGTATTCTACTACTTAAGAATAGAAACTATATGGCAATTTTATGTAAATGTTCTCCAGAAGGTGAAACTTATGCTGTAAGAGATTGTCATGAAAACACTCAACGCAATTTTAGTAATTTTGAATCATTAAGAAATTTTTTGAATAATACTTATCAATTTGAACAACCTACCATTGTTGGTGGTGTTAGAATTCCTGAATTTGAAAATGTTGAGTTTTTAACAATCGATGTACCATTTGAATTAATTAATGTTGATACTGGATTGATTGACGAAACACTTCAAGAAGAAACTGGATATGTTGAAGAAGAAAAAGTAGACTTTAAACCAGAACAACAATATACATTCACAAAAGACGACGAAATAGCATTTGCTCTACAAATGGATTCCAATATAGATGATTATGTTGAATTTATCTAAATATTTTTTTATTGATTAATATTATAATGTTAATATTCATAACTATCATTGGATTGATTTGTATTACATTTTTAGTACAAATGATGTATGGAATTTTCCACTTTAATTTCAATACAAGACCGATAGACATCATTAAATTACGACATTATGCTGTAGCTGGACAAAAATACTATGATTTGTACAAAAAAACTAAAAATATTAAATATCTTGAGAAAGTTAAATTTTGTCTTGATACATTAGAAAAAACAATGGATGTATATGATGTTAGAGTGTTCTATAGTATTGATTTAATTGATGCCAAAAAAGAAGTTACCTTAAAATTAATTAATAATGTACAAAAGTAAATCAATTAAATCAAAAGTTGAAAATAAATTCATTTAAAATTTTATCTAATTTAGTTAGTATTATAATATATAATGCTAAAACAGTATGTGCATAAAATAGAAAGTAATAAGTCAACATATATTAGTCAATACAAACAACTACCAAAAGATATGACCAATATGGATTATATCATTGCTAATTTAAATTCTAAAAAAAACAATTTTCACAATATATTAGCAGCCGAAGAGACACGTGTAAAGTCAGATTATTTTGCGTTTTACATTAATGCAAATCATATATTGGATAATTATATAGCAACACAACAACCAAATGAAAACACATACAATGAATTTTGGGAAATGATTTATAATAAAAAATGTTCGTTAATTGTCAATTTAAGTGGAAATAATAATTATTTACCAATGACAGAAGCTGTTTATGGTAAATACAAAGTTACAGTAGAAAATATCACTGACAAATATATGATTAAAATTAGAAATATACATATATCTAAAATAGATGAAGAATGTGATTCTTTTGTTGTTTATCATGCAACATTTCATTTATGGCCTGATTTTGGAATTCCATCTGAGGAAGATTTCAATAAACTGTTTGATGCTATCAATATGATAGATTATATGTCAATAAAAAGACCAATAGTTGTCCATTGTCGTGCTGGAGTCGGAAGAACTGGAACATTTATATTAGTTCATTATATACTAAAAAAAATTAATGAAAATATATTATTAGATCCAATGGATGTTTTGATAGAAATGAGAAGGTCTAGATGTAATATGGTGCAAGAAGCTTGTCAGTTTGAATTTGCCCTTAATTTAATTTGTCATAAAGTTAACGAAAGATTATCAACATTATTAATTCCTAAACAAAATAGTAGAAGCAAGTTAAGTTCATCATGTGGAGAAGAAGAAAAGTTAAGAAAAATAAAAATTTATGCAAATATTAAACCAGATAAAAAACTCTCATCATCAACAGAACTTTCAATATAAAGTTTTGCTTAAAGATTTATTTATTTGATGATATTAATAATGGAAAATTTTTTGGAAAATATGCAGAACATGAATATAACATTATTACAATCAGTTATTAATAATGTGGTTTTCAGTAATAATATCCATTCCACAGAAACATTAAATGATTATATTAAAAAAGATCAAGAAACATCTTATGTGTATGGTTGTAAACATTATTTACGAAGATGTAAAATTGTATCTCCCTGTTGCAATGAAATATTTCCATGTAGATTATGTCATGATGAAATTAAATATGATAATATTATTGATGATAAATTAAAACATAAGATTGATAGATTTAAAATTAGTGAAGTTGTATGTAATAATTGTAATACAAAACAATCTGTAAAACAATATTGTGAAAATTGTAATACATGTCTTGGTTTATATTATTGTGATATATGTCATTTATTTGATGATATTGATAAAGAACAGTATCATTGTGATAAATGTGGATTTTGTAGAATAGGAAAAGGTAAATTTGAACATTGTGATAAATGTGGTATTTGTGTCAATAAAGATTCATCTGTACATAAATGTGTTGATGTTGTTGAATCACTATGTCCTATTTGTATGGAAGATATGTTTAGATCTGTTAAAGGAATTATACAAATGAAATGTGGTCATTATATTCATAAAAAATGTTTTGATGAAATGTTAGAAATGACATATAAATGTCCAATGTGTTCATGTTCAGTTATAAATACAGAAGGCATTAATAAATATTTTGATACTGAAATTAGTCTAACACCAATGCCAGAAGAATATAAAGATTATAAAGTTAAAATTTTATGTAACGATTGTCACAAAGAAAATGAAGTAAAATTTCATGTTGTTGCATTGAAATGTCTGGATTGTGGGGGATATAATACACGAAAATTATAAAGTTATATAATACTTAAATTTAAAATTATTTGATTAAATATATTTTAAATAATTATTTTTTATGAATTAAAATATATAAGATTTTAAATGAGCAATATTGCTAATATTGGTAATATAGAAACAAATATTGATTGTGGAACTCAAAAAATTAAAATTAAAAATATAACATCAAAAGATCCAACAAATTGCAGTGTTTCTAAAATTGGAAATAAGATTAATGAATTATGTGATGGAAAAAAATCATGTAAAGTTATAAATAATATGCTTGATTGTCCAGGTATTGATATTGGAATTACTTATGGATGTATGGATGATATAGGAGCTGATATAACTGGAAGCATAAATATAAAAAATATTACGACACCTGGTGATATTGATATAAGTAGTAGTATAAAAACCAATATTCAATCGTCTATTAATCAAGAAAATTTAGAACAATTTATTAATGATTCCATGAAAAATAGTATCTCATATAAGTTTAATAATATGGAGTATAATCAAAGTAGTGAAAATATTCAATATAGAGCAGAAAAGCTAATCAGCGGCAATCAGACATATGATGACAATAAATCAGAAACATCAGTCATCAATATAGTGAAAAATCAAGAAGATAAACCAACAACTGTAAACATGAGTGAAAGTCAACCAGCAAGCGAAATGAAATTATATACTATGGATTCTAAAATGGATGCTGGTCATGCAAACATTGAACAATTATTATCAGAAACATCACAATCACAGAACCCAGTAATTGCATTCATAGATAAATATAAATTCTGGATTATTGTTGGGTTAGTTGTTATTGTTTTATTATTTATCAGTATAGCATATTTCTATGGAAGTAGTGGAACAAAAACCAAATCAACACCAACAACATCCGGTGGTAGTGCGTCATATCAAATGAGTGAGATCGGTATATCACCCCCATCCGATTATGTAATGCCAGAATTACCCAAATTTATTCAAGATATTAAAAATGCAGCAAAACCACAAAACATAGGAAATAATAATTTATCTAGTTCTCCTCTAATAACAGATATTCAATTATCTGCCTCTACTGGAAATGCATAAAAGTTTCTCATTTCCAAGTATTAAAATCCGGAATAGAACATGAATTATAATACTTAAAATAATATTTATACATAAATATTATTTATGGTAAATTATACAAATGGGAAAATATACAAAATAATATCTAAAAATAGTAATGAATGTTACATAGGATCAACAACAGATCAATTAAATAAAAGATTTGCATGTCATTTAAGTAACTACAAAATGTTTAATACTAAAAATATAAGATATTGCAAATCAATAGAAATAATTAAATGTGGTAATCCAGAAATTGTTTTAATAGAAAATTTTCCATGTAATAATGAATATGAATTAAGAACAAGAGAATTATATTTTATTAATAATACGGAAAACTGTATAAATGAACTAACTCCAATTAAAAATACACCGAAAATAAATAGATTTCATTATAGTAAAATATATAAAATTATAAGTGCAAAATGTGATAAATCATATATAGGTTCAACGACACAAGAATTAAATCGTAGATTACAATCTCATAAAAATACTTTTAATAGATATTGTAATGGAAAAACTAATTATATATCATCTTTTGAGATTATAAAACATGATGATTGTCAAATTATTTTATTAGAAGAATTTAAATGCGAAAACGTAAATGAATTATTGTTAAAAGAACAAGAATACATTAGTTCGAATGATTGTGTTAATAAAAATTGTTCTGTAAGATCAAAAAAACAATATAGATTAGATAATACTGAAAATATTAAAAAATATACCAAAGAATATAGACACAAAAATAGAGAAAAAATTAAAGAACAAAAAAGTGAATATGATAAAAAATATAGAGAGCAAAACAAAGAGAAAATAACAAATTATAAAAAACAATATTATGATAATAATAAAGAAAAAATTTTAAAACGTAACAAAGAAATACCTAAAATAAGAATACTATGTGATTGTGGGAAAGAAATATCAAAAAAACATTTTAATGAGCATATTAGATCGCAAAAACATATTGATAAAATTAAATGTAAAAATTGAAATTACAAATTAATATACTTGTATTAATTTGTATATTACTATTTTAAATATGGAAAAACATTATGACTTTAAATTAAATGATCATAAAATATATCAATATTGGGAAAACAAAAACTTATTTTCATCGAAACTAAACAAACAAAAAAATCCTTATTGTATATTACAACCACCACCAAACCGGAGTGGACAACTTCATATTGGTCATGCATTAGATAATACCATTCAAGATATATTGATAAGATATCATAAATTAAAAGGATATAATGTTTTATGGCAACCTGGTACTGACCATGGTGGTATATCAACATCTAGCACATTTGAAAAAGAATTGCAAAAAAAAAATATCAGAAAATATGATATTGGAAGACAATTATTTACTATTCAAATTAATGAATGGGCAGCAGATAAAGGTAAAACTATTACATCCCAATTAAAATCATTAGGTTGTGCATTTGATTGGTCAAGAGAACAATTCACAATGAATGAAAATTTCTCAAAATTAGTTTTGCATACATTTGTCAAGCTGTATCATGATGGGTTAATCTATAGAGGAAAATATATCATCAATTGGTGTCCTAGATGCGCAACAGCATTGGCTGATGATGAAGTTGATGAGGAAGAAGTGAATGGTAAAATGTATTATATTAAATACTTGATGGCCAACGACAATACTAAATCAGTCACTGTTGCAACAACCCGACCAGAAACTATGTTTGGTGATACTGCTGTTGCATTTAATCCTAGCGATGAAAGATATATTGGTTTAGAAAATCAAGAAGTTTGTATACCTATTATTAATAGAAAAATTAAATTAATCAAAGATCGTGTTATTCATCTGGACGTTGGTACTGGTCTGGTTAAAGTTACACCTGCACATAATAGAACAGATTATTATATTGGTCAGACACACAAGCTTGATACAATCCAAATTATTAATGAAAAATGTAAAATGATAAATACAAACACAAAATATGATGGTATGGATAGATTTAAATGTAGAGAAGAGCTTGTTAAGGAATTACAACAATTAGGACTGATTGAGAAAATAGAAAATCATAAAACAAAAATTGGTCATTGCTATAGATGTCAAACAATTGTTGAACCATATTGGTCAGATCAATGGTTTGTTAAAATGGAACCATTAATTGAATTAGCTCAAAAAGCTGTTAATAGTGGAAAAATACAATTGATACCTGATTATCAAACTAAAATATTTAATGTCTGGACTAGTAAAAATATGGATTGGTGTATTAGTAGACAAATATGGCATGGCCATAGAATACCAGTTTGGTATTGTCAATGTGGTAATATTATGTGTCAAGAAATAGCACCAACAAATTGTAATAAATGTAATTCAAATAATTTACAACAAGATCCGGATGTTCTGGATACATGGTTTTCTTCTTCATTATGGGGACATGGAGTATTCGATAATCAGGAAGATTTTGAATATTATTATCCAACTAGTGTTTTAGTTACTGGTAAAGATATATTATATTTTTGGGTTTCAAGAATGATCATGATGTCGTTATATATGACTGGTAAAATACCATTCAAACATGTTCTATTACATGGTATTGTTAGAGATGAAAAAGGTGAGAAAATGTCAAAATCTAAAGCAAATGGAATAGATCCATTAGATGTAATAGATAAATATGGTACGGATGCTCTAAGATATACATTGATGTATAATTTGTCATTAGGCAATGATGTTGGAGTGTCAATGAAAAGTTTTGATCTTGGGAAAACATTTTGTACTAAACTATGGAATTCATCAAGATACATTTTTATGAATATATCTGAATCGGACAAATCCAACATTAATGATCAGATTGATGAATATAATGATTTTGATAAGTGGATATTAGATAGATTTGATGCTATGAGAATTAAATATGAAAAATATTTAGAGGAATTTAATTTTTCTAATGCATTAAAGGAACTTACTGATTTCTTCTGGAATGATTTTTGTAATATGTATCTTGAAATTGCAAAAGTTTTTATTAATCAGATCTATACTAAAAAAATATTATTGATATTATTAAGTAATATACTCAAATTATATCATCCATTCACTCCATTCATTACAGAAAGTATTTGGTCACAAGTTAACAAATACTTACCTAATTATTCAGAAAGTATTATGCAGTCTTCATTTCCTGAAAATATTGGTATAGACGACAATAACAACAAACCAACCCAATATTTCATTAATCTGATATCTAAAATTAGAGAATTAAAAGGTACTGGTCAAACATCAACAATACATATTAATTGTACAGATCAACAAAATATGAATTTAGTGGAATTGTATTCAGATGTCATTATCAAATTAACAAAAATACCTTATGTTGACATAAAATTGGATACAACTGATAGTGTTATACTCAAATAAATAAAATTATGCTACTTCAAATATAATTATATCATTTTCTTCTTTTATTGAAATATTTTTTAATTCCGATTCCTGTTTTTCTTTATTATTCAAAAATAATCGTGTTATGTTTACTATATTATTAATGTTATGACCGGGATAACTCCAAATACCATTTTGTTCACATATTTCTATTTTATTTGCATTTAATATTTGATTTATATGAAAAAGAAAATATCCCATATTCTTATGAGTAATAACATTATTGAATAATAAACTATATTTTTTGGGATCAATATCTTCATTAAGAATAATTAACCAAAATATGAATATTATATACGTTTGACAGTATGCATCATTCCACTGTAATCTATTATAATAACTATATCCAATATCATGTGGTGTTAATATTTCATATTGACTTACATCAAATAATTCTTGAAATATTGATTTGATCATTTTATGATCATATCTAAGCATAGTTTTAGGTTCAAATATTAATATATATTTTCTAAGTTTATCAATAACAATACAATTTACATGATGCATCTTGCTTCCAATATTAACCAGATTTATTCTTATATTAATATACCTTATACTATCATCTGTTAAATATTGTTTGATTTCTTCCAAATTATGATATATTTCATCGATTGAATTATCATTTGTTTTTATTGTAATATGTAAATATTTATCATTAATATTTTTATAATCTTGAAATAGTATTCTTTGAACAATATCTGGAATATTATTCAATGCAAATATTACTTTATTTATATCATTATTTTCTTGAAACTGTTTTAATGATGGATTAGTTTCAATTTCATTTATATCAAATGGTATATTGTAGTTATTATGCTTAAATAAATAATATTTAATGGCATAATATAGATAACTCAAATATTCTAATACCATTATATTGTAATTATATAAATTATTATATTTACATTCTATAAAAAAAATATATCAATTTTATTCATTGTTGTTTATTTCATCTAAAACATTCTCATAATATTCATCAAATTCAATACTATTCAATGTTCCATCATATAATTCATATATTTGTGATTTAGTTTCTTTTATAACATTAATATTATGGGTAATCATTATTACTGCTCCATTAAAACTATTAATTCCAGAAATTAAACTATCAATTGATTCTATATCTAAATGATTAGTAGGTTCATCTAATAATAATATATGAGGATTCATAATTTGTAATGATGCTAATACAACTCTTGCTTTTTGTCCACCAGATAATGTATTTATTAATTGTAGATGTGTTTCTCCTGGTAAACCAATACTTCCTAATGCTTTTCTGCAATCATTATCTGATAAATTACCATTTATCGTTTTTAAATAATCAATAGGTGTTATATCTCTTGGTAATACATCTGATACGTGTTGATTATAAAAACCAATTCTTACCCTTGAATCTTTTACAACTTCACCTTTTATTGGTTTTAATGTTCCCATCAGAATTTGCAGCAACGTTGATTTACCTACTCCATTTTTACCAACAATTGTAATTTTTTCATTTTCAAATAAACTTAAATCAACATCTTTAAATAATGTATTATCATTATAACCAAATGATATATTCGATAGACTAAGTGAAGGCCATTTAATTTCACTAGCTAGTGGAAATTTTATATTTACTTTATATGCTTTTGGTGGTTCAAAACATTCATTTTTTTCTAAGAATTTCATCACTTCTGTTTTAGGTATATTTTTCTTTTGCATTTCTTTAACTCTTTTTTGAATTTTATTCCATTCATTTTCCATTTCCCTAATATTTTGTTCATATGCTCGTTTAAATGAATAATAGTTACCTTTATAGTATGTTAATTTTTTATTTTCTAAATGTATAATGTCTGTACATATTTCATTTAAAAAATTTGTATCATGTGACACAATAATAAGTGTTTTTTTCCATGTATTGACTAAATAATCTGTAAGCCAAATAACAGAGTTTAAATCAAGATGATTTGTTGGTTCATCCAGCATTAATAGTGTTGGTTTCATATAAAGTCCTCGTGCAATTGATACTCGCATCTTCCATCCGCCAGAGAATTGAGAAAACTTTTTGTCCTGATCAAGATGTTCAAATCCTAATCCAAATAATATCTTTCTTATGATTGATTCGTCTTTCATATAATCTATTGACTTTAACTTATCACTAGTTTTTCTATATTCATCCATTATATCTTCATTCATATTATCATTTTCATCATCTTCTAATATTTGTGTTAATTGATTTAATCTATTTAATAGTTTCATTCGTTTTCTATTGGCATCTAATACTATTTGATAAATTGTTTTATCTTTGTCAAATTCTAATTCTTGGGTGACATAGAACATATCAATATTATTAGGAATTGGAATTATCCTTTCTGATAATTGTTTTAGTAATGTTGATTTACCTAATCCATTTCTTCCTATTAATCCATATTTTCTTCCATATGCAATTTTTAAATCCGTATTATGAATTAATGTTTTTCTTGGTACTGAAATACTTACATTCGTAAGTGATATATCCTTCTGATTTGCCATTATTAGTAATATATTTAGTTACTTTTAATTCATTTTATTTTTTTATCAAATTTTTCTTTAAATATTCAGAAAATTATTTAAAAAAATATTGATATACGGTAGTATCATACAAAGATGTCGTTAACCCCATACCAAAGGCTATTTAATGAATTCTTTAATGATTTTTATGATTCTGTAGGTCCATTAGCTAACTCTGTTAATTCACAATTAGAAGGATTGCCAGTTATTAGATATCCCAGATATAATATGGAAGTTTATGATGACAAGTATGTTTATGCATTTGATCTTCCAGGAGTAAAGAAAGATGAAATTACAATTAATGAAAGTGGAGGAATTGTAACTGTAAAAGGAGAAAGAAAACGAAATATATCTGAAAATAAACCAAATTACAGATATACAGAAACTAGATATGGTAGTTTTAGTAGATCATTCAATGTTGAAGATGATGGAGATTGTGAAACAATGAATGCAACATTAAACGATGGTGTTCTTAGAGTTACTATACAGAGAACAAAAAAAGAAAACATGAGTAGAAGTGTTACTATCCAATAAATTTATAATTCTTTTAGTTTTTCAATAGCTCTATCAACTATATAGTTATTGTATCCTTTATTCTTTAGTAATTTAATTGCTATATGTTGATCTGATCGACCAGTTTCTAAAGTATACGGTCTCAAAAATGAACCATCTGGATTTTCAATAATAGTAAATTTCATATTCTTAAAATTCTTTGGTTGATCATATCCTAATTTAGTTAATTCCATAAAATGAGTCGTTAAAATATTCAAACTATTTTTAAATTTACCCAAATATTCACATACACTAAAACTACTAGCAATCCCTTCCTTAGGATTTGTAGCAGTAAATAATTCATCTAATATTGTAAAAGTGTATTCATTTTCATTTAATTGTTCTAGGATTGTACAATATTCCATACATCTCAATAACTCTGCTTCAAATAATGATTCTTTATCTCGTGAAACATTTGGTATATCCAAGTATGTAAATAGATGAGTAAATGGTGTATATTGTAAATAGTCACAACATGTTACACCTATTGTTTGAGATAATAATATTGATAACATTACATTTCTAATATATGTTGATTTTCCTGATGTATTGGGTCCGGTTAATATAATAGTATTTGGCGATCCCAATTCACAATTATTTTTAACTTGTTCACTATAATTTATATAAGGACTCCATAATCCAGTCGCGTTAATATATGGACCCGATTCCTTTGTAAAATCATATAATGGAAATGTGTATCCATGATACATAACTAATTTGCTTATACTTATAAATGCATCAACCAATCCAATATATTGAAGCATTTTATTAAATTTACTTTCATGTGTTTGTGAATCTCTCTTCAATAATAGATTATATCCAATTTTATTGATTTTTGAATCATTGTATAGTTCATCCATTTCATGAATATCATCTGATATTAATTTCTTTTCTATTGTAAAAAATTTATCAAGTCTGTATATTTCTTTAACACAATTTATTAAATTTCTAATTTTATTAATATGCTTATTAAAATCACTACATTTATAGTAATGAACAACTGATGAATCAAATGAATTATAGATAGTATATAATTGATATAAAACATAGAATGTTGCAAACATATTTGTCAATAGGCTAATTAAATTTATATTCTCCATGAACAAATATAATATGCTAATTATAAACATTTTGTAACTTTCATAAATACCCATTATATAACTTTTAATGTCTATTGATAATCCATAATATTTCAATACAACAAATATTAATAAATAAATAATAATTATAAAACTTGGACTGTATGTTTTTAAAAAATTTTTTGTCGATAGTAAATCTTGTGTATTGAAATATTCCCTTTTAAAATACAAATCTTTATATTCTTTACCTATAGTTCCAAATAACCATCTAACTGTATCTTCATATTTCTTTATTTTATTTAATTGAATAGTTATTTTTTTAACGTTTTTTTGTTTTTTTAATATAGATTGAATTATTTGACGACGCCTTAATAAATTTTGTTCATTATTATACATTATATTAAATAAATCTCGAAATTTTGCTTTTCCATATATTGTTATAGTTTTGTCAATATGTGGAATCACTTTGTTATGGATTTCTAAATCTGTTAATATCTTAGGACTTATTGAATTCATTATAATTAAAAAAATGAAATTAAAACATATATTATTTACACACTTTATTAATGTATAATTCATTAAGAATAAAATATAATCATAAATTAAATATGGAGTTGATTTTTGGTACTTTAATCTTGAAAGAAATGTTACATTTCCAGTTCTTTAATAAACTCAAAAACTTTGTTGAAAAGAAAAAGTATTCTTCAACATTAAGTACTAACGTTAATTGGTATGAAAATTATATACTTAATGAACTTAGTGTTGATGAATTAAAAATATGTATTAGAAATGTATTCAGTTATAATAAACCATCAGATAAATCATATTATACTCCAATAGAAATTGAAAACATCCCTAGAAATAAAATGATTAAATGGGTATCATATAATTTATATTTTAAATCATTATGGCAGTTAACGCCTGAAGAAATACAACATGCATCAGATGTTTTGTATAAAATAGAAATTAAATTAAATATTAAATTTTATGATATTTCTAATCCAGATATATATTTCCTCAAATTTGGTAATAATAAAATTGAATGCAGTAATAGACCATCAATCATATGTTCAATACTTGAATTGTTAAAAGATACATGTTATTTTTCAATGTATATGTTTAACTTTGATAAATACAAAATTAAAAATACTAACATTGTATATTTCCATTATCATAATCCAAATAATAAACAGACAGTGATCTTTATTCATGGATTTGGTTTTGGAATTGAACCATACTTATATTATATTTTGAGATTGAAAAATAAATTTAATTTGATTGTTTTGATATTACCAAATATTTCTAATATGGAATATGCAAGAACTATGAAACAAATTACATATGATAATATGTTTCCTGAATATGATACATGGAGAAAAGCTATTAAGAGTATTATAATTAAACATAATATTGATTCATGTAGTATTATAGCTCATAGTTTTGGTACTATCATCGCTGCATTATTGTTAAAAGATAATTGGATTAATGCTAAAATAAATAAAAAAGTCTTTATTGAACCAGTATGCTTTATTGATAAATCATACAAAATTTATAGATATATAAATGAACCACAGGAAGGCAATTACGGTATCGTTTCAAAAGTTTTTAATCAGTTCATCTACAAGGATATTTATTTGAGATATGCAACACAACGATTCTTATATGGTCCAGAATTTTGGATACATGACTATGATTCTCTAGCAAATAACACATTAATTATTGTTTCTGAAAAGGATCAAGTTGTTCCGAGTGATGAAATATATAATAGAATGAAAAAACATAATATTGAATGTATTTATGTTAATGGAGCTTATCATGCTGACATGTTTATGACAAATGAATTTGATTCAGTGTTTAATCATATCGATGATTTTATATTAAAAGATATATCGGAATATACAGTGATAAATTAGTTTATTTATAGGTCATTTTTTAATTATAGCACTATTAAAAAAATTGAAATACCATTCCACTGTTATATCTAATACATTTTCACTATTATACCTTTGGATTTTACATTCGGAGAGACCCATTATTATGGATCAAGATTGGAAGACTGTTTCTAATTCTAAGAAGTCACGTGGAACCTCTACAGGAACCCGTGGAGGACAAACTTTTTCAGCCCGCGGTGGATCGTCTACTCACTCTGGTGGTCGTGGTGGTTCATCTGCTCACTCTGGTGGTCGTGGTGGTTCATCTGCTCACTCTGGTGGTCGTGGTGGTTCATCTGCTCACTCTGGTCGTGGTGGTTCATCTGCTCACTCTGGTACCCGTGGTGGTCGTATGAGTTCTACCTCAAGTGATCGTTCTGCTGGTCGTGGTCGTGGTGGTTACAAACCCAGCCATCCTGCTGAAAAGTCATCAAATGACCCTTTCAATTCTTTCAAAGACATGATTGTTCGTCAGGGCAATCAAATCAAGTATCAAATCAAGACTTCTGGCGGGAAGCTTACATTTGATTGGTTCAAGGCTCTTGACACTGAGTACAAGAAAATGTATGCCATCTTGTATCTCATCAAGTTCATTCCTCGCAAGGAGTTGAACCAGTACATTGAGATTCTTGAGCAAGCAGTTGAAGAAGGTCTTTGGCCTGCACATGTCAAGGAAACGCTGACAACTGGATTTACTCCTTTCCAAGCGGTCAATTGGCTTCCTCCTCGTGAGAAGGCTGTTAGCGAGTTTGGTATCTCCATCACAGAGTATGATGCAATTGTCACACGATTGTATCAAGTTTGCCATAAGGCTGGATGTGATCCCTTCATCAAGAACAAATTTGAGGGAGGAGAAGACTCTCTCCTGAGCTTGACGCTACATGCAGATGCTGAATACATGCGCAAGCTTGCTGAGAAAGAACATACTGAACACATGCCTCTTTCCCTTGAGGAGTTCAAGTTGCGTCTGATGGCTCTATGTGACATGCCTGCTGATGTTGTTGCCAAGAACACCCGTGCAACTTTCAACAAAGTGGGTTCAGACAAGGAGTTTCTTCGTGAACGCCTTCAGTACTTGCTAGCAGTTGACCATCAAACGGTGATTGACGTCATGGCAAACCTTCTTGTCACCAGGAAGACAACTAATTCTTGCAATCAAGTTGATCGTCAGATTGAGGATTACATCACCCTGATTCTCCGTGCATTCTCTGGGTCTGATTCAGCTTTCAAGAAGGAACACATTGCGGATAGGGCCATCAAGTTCTTCTTTGGATTCAATGAGAAGCCCGTGCCTGGATCAAATGAACTCCTCAAGATGTTGTACGATGCTCTTTTTGTTGCCGGTTTTGCTGAATCGGAGAATCGCATTTTCAACTTGGAAGGCCTATCGGTTGTGATTGGTTGTTTCGCCAAGAACAACGTTCTTCTTGACCAGTACAATCAGTTCATTCTTGACTGTTTGACTATTCCTGGAAAGGAGCAGTTCAAGACAATCGATATTGAAACTCGTGCCAGAATGGCAATTCGACTTGGAAAGCAAAGCGAGAAAATCACTCCTGCTATCGCGATGGTTTTCAAGAAACTTCCTGAAATCAATGGATTCATTTCTCATACCATCAGCTCGGTAATTGGTTCTGTTCAAACTACCAAACCGATGATGGTACATGATGTTCAAGAAAAGGAGTTTGATGCTAGCAATCTCAACTTCTTCATTGATTTGAATCAGGCAAACTTTGAAGATTGTCTTGAAGATGCAGTCTATGATCTCGAGAAGAATTTGAAGCTGTATACCGCACAGCGTCATGAAATCATCAATCGTGCACTTGTATCAATTCTCGAGAACATCAACAAGACAACCATCAACTTGGTCGGCAAGATCATTGAAAAGTTTGTGGAACTGATCGAGAAACAGGACATTTCAAACGAGCTCGCAAGCATCAAGTCAGATGGTCTCAGTGATATCAAAATCGACTGCCCTTTTGCTCAGAAGACGTACGAAGCCCTGGAACATGCTTTGATCTAAGAGCATTCCTTCTGTTTGTTTATCTCAACAAGCAAACCCTGAAAAATTGATTAACTAAATTAATCTAATGATAACATTAGATTAATTTATTTACTTATGAGCTTATTTGGACAGAAATCATTTGATATTAGAAGTAATGGTGTGTATGTAATAATTGAAGTTGAACCAAGTGTACCATTTAATGAAAATACCTTTAGAGTTGTAGGAGCTTCACATTCATTGGAAATAGCAAAACAATATGCTGGACCTAATAGAATTATTAAAGGTCCTGTTCCATTATTTGATAGTGTACCTCCACAACCAAAATCAGTTGAACCATTTGGAAATCCATTTAGACCGGATGAAATATATAATCCGAAACCATTCATATTTAATCCACCCGAACCAGCAAAACCTAACATTCCATTTTTCCCTGAATTTCATAAACCATCATTTCCTCAATTTCAATTAAACCAAAATAACCAACAGAAAAATCAAAATGCTTTTAATTTTCAACAACCCCAACAAAATCCATTCCAGTTCTCACAAACTCCAGGAAAAAAACCATTAAGTTCCAATTATGATCCTATGGATCTAGATAATTAATTTATTTTATTGATATATATATATTCTACTATAATATATGAATATTGAAATATTGAATCAGATTGCTTCGATACAAAAGAGAAGATCAATTATTGAAAAAATTACCATACGTACAACTTCGAAAACATTGATTAGACCACCTGGTTTAACAAATATTATGAATGCATCGTGTTTCCATAATGCAGGAGTACAACTTCTATATAGAATTGTTGAATTAAGAAATTTTATTATGGACGATAAAATAAAAAACCAATATAAAGATGATAGTTTTATTCATAATATCATTGAATTATTTAAATTAATGCATGGCACAAAAGATGAATACTTAAAACGTGATGAAATAAAAGATTTAGTAGATATTTGTTTAACAAAAACATTAAATTGGGGAGGAAACCAACAAGATACGCATGAATTTCTGGAAATTATTTTAAATGGATTGTTAATAGATTGTGCAGCTGATTTCCAACTTAAAAATAAGGATGAATATTGTAATGGGTTTGATCAAATAAAATTTTTTGAGGAAGATGATCCAAGAAATTTGTTTAAAACACTATATGTCGATAAAAGAAGTTATACAACAAACGATGGGATATATTTAGAATCAATTAAAGAAGATCGTTCTAACATTATACAACAAGAATTTGATCTAGATTCAAGTGAAAAACTAGAAGAAATTATAATGAATAAGGCAAAAAAACAAAAAATGGAAGCAGAAAAAGAAATAAAAAAGTTCACACAAGAGGAATATGACAGAGAGAAAAATAATTATTCTAATCACACAAAAGAAACATTTGGTAAAACTTTACCAAATATTGTTATTAAAGATAAGAATGGAGAGTATGTTAAAATTAAAGTTCCAACTAAATTAGATTTGTATGATAAATCTAATAAAAATTATAAAGTTGAAAAAGAAGATGTTGATCAAGAAAGATATTATATACCAAATGAATATTTAATAATACAACTGAAAGTATTTGATGAATATCTTAACAAAAAAACACATAATATTCAAGTTAATGATTTTAAATATCCTGGAACAAATTATGAATATGAATTCGTTGGAAAAATAATTCATCATGGTATGGATATTGATGGTGGACATTATGTCGCTAATATAAAATATAATGATCAATGGTATTTATATAATGATACACATGTGAAAAATACAGATAAAGATGATAATGGTATTGGAGCGGATCCAACACCTTATATTTTACTATTTAAAAGAAAATGATAAAATCCATTAAATACCAAGTATTTTTAACTTTAATATGTTTATTAGATAAACTTGAATTAAAAAATTGAATTTTAAAATACCAATAATTCTTTATTTAGAAATATTAGTATATTCGCCCAGATATAATGGAAACTGGTCAAGTTATCGATCAGCCAATGGAATCAATCCAACCCATTGATGCGTCAACTTCTGGTGAGGAAGTACAAGATTCTGTTCAAAATGCAAATAGTGAATTGACTCTTGATATGGTTAATTGGAAACCTTTCTATTCGCTTTCACGTGCATCACTTGGTCAAATTATGGTATCATTCAAGAATATTTTGAAGGTTGCACCTAAAAACACATATGAGACAGCTCTATATAGTAGACTCAAACCAGCAGTTGAGGGATTACTTGAATGTTACAATGATATTTTAAAATTTAACAGTCCAGTCGAAAGAGATGTCAAATATTATAATTTGATCGTAAATTTACCACATGGTGTCTCTGAAAATGAACAACATCATGGATCAATTCAAATGAGAAATGCAAAGATTGGAAAACTTATTGAAGCAGCAAAACAACGTATCCAATTTATTGAAACCCGTGAAACTCCTGTAATGTACACAACCAATCAAAATTATTTACAGGAATTTAATAAAATGAAAAACCAATTAAATGATCTTAAAGATACACTTGATGATTTTGAAGAAGAATTTGTTGAAGCTGTTGATCAAGCTCACAAAGCTCAACAACATGTTCACTAAAATGTTGTTGATGATAATTAAATAGTTTATTTATTCTGTACCTGGAACACTTTGTCCAGAATCAGATGATCCTCCAAATGACTTGAAGCCAAATAATGCAACAATAAGAATTATACAACATACACAAATACAACTTGATAAACTAGATGAACTACTACTTGGACCGGCTAGTGGACCCAACGCTCCTAATCCAAGTGCAGCAAATAATCCTCCAAATATATTACCAAATGCATCTCCAATAGATCTAATAACATCATCTAGGCCAGATGTTTTTGAATAAGCAGTGGCATCTCCTTCCATTTCAGTTGTAACTTTTGTTTTAGTATCGGATTGGGTCTTTATATCAAATGCTCCCATAATTCTAGAAGTAACTTCATTACCAACATCATTTTGATTAAGACAACTAGTAAATAGTTGAGAACCTTGATCATTGGTATGAATCAATTTAATATTTCCACCTGCCTTTAAATTTTCTGCTTGATATTCAGCTTGTTGATTAATAGTTGAAATACAACTACTTAATGATTCAGATGTGAAACCAACCTCAACAGCAGTCTTAACAATATTCTCAATATTAGTGTTGTTTTTTGTATACTGTTGATAATTTTGAATTTGTTCTACATCAGATTTACTATCAGAACCTCCCCATGGAAGAATATTACCTCCAAATCCTTGTTCTGATTTAGTATCAGCAATAGCTTTTAATTTGTTTAATACATCTGTATCACTTTTATTCTCTATTGATTGCATAATTTGTGATATCATATCATTAGCAATTTGGTTTCTTACTGTATTTACATTTATACAACTAAAATCAAGATATGCTTGTTGCTTATTTGCAGTGGTTAAATCGATATCCCCTTTAGCTTCTAAATTTCGTATTGATATTTTGGCTGTCTGATTAATATTAGCACTACATGAACTAGCTGTTTTTATGACAGCCTTCGCAACAAATTCATTTAATTGTTGATTAACTATTTTTACGTCATTTTCATTCATTATTAAAGTGTTTGATTCTTGATGGACTCTTGATGTTGATGAACTTCCTCCCATTATTAATACTTATATATTATAACAAAACAAAATTTAATTTTTTAGATAAATTAAATTTATTATACTGAACTTTTTTATTTAATCTTCTACCCATGGCTTGACTGTTTCCATTTTTTGTGATATTGCTCCTGGTAAACTGATTGTTGATCCTGTTGATGATAATAATGATTCATTACCAAATAATGAAAAATGTTCAGATAAATGCTCTTGATCAGATGAATGTTCTTGAGTAGTACCACTATGACTTTCACTTTCAACTGATGATTGTATTGATGTAATCGGTTGTTTGGATGCTAATTCAATTCTAAATCCAACCGCCTTGTCTTTTTCATTTTCTTTATATAAACATAATCTCTTATTTACAACAGTACCGATTTTACAAGTAGCATTCATTGCTTCACATAATCCTAAATAATAATATATATATCCTTTTTTAGCATCAGTTTTATCTTTCAATTTCCTAAATTTAATCAAATTACCATCATTTCTTTCTTCAATTTCAAAATTAATAATGTCATCTAATCCACCATCAAAACATGCCAATCCTATATTTTTATAATGATTTAGATTTTGACTCAGAACTCCAGCTACGATATCTTTTACAATAGTTGATATTGTATACATTGATTGTTGACCAAATCCTTTCTCAACCAGAAAAGTAGAATAGTCATTCTTGTCTTTTTGTATCATTGCTATCCCTGATCCACATTCATTTGGTTCATTTGGTTTTATATTACTACAATCTTTCTTTTCAGCAATTGCTAAATAATATGTATCTTTTTTGGAAATAACTTTATTATCTATTATTTCTTTTATTTCGCAATCACATTTTAGATGTACATATTTGCCTAATACATCTGTTATTTTAAGATCATTTGTTATAGTTGTATCCAAATGTTCTAGTTTAGATGTAATATATGGTACTGCATATGTCCATACGATTAATAAGAATAGAACAAATAATAAACACATAATTATTTTATTGTTTTTTATGAAATTGCTTATATTAGTTAAAAAATTATTCATTGTATATCTATAATATAATTTATAATAGATATTTTTTATACTAAATATTTATCTTCTTCTTCTCATTAATAGTACAAGTATTAAAATACAACAACAACAACATACTAATGATCCAACTCCTCCACCAATTATTGGTAATGATGAATTTGTTGATGATGGTGTTGATGGTGATACTTTAGATGTATTATCAGATGATGGTGTTGATGATGGTGTTGATGGTGATCCTCCAAAAATACTATCACTTAATGGAGTTGATGGAGTTGATGGAGAAGCTGGTGGTTGTGGTGCAGATGGTGGTTGTGTTTGTGTACCACTACCTCCAGTTGAACTTTTACACATATTTTCAACATTAAGTTTGACATCTCTTCCGGCTGTTACATTTTGAATATTCGTAAAATTTGCACAAAGACTTGCACACTGAGTATCTTTTTGTGATGCAGGATCAAGAAATTGTGTACCAACAGTAGCTTTTCCGGGATCACAACCAGGTATTAAACATCTAGGTATTAAACCTGCTCCACCACTAGTGGCATCAATTGCCCATTGTGGCATTGGTGCATAACATAAACATTCTGGTTTATAGAAACCAAATTCCGTATAATTAAAATCATCAGATCCAGAAAGTTTCTTATATTCATCAACCACATTCTTGCAATATACTAATCCAAAATTATTACATTTATCATTAGACTTGTCATATGGTTTCTTATCTCCATCCAGATTACTACATACACCTTGTGTGATTGCAACATCTGGTTTATCATAATATCCATATTTAGTGGCAGTTTGACCAGTTGATAATCCTGATAATGTTACTCCATCAGGCTTTGGTATCCTAACATCAACTTTAGTATTTCCAAGACAACATGCTCTTTTTTGTTGAGTATTAGTTAATATTTTATCTAATGTAGCTTTTGCTCCATCCATATTTGATGTAAAATTTTTTGTACCTCCTGGTGGTAATGCATTATCATTTAAATATTGTTGAAAATATTGTAAAGTGTTATTATCACTTATGTTATTTGTTATAGTCGCATATGCTAACGCATCCATAGACATATTTATATACTTATTATAATTATAAGTTAGATTTAAAAAAATAAAAATACTAATTATTATATTATGAATACAAATAGTATTTTTATATCTCAAACAGAAGCAAATGATAATGATATCTCAGGGAAAATAACATATACGGAAATATTAGATTCTATACCAGGAAATAGAACGGAAAAACAATTACCAGATTGGAAAAAGAAATATACTACCGAATGGAGATGGAGATTCATCAGATTTAATATTGTTGATCGGGATAATAAACAAATTGAAAAATATGTTGCCGAAATTAGCTACATTAAATATAATTCAGATAAAAGAATATATTTTAATAGACATGGTCAATGGGTTAATAGGACGATTGATCCAGCATATGATCAATTTGTTGAAAAACAATATTTTGTCTACACTGATGATTAAATTTAATTTATAATACTTTTTCAGGTTTATCTAATAATTGGTCCAGCATCAACTGCTTGTTGTTTCTTTAATATATCTTGATACAATTTAGTTGCAGCAGATTCATTTCTTGTTCCATTTTGAGTATTCCATTCAGCCCATTGTTGTATCAGCGTAGGAACTAATCTGATTTCATAAATAGTGCCAAATTCAGTATAGCCATATAGACAAATTATTTTTCCATCAATTATTTTCTTGTGTCTTAATCTTAAATCATCTCTATATAAATGTGCTCTGTAATTTTCAAGCATCTTCGAGATATTATGAAGGTTATTACTCCATGGATTGGTAATAGTGAAACTTATTAAGTCATTCATACCATATCTTAAATTGAATCTTTCTCCACCTTTAATTACTCTTTCAAACATTGTATTTTTGAATGTTTCTGCATCCATTAATGTACCTTTAAATTCTACATTTAAATTATGTTCATTTAATATAGATCTTATTGTCATTTCTAATCTTTTAAAAATATGTTCATGATTCAGAACAATTCTATACCAATCTAAATCAGGATGATTATATGCTTCACATAATGCATCATTCAAAGATTCAAATTGCAATATATAATAGTTTCTTAGACTCTCATCCTCCCAATTTCCTATTAATAATGCAGAATCTGGAGATATTCTTATATCTGGTGTTATCAATACTTGATATTTATTATCCACTTTACGAATTCTATTCATTATAATATTATACTATTATAAAAAAAAACAAAATAAATGTAATCAGTTGTTATTACATAGCGTTCCAGTCACCAATCAGAACTTGCAATTCTTTAATTAATTTATTATATCTATCTTTCTTATTCTTTTTATGATTTGAACCTACCATCATCCATCCATCTTCTGTAACTTTAGTAGGTATATTATGTACATTATCAAGTTTGATTATATTCGCATAATTAGCTAAATAAAATCTCTCAAAATCCTCAATATGACATACAAAATTTCCATTATATTTGTTTGTATACGATACTGTATTTGATGGTAATATTGGTGTAAAGTCAATCGTTAATTCAACCCATTTTATATCTTCTTTTTTTAATTTTGTAATTAATTCTCCTATTAATTTTATGTGTTCAGATGGATCATCAACTGTTTTTATTTTAAATATGGCCTTATGCGATTTTTTAATTAATATTCCCATTAACTCATCTTTCGTAGTCTCAGATCTAAAATTTTCCTGCATTATATATTATTTTAATATATTTATATCTTCTATTTATACTCAATCGGTTTTAAAAATTTTAGTAATTTATCTCCTTTAGTTCTTAATATAATTTTAATATTTCTATCTTTATTTGATTCGTCTAAAAATAGTAATATGTCTACATGATTTTTTAATTTATCTAATACTCCACTATGTTTTAGTTCAATTCCTAAACTAAATATATTGTTGATATGTTTTATGTCTTTATCTATTGCATAATCAAGTATTAAGCTTACTATTTTTTGTTTAGTCACAGAAAGATTATGTTCATCTGTTATAGTTAAATATAATTTTAATAATTGTATATGTATAACATCATATTCTAAAATTGATCTATCTATTATTTTCTCTATTCGTTTTATATTTGTATAAAATATTGATACTCTGTAAGGGTCATTTGTTAATAATTTATTGTAAATTATTACATCTAAATTTTGATTGATAAATTCACTTATTTTATCATATATTTCTTCATATGATCTTACTTCATTTGGATTTATACCAAGTTCATTTAATTCTAAATATATTAATTTTGCATCATCATATATATTATTTGATAATTTCCCATGTGTATGGTCTATAAACATTTTCCAAAAAAATGCCAAATCTACAAATGTTTTATTGCTCATTTTTATTATATATGAACAATATTTTATATTGACTAACATATAAACATTATCTCATGTGAATTAATTTATTTTATATTCAATTTTATTAAAACTATATTCAAAAAAATTGATTCAAAAAAATTATATAAAAATGTAAATATCATTATATACAATATGCCTCAAACAACATACAATGGAACTTTTAATTTAATTTTAGGTAGCATGTGGAGTGGAAAGACATCTGAATTAGTTAGAAGATATACAAGACATACAATAGGTGGGAGAAAATGTTTAATGATTAAATACAAAAATGACACACGATATGATGAAGAAATGGTTGTAACACATGATAAAGTTAAAGTACAAGGATTAGTATGTGAATATTTATATGAAGCCGATAAAGTTAGTGAAAATTATGATGTTGTTTGTATTGATGAAGTACAATTTTATAAAGATGCTCATATATTTTGCGATAAATGGGCTAATGAGGGAAAAATAATAGAAGCATGTGGATTAAATGGAACTTTCAATAGGACAGAATTTCCTATCATAAGCAAACTTTTACCACTTGCAGAAAATATTACTTTTCTTAAAGCAGTTTGTAAAGAAACTGGACATGATGCCACATATTCAAATATTAATATCGATGTTGAAGGTAATACTACAGAAGTTATTGGTGGATCAGATAAATATAATGCAGTTGATAGATTGACTTTTTTCAATTCTCAAACAAAAAAAGAAAATGATTACAAAATAAAACTAAAGGAATTTGTTAAAGTATATATGGAAATGAAAAATAATAAATTTGCACTTAATGAATATGCATTAATGCAGTTAGATAACTATATTAATCAAAATATACAAAACACAGAAGAATTAACATTTTATAAATTTGCTGATATGTGTGTAAATTATCTCAAATTTATGCATGCTGTTAAAGAAGAATAATTAAAAAGTTGATTATTAAATATAATAAAACAAATCTATTTATTTATTATTATTTTACAAAATGTCACATCTTTATATTTACAACCAAGATCAAAAACCAGATCTCTCCAAAACTATTTCATATCAAAGATTTAAAGAAATGTTATTAAAAACATCAAGCGATTTCTATCCAAAGGGTCGAAGTGATATTGAACATCTGAAGGTACAAAAAGAAAATGGTGTTTTGATTGATAGAAAATTCATTCTTGAAAATTTTATTAATGATATTCCACAAAATAAAACAACTTATCATAATGGTTATTTACAATATCTGTTAAATGCTTGGTATTGTGATTGTGGTGTTGAAGTAGGTCCATGGCATATATGGAATATAGTTTTGCATCAACTAGCCCAAGAAGTTAAAGGTAATCCAGAATACTATAGAAAAATATTTACCAATTCTAATGAAAAAATAACAATTAAATTTACTGATGGTCAAATGTTTGATATTCACAGATTCTTCACTGAATTGAAAAAGTATTTACCAGTTGATCCTCTGATATTCATACCAACGTTTGATAATCAACCAATAGGTTATATAGAGTCAATGTATGGTTTATTTGCTGATATGGTACAAGAATATTATGGTTGCATGATTATGTGTTGTAGTATTCCTAAAGTAAGAGTATTGGGCACACAACTGGAATGGAAAAAATTAGAAGAATATATTGTTAATCTAAACAAATACTTCCAATCTAATAATGCAGGTTGCAATTATCTTAATGTTGTTGAAGATACAGCTAAAGAAATGGCAAAAAATTATAATAATGCTGATTATTGGTCTAAACTATTTTATGTTGAAAGATGTGGATCAGGAAGTCAAGAAGAATGCAAAGGTCATATTATGAGACTTGTAAATAGAGGTACCGTTCTGACAAGTGATTTACCTGATATGATTAGTAGATATCCATTTGAATATTTACCAGCAGGCCCTTCTAAAAAAGATATGAATTTCATCTCTGGTATCATGTTTAGTACTATTGACTTGGAAGGAGTTCTCGTACCAGAATATCATTACAATATTACACAACTTGATAATGATTTATGCAAAATTACACCTCAAATAAGTAATAATATTGATATATTGATTAACTTTATAAAGAAAATGGAAAAATATAATAACCATTATAACGCTAAATTTAAGAAGAATCATTATAAAATAAAAGATTCATATAATTCCAAATCTACTAAACAGATAATAAAATCATTTAGTGATTTCTCAGCTGAAAAGTCACAACACTATTTTGGATTCAGTAAAAAGGATTTATCACAAGAAATTAAAAAAGAGTATAAGAAATATGTAGCTAATGCTGAAAATCATAACAAGGCTATTGATTTAGTGCACACAAACAAAATATCATATGTTGAAGCATTAAACAGTTTAAGAAAAGAAAAATTAAATAATAAATACTACATATGGTGGAAAAACCATCAAGATATAAGTAACGATTATAAAAATAATCCTGTATTAGATATAGAAGAATATACTAATCTCTTACAATATCAAAATGAAGATGTATCATTTGTAATAGATAATTTTGACGTTATATATGAATTCATTAAAAATAACCATTTTAATGTTTTTAAAGATATGATATTGAATATGTTAAATCATCAAATAACATCTATGTTCATTAATAAATATAAAAATGAACAATTTAAATTTGATTGGGCTGAAGGAAGTTATTCATCATGGGATCCTAAAATAAGATATAGTAAAACTAAAGATTGGTATAATTATCTTCTATTGGAAATTTGTGAATTTTATTCAAATAACAAAAACCTTCACAATAATTTGAAAGATAAACTTAAAACAGAATTCGTTGAATCGTTATCACAGGAAGATAAACAAAGATTACTAAATGCATATATTGATAGCTATGTAATGAAAATTAAAGATATGATTCAGAATCATAATCAATATTATATTAGTAATCAAAATAATAATAAACATTATAACATTAAAACACAATTACAAGATAAGTTTAATACATATGATCAAACAAGATTAGATAATGTAGCGAGATTACTCAAAGTTGATATCAGTAGTAATGATATCCTTAACAAAATGTTGGCTGAAAATAATATTGTAATATAGTTGAAAAATTGATTTTTTTATTTAATAATAAGAGAAAATATCATTATGTATTATTATGCAATTATTTGGACAATCTGGAGATTCTATTTTAGAAAATAAATGCCTATATAGAAACCGATACAATAATTCATATTGTGAAAATGATAAACAAGCCGATAGTAAGGTTTGTATAGAACATCAAAAATATACTGATTATGAATCATGTATGGAATGTGGCACGCTGAATAAGGATAAGACATTTTTTACTATTGAACCAGCATGTGCTGAGTCATTACTTGGATCATATCCATGTTGTGAAAAACAAATATGTTTAAAATGTAAATATATATGTTATAAGTGTAATGATGCAACATTTAATAAAGAGGATATTCATAGAATTACAAATGGATCAATAAGATTTGCTTGTATGAATTGTTATACATCAGATCAAAAATCATTTCCTATTAATTTATGGTGGGGAATGTCAACAAAAGAATGGGAAAAGAGATATGGTTAAAAAATTGATTATATTAATATATATAAATAATAGATCCTTAATTATATATATTAAATACATGGCAAGCAATTTTGAAAAAGTTGTCGATTTCAATTATCAATTTGGTGTTTTACCATCAAAAGAACTCAATCCAAAACCAGATGTGATTGAAAAAGATCCCAACCTTGTAGAATTTTGTCTTAAGCTAATTAGAGAAGAAGTTAAAGAGCTTGAACATGGAGTAAAAACAAATGATTATGTTGAGACAGTTGATGCATTAGCAGATATTTTATATGTTGTCTATGGTATGGGTTGTCGTATAGGCGTAGATATGGATAAAGCATTTTCGCTGGTTCATGATAACAATATGTCCAAATTATGTAAAACAGAAGAAGAGGCTCAAAGAAGTGTTAAATACTATGAAGATAATAAAGCTAAATTAGGATATGATTCTCCTGCTTATAGATTGGCTCCTGATGGAGTACATTGGGTTGTATATAATCAATCAACAAAGAAAGTACTAAAATCAATTGAATGGAAACCAGTTGATTTAACAAGTGTTTGTAAATAATTTATTCATCTGAATCTATATTATTATCTATAAAATGATCGTTTATTCCAATATCACTTCTATTCATATAGAAATGTGGAGCAATATACTTTATAATATTTATTGCAATAGTATCATTATTAATATCTTTTTTTATTTTTTGTAATGTTTGTAAATTAGATTGCATTGATATTATTTTCTCTGTATTCATTGATCTCAAATTATGCATATCTATATTTTCTATCCAATATTCATCAATATATTCCTTAATATATTTCATCAGAGGATTAATGATAAAGTTTTTTGTTTTAACACCCTTAGGATCATGATTCCATAATGATTTATTGTTAGCAACTAATTCTTTAATAATATAAGTCAATCTAGATATATCACTATTCCATAAAGATTGTTCTGATGGATCATCTTTTTTATAATATTGAATAATAAAATCACCCAAGTACTTATGTAATAGATTATCATTATATTTATTAACTAATATTTGTGCAAAATCTTCAATATCATATGTTAATTTAGCATAATCCTGTATCCCTTCCAACGCTGGTGCATTAGGATAATTTTGCTGAACATAATTTTTAACTGATACATTGTATGTTATATTGCTAGCTTGTTTAGGAGTACTCTTAATATATTTTTTTAATTCATCTATTTGATTATGAGCTGACGTAAGTTGTGATTTTGTTAATTTTAATTCCATTTCCAATTCTTTCATTTTTAATATATTTTCAGTTTCTGTTACTTTTGATTTAATAATTTTAGATGCACATATTTTTTCGTGCTTTGATAAACTACTTGATCTAGTAAATATTCTGTCACAAAATTGACATTTGTAAACTGTCAGGTTGGTAGTTTCTTCATTTGGGGATTTTTGGGATGTACCACCCTGAATATCTACTACTGTATTACTTTTTTGTTTATGAGACAGTGATTTCATATGTTTATTAAAATTACTTTTGTCATAAGATACATAATTACAATATTTACATGAAAATTCCATATAGTACTATATATTATATTGCGAATAATATTCTTTTCTGATTATAAACATATATTCGAATAACCAAATTCTACTACGTCTATACTTTCTTATAAAATTATATATTTTTGAAATTTGGGGATTTTTGGGATGTACCATCCTCTAATTCTACTACTGTAATACTTTTTATATAATAATATTTTTCGAGCAAAAATATAATTGTCATATAGCTAAAATATTACAGTTAGTACTTTAATATTTTATAATTTTTGTAGAATATTTGCGAATAATATACTTTTCGTGTAATTTTGCTTGGTAGTTCTACTACGTCTACACTTTTTTAGCCAATTTTAACTAAATCATTAGTGTTCTGGATAGAATGTATATAGTATATATTTAGTCAGTAATATTACTTTTCATACTTATATCAGTGTACACTATCTGGGAAAACTTTTTATTTTACTTGGTAATTCCAAACTTCAACACAAAGTTTGTGTTGAGAATTTTAAAAATCGATTTCAAAATTTTTTTCAGCATTTTTGGTGTCCCGATTGAATTGAATAAAATTTAACTATTAACATGTCCGATAAACAAAATTTGATTTTAATACATCATAATCATTATCATTTATTAACTTACTATCAAATAAATGCTTAAATTAATAGTACTTCTGTTTATATCAAGCTTAGTCATATGTAGTGGGGCATGGGATTATTTTCTTTTTGTTCAAATATGGCCTGGTAGTTGGTTAGTCAATGGTAATATTACTGGTTATAACTTTACCAATGATTATTTCAATATACATGGTATATGGCCAAATGATCTGAATGGGTCATGGCCCCAATTCTGCAATCAATCAAATAATTTTAATGTTACTGTATTGGATCCTATATATACTAATTTAACGATCTATTGGACAGATTTTATTAATCCAATAAGGTTCTGGGAACATGAATATCTTAAACATATGACATGCATTAATCAGACAGATCTGTATGGTGATTATAAATATTTCTGGTATGGGCTTGAACTTAGACAACAATTAGACTTATTTGATTCATTATCACGGGCTAATATTATGCCAACAAATGCACATAGTTATTTGAAGTCGAATGTTATAGACACTATAAAAAAAACATTCAACACAGATGTTGTTATTACTTGCACTAATAACAGCATTATTGAAGAAATAAGATTTTGTATGGATAAATCATTTAAACTATTTAATTGTCCAGATAACGAGTTTGGACAAGAATGTAAAAGTAAATATTTAATGTATAATTTATATAATCATTAGAGAAACATTATCATTTTACCAATACTTACTGCATAGTAACACACACTGTAAACAGTACCTAATTTGTCAGTTGCATTCTTAGTTTGTGTATATGCTCTATAATTATCTTGTTCTTGTATTATTGCTTGCTCTTTTTTGCTTAATTCATTCAGATCCTTACCCTTATCTATCACTAATATACTTTCTGATAATTCTGATTTTATTTTTTTAACTTGATTTCCATCATTATCTTTTGTTATAATTATACTTGCTTCGAGATCAATAAAAGTCTCTCTATCATTATCATTGTTTTCTAGTTCCCTTAAATCTTTCATGCACTTCTCATATATTTCTAATTTCTTCTTTAATATTTTACAATGATCACAATTATCACATTTATGTGCCATATGGACTACTATATAATTAATGTGTATATTAATTTAAGTATATTTTTCAAAATTTTCCCATCCATAATATACAATAAAATATTGATTTTTATTTTATTTATACTAAACTATCAATAAATTAATTATATTATCTTATGGAAGAAGCTAATCTTATATGTCCTATTACTAGATTGATATTTTGCGATCCAGTTTTAGCAGAAGATGGGCATATATATGAAAGGGAAGCAATTGAAGAATGGTGTAAAAAGAAACAATCGAGTCCAGTATCAAGAGAGAAAATAACTAGTAAATTCATTCCAGTGGTTTTCGTTAAAACACTCGTTAATGAATACTTAAAACAAAACCCTACTAAACAAACTCAACAATATGTTCCATTTCCAGACTTTACTAAAAATAAAATTAGGATATTTGAATTCATTAAGAATAATAATTTTAATGAATTGCTAAATTATAATAATTATAAAATTAGTCAGCTGCTAAATAGTACATTTAGCATACAAAAATATGAATCAGATGATACGAAGAAACCTGTTAACTATTATTATTACCTTATGAAAAACTGCAAAGATATTCGGATTATTAATCATATTATGCAAAATAAGGTATTGGTTAAAGGTTTGGAATGTTTGTATAATTTAATGCCAGAGGATTATCTGATTGATTATATTAATAGATGTCCTACTGATAAAATAGACAGATTAAAACAAAATAGTTCAAATGGATGGAATATATCTCATTTCTTAGTTAAAAGAAAATTCATGAATGCCTTAAAAATATTATTAGACAAAATACCAGATTATAATTTGAATCATAAGACTGCCAAGGCTTTTACACCATTATCATTTGCAATTAGAAATCGTGATAATGATATGATTAAATTTTTAATTGATAAAGGAGTCGATATTTCAATATCTGTTAGAACAAGGTCTATAAAAGAATTTACTAATAGTAATAATCAGCTAATATTAGCTGTTTCAGAATCATTATCTTTTGAAATAATTAAATATATGATTGAAAAAGGAAAATTTATTGCAAGTGATAAAAATGGAAGACTTAAGAATTTATTGGTTGCTACCATAATCTCTTATAATCATTCTAAAGACCAATTACAACTTATAAATTATCTTTTAAATGAATGTAACGTTACAGTGAATTTAAGACATAAGGAGAAGAATATTATTCATTTAGCTTGTAGGTATTCATCTAATAAAATAATCCGATTGTTGATTGATTTGGGATCTAAATTAGATGTAGTATGCACGGATGGTTATATGCCTCATATGAATGCATTGAGATATAGAAAATATGATGCATTCAGATATATGCTAAGTAAAGGAGTTGATGTAACTATTCCAACGAATGAGGAATCACTTCTTGTACATTGGCTAGCACAAAATGGTAGTTTAAAATTATTTAAGGAAATGCATGATAAATTTAAATTTGATCTTAATATTAAAAATTCTAATGGTACCACTCCTTTAATATTTGCACTAAAAGATAATAGGGATATTAGATTATGTCAATTTTTAATAAATGAAGCAAATGTTGATGAAGGAGATAATGATGGATGGAAACCAATCCATTATGCATTTAAACATAAACTTAAAAATATCAAGTTATTAAAACAATTAATTCATAAAATCAGTGATATTAATTGTCTAAATAATTCAGGATATCGTCCTATTCACTATGCATGTATAGATGGTAATGAGGAAATTGTTAGAGAATTGATTAATAAAGGTTCTGATTTAGAAGCAGAACTTGATGATGGAAATAGACCAATTCATTTAATAGCCAGTAATACAAAATTTAGTGATGATTTTGTTAAATATTTGATTGATGAGAAAAATGTTAATATTAGGTGGGAAAATAAAGATGGATACAAACCAATCCATTATATAGCATTAAATAGACAAATTGAGTTTGTGAAAACGATACTTTCTAAAGATATCGATACTGAAACAAATATTAAAGATAAACAAGGAAAAGTAATATATTCTGATTTATTTGAATTACTATTGCTAAATGCTTCATTTAAGACTTATGTGAAATCACATTTTAGTTTTGAATAAAAAAAATTAAACCATAATATATTTTTGTGTATATCCATCATGAATAAATTGTGTTAAACTTATTTTGGCGGCAAAATCTTTATTTATTCTTGAGAAAGCTATATAGTCTACATTATTCTGTTTTATTTGCATTGTAAAAACAATTGCCGAGTAAATATCTTCATTAAATTTTTTTGGGATAATAGTAGATTCTTCTATCAATTTTTGGCACGATATATATTTATTATCAGCATCTACAATTATAGTTTCAGGAACACATTTAACAAATGTATTTGCAAAAAATGAGGCAGTGATATTTTGTTGATCATGCAATATATTAATCATCTGTCTAAGAGAAATAGATCCTCCTTGTTTAAAACCTCTAATGTACATAGGTACATTGTAAAATTTCTCAAGATAATGGAGTCCCTTAATTCTAGCAAATAAATCCATAGGAAAAATTAAGAAATTTGTATCCCATAAATTGTTTTTTTTTATGTTATGAGGTATATCGATAAAATTTGTCAATCTTGCTAATTTTTCATCCAAATTCATTCCACTGAAGTTGGGTATGTAAATTTCCAGTGCTGGTGACTCTTGTTGTAATCTGAGAATTTCCAGTAATGCATCCAATTTGAGTTTACTGGTTTCCATAACATAATGTAATCTTTCTAAAAATAAGATGTATAAGTACTCATATAATTAAAGTGATAAATAGATAATATTTCAATTTTTATTTATAAAATTATGAGCTTGATAATTTGAAAGTTTGTTAATAAAAAATTGAAATAATAACTATCTACTTATTCTAATAGATTCTGTATTATTTCCACCTAAACCAGGATCATAATGGAAAAGCCTAATACGCGTCAGTCAAGCCAAAATTCCCCTTTTTGGGAAAGTGCCATTCCTATTGAATCTTATCCCATCAATGGAATCACAGTTGTTGGAAACAAAAAAGTGTCAAATACTTGTTGTTTCAAATCCATTGTCAGGGGAATGTTGCACAATGGTGCGAAGTTTTTGGAAATTGATTCCAAGATTGTTCCTTTGACCTACGCAGCAATTTTTGAGTTGGCAGAATTTCCCGATCCGGGTAAGATGTTTGACACTGTCAATCCTACTCATCTTGAGAGTTTGGAGAGGATTCTTGCAAAGATTCCATTGATTCAACTCCATTTCTTTGTCGGAACGGAGAAGGATGGGGTGTGGTTTACCACTCCTGAGCCACACCAGATTATTGGTACGGGTGATTGTGTCATCCGTATACTCAATAAGGGTAATCATTTTGAGTTCATCACATCTCCAGACGAGCTTTTTTCGCCAGTGATATTGTTTGAGGTTGAGTTGATTCAATTGCAACAATTGCAACAATTGCACGTGGAGACTATGGAGCACCATTATGAAGAACATTGGATAGAAGTTTCTCACATCGGCGGAGAAACCATTCTATCTAGTGGCATGGTGTCAGGACATCACATTGAACTTTTTGTCAGTGAAGATACTTCATAATTTTTATTTATCCAAATTTTTACTTTGGTAAATATCTCAAATATATTTATATGGATTATCAAACTAAATATCTTAAATATAAAACCAAATATTTGGAACTTAAAATGTCTGGAGGTAATACTATTAAAAAAAATTCACATATGTTAAACACAATAATTAAATTCAATATATCTAAAAAGAATTCCGAGATCTGTAAAATTAAATTTGAGAAAACGATTGGTGGATCACGAGAAGATGAACAAATAGATATGTTGATTAAAAAATTAGATTTTATAAGTGATGAGAAAAAGAGAGAATATATTGCAAAAAATTATTATAATGCTTTTTCTATGATTGAATATATTATGGATAAACTAAAATCAGAAGGTCAAACAAGTAAATTACTTAATAGTTTAAACAAAACAAATAAGGAATTTGTTGAATTTATGAAAGTTACCGAAATGCTTACACCTGCTAATAGTAAAGTTTTAAATTTTGATGAAAAAAATATGATTATGACAATGGAAACATTAAAAGGTAAGCAAAAACTAAACTTAATTCCAGTAGGGATATTTAATTTATCTGAAAAAAAATTAACACAATTATTTCATGTAATAATAGATAAATTACCCAAAAATATTGTAGATATTCATGAAAAATTAAGTAAAGACATGATTGATAATAAAGAATTAGAGGTTTTGGGATATCATGCTGCAAATATCACATTTAAAGAAGAAATGAGTATGACTGATACAATATTTTATATGTATCTATTAAGTCATATGTTAAAAGGAATTGGATTTATTCAAACAATTCCACCAAGTAATGAAAATCTTGTTATATTGTATGTTGTTAAGGATATGAAAAAAATTTAATTTATTGAATCTTGTATGGTTTATTACAAGAAGGACATTTTCTGAAATTAAAATCAAGAGTGGTCATAATACATTCTAGATCAAAGCAATGTTTGCATTCTGTTTCAAGAACATATTTACCTTTAAGATCATCCATACAAACTTCACATTGACCCGAACCCTCATATTGCGGATGCTGTTTCCATCCATAATGCATACATAAGACTACCTCATTGAATATATGTTTTTGTAATTTTGATTGAGTTTCCATAGTAACAATAACTTGATTTAAATTATTGTTATAATAGTGTTATAAAGATATATATTCAAATTTTTATTTCTATTTACTGAATTGTAATTATAGTATAATACAACATCTATTCAACTCCTTTGATTTTTTTGCAAAAGTAATCGCTCCTACATTTAATTCTTCAGTTTTCTTAACAAGTTCATCTATTTTTTCGCCTCTTTCTAATAACTTTTCAATAGATTCTAATAATATAACTTTTGTTTCATCTAATTCTGATTTTATCTGTTGTACTTTGTCTGCATTCTTACCCTCATGATAATTGTTCCATATTTTCTCAACATTATCAGACTTAATATTATTTCTAAGATCTCTAAATAAACTATATACCAAATATGGCGGATAGTCTATATCTGTTAGAAGGATAATATTAATATCATAACAATAACCATATATCATAACATTCTTATCATCGATCTTTTCATTGATTTTATATACATTATTAGGCTCAATATAATTTAATGATTCTAATGCTATAGATTCAATTGTGTTTTTAACGAAATATCTATACATAATGGATACTTGACTTAAATCATGTTTGCTGTGTAATAATGTTTTATCCCTATTGTAAATTAGTAAAGAATATAACTTCATTTATAATTATTGAAGAATTAAATATTATTTACAATATTTATTCAATTTTATAAATAAATAAATCTAATCGGTCAAATCAATGACAATAGACCTCATTTCTTTTTGTTCTCTCTCTGCTTCTTTCACATATTTAGCAAAAATTGTAAATGTGTCAAAAACAGGAACCACTGTTTTCTTCTCAACCTTTTGAATCTTTGGAGGATTAGTAGGTAAAGGGGTTTTGTCAATGATTTCCTCATCAATGATTTCATCATCACTCATTAATTGATCATCAACTTCAACATCCAATTCTTCATGACGTCTCTTTTTTGTTTTTTTCCCAAATTCGTCTTCAGATGAATATTCATCTTCATATGAAACATGTTCATCAGAAACAATAAAATCACTTTCATACTCATCATCAATGCTATCTGACTCTTCATCATCATCGGAAAACCAATCTTCATTTTTCGCTGAGAGCAATTTTGCGCCAGGGACTTTGTGATGACGACAATAGAACCTATCATTATGTTGCCATGTCATGAACGGACATCGGCAACGATCACCATCAACGGTTATCCCAGAACACAAACGATTCATTGAAACAATGTAATAATACAAAATGTATTGTATATCTTAGATTGTTTATTTTTCAAATTTTTATTTAAATGATTTATTATTGTTTTTTAGAGCAAACTGCACAATATTGACCATATGATCTTGGCCTAGGACAATCATATACTGAACATTTATGAAATACACAATAATTACAACCATTTACTGGTAATACACAATATTGTTCTTTACAAATATGTTTATTACAATATTGAATTTTAGCTAGATATCTTGTTGGTTTTTGATACTTATTAATACTATTTCGACATCCATCCATATTACATTGTTTATTACCCATTTGCTATAATTATATATACTATTTTATTTCAAATTCATAACGAACGATCCCACCAGTCTTATTTTAAAATACAAGTTGGTTACCAAAAAATGATAACTAACTTATAGACCCAAGAGTCTATTAAATTTTAATCTTATTATTATATAGTGTTATTTTTTTATGTATTTTTCTTTAAATATAAGAAAGTACATTAGATAAATAAATTATGTATAAAATATGGATAAATTAGTGTCATGTATTCTAGGACATATTTATATATCCTGATGGTTGATGTATTTCTGGATATAAATGAAAGCTATATAAATTAGTATCATATATTTTGCTCATATTTATATGTCCTGATGGTTGATGTGTATTTGGATATAAACAAAAGCTAAATATATTAATATCTATTATGTATACACTGGATTCCCATTCAATTGATATTAAATTTCCATTTTCCATTTTTAACCCATTAATTAAATGTGGAACGTTTTGTTGTATTATAACACCTTTATATTGTCTTTTAATTGAATTATAATCTATTATCTTTCTACACACTGGGCATGTTATCGATACATTAAATGATTGACAAGAATTGATCCAATTTTCTAAACAATCTGGATGATATACATGACCACATGATAAAATTATTTGATTAGCATCTATAGTATGTGAACAATAATTGCAATGGTTATTCTGATTCATTATTTATTGATTATTGTTTTTAGTTTATATATTTTTGTAAAATGAGATGTTTATGTACAACTCAAACAATCATTTGGCATTGCATAAATATATGGAGTATTATCACAATATACATGCAACTTCAAATCATTTAATAATTTTAATAAGGTTGGTACATATTTGCTCAGATCATTGAATACTAATGGATTGATTGGCTCTAATTCAAAACCACCAAATTGTCCAATTTCAAAACCAATTATAAAATCAGTACCATACTTTCTATATTTATCTTTTTCTCCATATGTACAACAAGGCAACGTTGAACAGTATATTTTATAACCATAATTTTTATCTCTTAATTTGTTATTCAGATATTCTGTGAAAAGAAAATGATTATATTCATAAGTATAATTTTTTTGATATTTTTTTGGTTTTGCATCAAAACAATATTTCTTAAAATCATCAGTTTCAAATACCATTCTGAGAATATTCTCTGGTATTTTATACCCGTAAACTAATTCAACACTATCACAAACCATTTATTAGATTTGTAATAATAACTATATAAATGTGATATTTATTTCAATTTTATATTTAAATTATAAAATACATAATAACATCTAAAATAAATTTTATTATTTTTTAACTAACTTATTTAGTCTTATTCCATTGCCATGGTTTTTGAGCTCTCTTGTATTTATAATAGGGATAAATTGATTTTTCTCGGATGACTGGATATAGATTTGAGTATGGATAATACATGTATGGACTTGAATATTCCCAATATGTGGCATCAGTATTGTAGAATGGACCAGAACTATCACCTGGTAAACATTGTCCGGCTCCTGTACTATTCATTGCCCAACCACAATTTATGCATTTACTACATGAGTACCTTGATCTATGACCACAGGAACCACAATAATTTTTAAAGTATCCAAAATAACTATAAAACCCTTCCTTCTTATCATCCAGTGCACATTTAGTTGGTACGCTTAATAATATAACAGCACAAACAAGTACCCAAAATAATATAAGTATATATCTATCCATAATTTGTTTATATATAATTATGGATATAAAAAGTTTTATTATAATCTTAATAAAACTTTTTATATTTCATAACATAATAAACTATAACTAAACTTATTCTATAACATAAAGTTTATTGCCTTTTAAAATTTTCTTTTTTTACAATATACTTAATAATGAATTTTCAAGAAACAGGCAATAAAATTCCTATCTCAGCACAAGAATTAGTAGAATATGTCCATAATCAGTTAGCAGCATATGATGCCTTTATTGCTGCAAACAAAACTCATCCAGATTTCAATCCATATACTCATCCAATTATTTATCAAACAAAAGATGGAAAGACTATAAAAATTCCTGATGAAATACAAAAATCAGCTATTAATGATTGGTATCAACAACACGGTACTAATATTCCTGTTATGCAACAAGTACCACAACAACAAGCACCAGTAATACCAAAATTACCACAAGGAAAACCTCAAATTATTGTAGAAGATGATAATGGAGGTGAATTTATGAAATTAGGATTGTTAATTTTTGTGGCGGTTGTGGCATTATACTTATTTTATAAATATAATCATAAAAGTTCTGGATCTAGTTTGAATACTGAACAAATCAGAGCATTTATGTCAAAATAAATTTTATTGTTTAATAGTATATCATGAATATAGAGTCAATATTAGAGCAAATAAAAATAATACAAAATAGAAATGGTATACTTCAACAAATATCAAAAAAAGATAGTAAAATAAAAACCAAAATTATTATAATGAAATTAGAGGGTGGATATTCTAATTTTTTTAGACCTAAATCTATAAATACAACAGGAAAGATAGCAATAGTAAATGCTGGATGGAATGGAAATGATCCGACGATTGGGGGTGGTGGAATTAATGGGGTTTTTAGTGAAAACTTAAAACTCGATGTGAATGATATAAATCAAGTTATAAATGCAAAAATTAGTAATAGTTGTATAAGTGATTGTTATATTTGTGAATGGAATGATTATGTTAAAAATCAAGCAGACACTATATTTAAAAAAAAAGCAGATACACAAGATAATAAAATTGGTGATATTATGTTATATGTTAGAGGTCCAACAAGCAGTGATCAACCATTTGATGATTATATTAAAAAACTATGTAAGAATATGGCATCAATAATTACAATATACAATAAAAATAAAGAAGGTTCATATAAGATTACAACACTAAGATTATCTGGTATTGCAACAGGTATTGCTATTGGTTCAGGTGATCCAGATACAAATTTTAGAATATATATGAAGAATATTATGACATATTTATTAGATATAGGTCTAGAATTTGTAGAATTATCAGCAGTTAAAAATAATGGATGGCATTTATTTAATCCTAATAACAATCTTCAATATTATGATATTAGTACTAAACTTGAACAAATAAAGAAATTAGAAAAAGAAGATATTGAGATTATGGATCATAATGTAAAATTAGAACCAGAAACATATCCAGAAATTAATGTTATTGTATATGAGAATCTTAAGAAAGGAGAAAATGTATTAATAAATAAATTGGTTATTATGGAAAAAAATGCAATGAAGACAACCATACGTAAAATATGTTAAATATTGTCTATCTTTTCATCTTCCTCGATTTTGTTATTTACTTCTTTATTTTCTTTAACTTCAGGTGTGATGTTAAAGGTTAATTCATGTCCCAACAATTTAACACTAGTTGAACTTAATGTATTATCAAGTAAGCCAACTATTAGATTAAATACATTTTTATAAATTTGTCTTTCAACAAAGTCAGGTAAATAACCTATATTCACATTCTTGTCATTTAATAATTTTTCAACAAATTCATCAATTCTCTGTTTAGATAATTCTTGTATTTTACCTCCAGCTAATTGTAAATTATGTTGTTGAGTTGTTGTTAATTTTGATTCCAGACCTGTGTTTATGTTTTTCATTGCTTCTAATTGTTTTGTTAACTCTGCTATTTTGTGATTAGCTTCAGCTATCTCTGTCTGTTTTTCAATTAACATTTTATTGTATTTGTTTGCAACTTGTTCTTCTACTCTTCTTTCCAAATCAATCATTTTTGTTTTCTGCTCATCTTTCCATGATCTAAATTCATCTTTAGTGATAACTCCATCGTTGTTTTTATCTAAATCTTTTAATTCCTGTAGTTGATTTTTAAGTTGTTGAATGTCTGCACTGAGTTGGTATAATTTGCTACTTGAACTGCCCATTTTAATAATTTTATATTATAAAAAAACTTTCAATTTTGAATATAAATTCTTAATATTTTCTGGAATTGTATTGTTAACATTAAAACCTAACTTTTTTAATTCTTCAAAATATACAGGATAATGATGAGAATAGTTGCCAGAAGTAAACATATTTAGTATTTTTTTATGGGTTTTCATTAATATATTTCTTTTTAATAATATTCTTTTAACAGTAACAATATTATCATTGTGTAATACTTTTGCATCCAATGCTGATAATATTACGTTATCATTTTTAGGATTGGTTTTAATATTTACATTTTTCTTCAAGTCAATAAAATCAATCAGAACCTTGGAACTATAAACTGATTTTCTATTATCCATTTCTATTAATATTTGTGGATCTGTTGGTGTTAGATGACTAAACGTATCCATAACAATCTCATCAGTTGCAAGCGCTAAAATTGTTGCCGCACTTCTTGCATAAAATGGAATATATGATGTTATCTTTACATTTGAATTTAATATGGCATTAACAATAATATCAGATGAACTAACAATACCCCCATCTGAATGGATTATTAGTTTTAGTTCCTTTTTTAATGTTTTACATTGATATAAAACATCAATAAATTGATCTTCATTGTCTATAGAAATAAATATATTATTGTCAATATATTTGTTTGAATTATTTAGTATAATTTTTATTATAGAATTGGTATCTTGTTCTATATCGTGTATTAGTCGGATAAGTGATTTCTTAGTGAAAAATGTTGTAATTAAATCTAGATCAATTATAAATGCATTGAATGGATTGTCATTCTTAATTTGTTGACTATATAACAAATATATTAATATGAATGATAACCATACAATAGATGCAAATAATAAATCCATATCTTAACCATTAATTATTATGTAATGGTGAATTGTAATTAGAATTTTAATAATCAAATTTTTATAAAATAACAATAAATTAAAAAATTGATATTCGAAGTTCCTATCAATATTATTATAAAAAGACATTATTTATCTAAAATCCAATATACAATTATTAATCAATATGGATTCTTTTTCTGAAGTCAATTTTACAGATAGTTTGCCATTGAGTAAACAAGCCAAAACAGAACCCGTATCAAGCACTATGAGTTTACAATCTCATCGGATTGGTACGCGTGTTGCTAAAACCACAAGTTTTGCAATTCGTGGAGATGAGAAAAATGCAATGAAATCAGCAAATGACGATGCTGAGGAAATAAGGGAGGCTTATTGTCAAATTTTTTCTCTTCAAGAAACCGTTCATAAGAATAATCCTCTTTGGTTTCTTGATGAATTTAAAAATGCGGGTGAAATTATGCTTCAAGAACTTGCAAATGAGATAAATATTAAAGAAGCACCATCGACTGAAATTACAGTTGCATTTGATGGTCAGTTACATATATTCAAAAATACTCGTGTTGCAACATTTGGTCGTTATGATGGCTGTGATATTAGATTTCCATCACATAATACAACTGCATCTTCAAGACTTCATTGTTTGTTGTTTTTACTTTCTGAAATTAACAAGTATATTGTGGTGGATATGGGATCATTGCGTGGTATCAATACTGAAAAGAGATCATCAGAAAAACCATGTGTTCATAGTATGCCAAAGGCTAGAAATGTCCTTATTTTTGATTGGGATGAAATTGCAATTTTGAGAATGGGAGATATGAAGATTGCTATTAATCCTAAGGAATGTGTGGTTTGTTTTGATCATCCACGTCAATGTATATTTAATTGTGGTCATCATGCAACATGCAACAATTGTGCTGGTATGATATCGAATTGTCCAATTTGTCGTGCTCCAATTAATAAAATAGATTCAGCTATGGCGCTGAAAACAATGGCATGGTAAAAAGTTTTTGTTTATCTAAACATAAATAAACAAAATTAAACAACTTCAATCATTGAATCATCATTTTTATACTTTTGCGAACATTTGAAATTGATACTATCATCTTGTAAAAATTTAACATATTCTTTATTAGCATATCTGTATAATGAAGAATCAATGTCAGGACTTTGTCTGATTAAATTTAAATATATTTCACTTTGATTTTTAATAAATTCTAATGCATTATCCCTTAAACTAGGTGGTAATACTAATTCACTTGCAATTACAGAATATAATTGATCCATTTTTTCTATATATGCAGTATAACTTGCAACAATTTCATCCCATTTATATATTTTTACAGCACCATTTAAAAATGTAATCAATACACTTATTACAAATAGCGATATATTAATAATTAATGCAGCTAATTTATAATTTGGACTATCAACTGTCAATGCCAATGACGATATTCCAGAAATTACACTTGATAATGTACTTAATATTAACGCAATTAATAATATTTTATTTAATTTGTTTTTTGCACTTTCTAAAACATATTGATATATGAATGATGCCTTTGATAGAGATTGTTTCCAATTTCTCAGCGTATTTGCATTAGTATCAGTCCAGTTATTTGATGTATCATTATTTATATATGGTTCAGTTTCATTAGGATTATTTATATCTCTTGCCCGTTTTATAAATTTTGTTTTTTTATCTTGTTCTTTTGATTTAGAATCTGTTATATATTGTTGATCTGTTTCCATATTAATCCTTATATCATCTGGAATATCTTGTTTCATTTTATCAATAGTTTTGGATTTTAATTTTTTCCCATGATGTTTTAAATTTGATGTTTCAGTGTTTTGTTGGGATGATACTGAAACATTGTCTTTATTAATATTAGCTTCCATATCCATTTATGATGAATGATATATAGATGATTATTAAACTTTTAACAACAATATGAATAAAATTGATTTTTCAATTTTATTATTATAAATCATAATACAATATTTTATTAAATGTTGTTAGTTAATGTACAACCATCATCAGATCAATACCGATATAATCAAAATGAAACAAATGATAAAGTATTATTAAAACCTATTAAACATTATCTTGGAATTGAATTTCCTCCAATTCCATACTTGTGGCACTATGATGATTTTTTACAACCATTCCCTGTTTATGGAATTAAGAAAATAAGTATTAATAAATTTAAAGATTTTAAAATTAATTTAGAAGAAATAAATGATCTGAATGATCTGAATTGTGATGTCTATATTCTGGCTCAATATAAAAGGGAGAAAGTACTATATAATGAATCATCTGATTCCAATGAAGTATATTTAGCATATCATACATGGTTATTTAATAATCTGACAAAAACAACTGAGATTGCTGATAAAAAAGTTAATTTTAAATTTAGACTTTTAACAGGTATATATCCAATATCAGGTAATTTTGAACATTATAAACATTATCCTTTTAAGAATGAGAAGAAAAAGTCTGCTGGAGGGATTGGAATTAATAATAAATTAGAATTGAGACAAGCTACTGTTCATCAACATGAAAATCACATTAAATTTTCAGGGATTAATGTTTGTAATTTTAATATCACATCTGAAAACGCAGTATTTGTATCTGTTATGAAATTCCCACATATCTTTATAAATGATAAAAAACAGTTTATTAAGACAAATAAAGGAAAATCAAATTGTATTGTGTTGCATGTTTTTAGAAATGTCCACGATTCTGATCCTAATAATGAGGAGTATCAAAAACTAGTCAATGAATTTTTTACTAAATAATAATCTGTATAATATGTTTTTTTATTTTAAAAATGATCAAAATTATGTCCTAATTTTGGCCATTTTACTGGCAATTCTAAGAACCGAAGTTCTTATAGGGTATTAACTATTTAATAGTTAAATATGAACAAACTTTTAAATATTTTATTTAAATACAGTGTAATTGTAAAATAAAATTCGATTAACTGTCAGTATTATAATATATTTTACCGTTAAGTTGTTGATCGTTCTGGTAAGAATATTATTGGATTATTAGAAATAATTCAATAGTTTTGAGATACTTTTTGATGCATTTTTTTGTGTCACTTTAATGTTTTCTTGAACTTTTCTTTGATCCTTTTCTAGAACCTTTTCTAGATCCCTTTCTAGAACCTTTTCTAGATCCCTTTCTAGAACCTCTTTTTGATGAATGTCTTGAAAGTTTTCTAGAACCTTTTCTTGATCCCTTTCTAGAACTTTTCTTTGAACCTTTTCTTGATGAACCTTTTCTTGATGAACCTTTTCTTGATGAATCTTTTCTTGATGAACCTTTTCTGGAACCTTTGCTTCCCATCCTTCCCTGTTCTACTTTATATCTAGCATATACTCCTTTCATATATTCAACATCTGCCGACATTGTTTTTTTGGCTTCTGGATCTGCTTGATAATTTCTTAAAAGATTTAATCTTCTTTCAATCTTAAGTGGATCATGAGCTGCACTTGCGGCTCTAAGAGCTTGATGTCTAACAGCTTCTGATTTATCAGTAGCATAACCAAATCTACTTAATGAAATTTCTTTTCCTGGTTTTGGTAAAACTTGGCGACTTTTTGGAGTTTTGCCTTTGGCACCTTTATCTGGTGTACATGCTCTTCCTACTTTAGTTCTATCTACATATGAACCTTTTACTTCTGTACCATCACTTTTCTTATATGATTTTCTTGAGTGTGCTTTTCTTGAATATCCTGATCTGACAATCTGTCCTGGGGGGCATGATTTTGATGACATATTATATTATTTAAACGCGAATTTTTTTATTGGATAATATTAATTAAATAAATCTATATGATTGATAATATTTATAATAATAATTTATTAAAGTATCCATTAGATTCGAATGAAATTAAGAATATCGATAAGGTGTGGAAATTGATTAACATATTTAAAAAACCATACATATATGTGACAGAATATAGAAAGTATTTAGTTAAACAAATTAGAAAAAACTATACTATCGATGAATTTTATGAATATGAGTCAATAATAAATAAATTGCTATGGAATTTGAGATGGTTAATTTTTCCATTGTTTGTTAACGATAAAATGTCAAAGCTGGAATATGTGGATCTGATTAAAAATAATTATGGTGACTATCTGACAATACCTAAAAACTTATCATTGTGTGAAGTAGTCAGATATGATGATTTGAATGATTTTGATAATAAGATAAGGAATATTTATGATTATTTGGATGTATATTATAGGAGCTTTATTAATAAATTGTTAATTGTTGATAGTACAGATAAAACAATTTATTATAAAAAGATGGATGGATCATCAGATATATTTTCAAAGAATTTTTTTAATGTTTATTGTATGATGGTCTTATTTGATAGAAATTTATATGAAACAGTAATGTCAGATCCATATATGATTAAGAAAAAAAGTATAGAATTATCAAATTATTATTATCAACATGATTATGGATTTCCTAATGTAAATTTTTGTACATATTGGTTTGGGGATAAAGAATATAGGATTGAACGAATTAGGAAAATGTATTATAATTATTCAGATGATTATAAATTTTGGTTTAAGATAATATAATAAAATTAAAATAAATAATATAATATTTTTTTATCTTGAATTAAATATATAAATATGTCTGAATTAAGAGGAATATTACAAAGAAGTATTGTCTTTCCACATGACGCAAGTGAATTAGTTGCGGCTGAACAATACGGTATAGATCAGAGTAGATTAAACACCATATTAGGAAGAAATATCATTCTTCCAGGTGATCAATCAAAACTCCGCGAAATATTGTTGAATAGAAATGTGCAAAATTTAGAATTATTGTCAGTTTTACACAAATTAATGGAAAAGAAGAGACGCCAAGATGAAGAAGCTCTTTTAACAACACCAGGTATGCCAAGTACTTCAGGTCCAGGTACATCAGGTCCAGGTACATCAGGTCCAGGTACATCAGGTCCAGGCACATCAGGCCCAGGCACATCAGGCCCAGGCACATCAGGCCCAGGCACATCAGGCCCAGGCACATCAGGCCCAGGCACATCAGGCCCAGGCACATCAGGTCCAAGTGGTGTCTCTAAACCAATTGAATTTATAGGTCCTAACTGGTATGGAACACAGGCTGCTTTAGATGGAGCGATAGCAGCTATGCCAAATCCAACAATTGTATCGACCGCTGTTAATACAAATGTTAAAGGTTTAATAAACGATTTGAATGATGTTCGTGCAGGAACATTAACTGCAGTTGATATTAATGATGATGTAGCTTTATATTCTTCAAATACCAAACAATTTTTTTATAACGCCCTTTATCTCGCAGATTCTGCTGCTGCAAAGTATCTATTTAGTATATTAAATTCAGCAAATAGAACAGATTTAGGTTTATCAACTGCTTCTGGTACATCTGGCCCTGGTACTTCAGGCCCTGGTACATCTGGTCCAGGTACATCTGGTCCAGGTACATCTGGCCCTGGTACATCTGGTCCTGGTACATCTGGCCCTGGTACTTCAGGCCCAGGTACATCTGGTCCAGGTACATCTGGTCCTGGTACATCTGGTCCTGGTACTTCAGGCCCAGGTACATCTGGTCCAGGTACATCTGGTCCTGGTACATCTGGTCCTGGTACATCTGGTCCTGGTACTTCAGGCCCTGGTACATCAGGTCCAGGTACATCTGGTCCTGGTACATCTGGTCCTGGTACATCTGGCCCAGGTACATCAGGCCCTGGTACATCTGGTCCTGGTACATCTGGTCCTGGTACATCTGGCCCTGGTACATCTGGTCCAGCAGGGGTTGTACCAAAACCAGCTAATTTCACAGGCACTAATTGGTATGGAACACAGGCTGCTTTAGATGGAGAAATAGCAGCTATGCCAAATCCAGCAGTTGTATCGGCCGCGGTTAAAACAAATGTTAAAGGTTTAATAAACGATTTGAATGATGTTCGTGCAGGAACATTAACTGCAGTTGATATTAATGATGATGTAGCTTTATATTCTACAAATGTCAAAAAAGTTATATATAACGCCCTTTATCTCGCAGATTCTGCTGCTGCAAAGTATCTATTTAGTATATTAAATTCAGCAAATAGAACAGATTTAGGTTTATCTTTAACTGGTGGAAGTATTAATAATGATCCATATTATAAAAAATATAGGAAATATAAATCAAAATATCTAAGTGAACTCAAAAAATATTAATATAATAAAATTAGTTTTTATTTAAAAAAATATATATATTTATATATATATATATATATAAAATGGCTTTATTACAAAATGAAAAAACAACACTAAGAAGTGAAATGAGACCACTTAGATTACAAATGAATAGTCTAACTACTCAAATAGAAAGTGCCCCACAAACAACAAGAACTGAACGAAATACATATAACGCATTAGTTAGTAATTTTGAAACTATTACAGCAATTATATCTTCAACAGAAAGAATAATGCAAATGATTGATGATCTTAATGACACAAATAAAGATAAGACAGTTATAGGAACTTCAGCAGAAGCAGAAAAAACTAATTTGAATAATTTATATGTTGAAAATTTAAAGAAATTAGAAAGACAGGATATAGCAACAGAATATTCAAAATTATCTAATCCTAATAAAAAAACATTACATATTATTCGCACTGATCTTAATGATCCAGTCCTTAATGATAAAGTTCCAGGACTTTTAGTAAAATTACAAGCATTAGGTGATAAATCAAGTAGTGATGGATTTAACTTCTCTGGTGGTAACTCAATCAGTGCAATGAACTTCCTCCAACAACTCCTTGGTTTTTAAACAAACCCATTATTTATTCACATTTTAATAAAATGTAAATAAATTTTAATAATCATACTATAAATTATATAATGGATATACTGATATTACATGATAGTATAAAATTAATTCAAAGTAGGAAATCATTAATAAATACTATAAATAATACAATAACAACTGGTAAAAAATTGATTTATTAAAGAAATTAATTAATAGATCTATAATGTTTATTATCCAAATGTTTTATGATATTTTATTAATTTGTGCTTTATTATCAATACCGATTGCTCTATATAGTTTCTTAAAACCAAAACAAAAACCTAAAAAGATTCTTGTATCAATAGAAGGTAATATTGGTGTTGGTAAAACAAGTATTATGAATATGATGAAAGAAAGATTCAGTAATGCTGAATTCATTTATGAACCAGTTGATGAATGGCATACAATCGTTGATTCGAATGGAAAGGATATATTACAATCATTCTACGACGATAAGAAACGTTGGTCATATACTTTTCAAAATATTGCTTATGTGACTAGAATGAATCATATTATTGATATGATTATGAATTCATCGAAGCGTTATATTATTGTTGATCGTTCATTACAAGCAGATTTAAATACTTTTGCACAAATGCTCTATAATGATAATTGTTTGTCATCTCTGGAATGGAATGCATATAACAGATGGAATAATTTCTTCGAACAATATTTTGGCGATCAAATAGTACACAAATTAATATATTTAAGATGTGATCCAGATATTGCATATCAACGAATGCAAGTAAGAAATCGTGATGCAGAAAAAGGAGTTCCATTTGAATATTTGAAATCACTACATCAATATCATGATAAATGGTTAATGCAAAAGGAAAATGTATTGATTTTGGATGTTAATAAAGATTTTGTTAAAAATAAGTTTAGATTTGAGAATATGTATAAACAAATTATGGATTTTATATAAGTTTTTTTATTATTTAATAGTATAAATATAATGGATTTATTAAATAATTCAGCAAAATCATTATTTGTTTTGTATTTAATGATATCAAGTAATTATCTGGGTAATTTGTTTGGATGTCGCATTCAAGAAGCATTAAATACAAATATGGCACTTAAGCATTTACTTGGATTTTTAACACTTTACTTTTTTGTATCATTAGTCGATACTACTAAATACTCTCCTATGCTAAAATTATTGTTTTCATTTGTAATTTATTTATGTTTCATGATGTCAACTAAAATGAATTCTAAAACATGGATTGCATTTATATCGGTGTTAGGCGGCGTCTATATATTATTCACAGTCAGGGATTCAATAACAGATACCAAGATGCAAGAATATATTAGTTACTTACAATTAGTATTAGTAATTAGTGCTATTATTATATTGCTTCTTGGATTTGTTTATTATTTAGGTGAAAAGAAGATTGAATATAAAGATGATTTTTCATTTACCAAGTTCTTTTTAGGAACACAAAGCTGTAAATTTAGTACACCAGAAATTAATAAATCAGTCGGTGAAGTAATGTTAGAAAGCTTTAAATAAAACAATTTATTAATATATTTTACAGCTAAAAATTGATTTTTAATTGGCAAATATGATATTATTAGAATTCAGTATATTCAAATGGTTAAGTATCTCTATATACTAAGACTGACAGATGGTAAATATTATATAGGAACCACTAATAGAGAACCTAATGCCAGAATTGTTGAACATTTTCAAAATAATGGTTCACATTGGACAAAGAAATATAAACCAATTGAAGTTATTGAGATTTATGAAAATCCAGATATGTTTGATGAAGATAAATTTACAAAAAAATATATGAGTCAATATGGTATTGATAATGTAAGAGGTGGAACATATTTGCAAACCATATTACCTGATTATCAATTAATGAGTTTACAACAAGAATTATGTACATCACAAGATAAATGTTTTAAATGTCAACAATCAGGTCATTTTTTGAAAGAATGTCCATTATATGTTGATGAAACAAGACCAGGTGATTGGAATTGTCAATGTGGTGAACATAATTTTGCCAGTAGAGCGGATTGTAGGAGATGTAATAAAAAAAAGACTGATTCAGAGTTTAAACATGGAGATTGGTTATGTGATTGTGATGAACATAATTTTGCCAATAGAACCACATGTAGAAAATGCAATAAAATATCCCCTAATATGCGATCTGGAGATTGGGTTTGTAATTGTGGAGAATATAATTTTTCCAACAGAATCAAATGCAGAAAATGTAATAGTGACAAAATATAATTGGCGATATTATTTTTTTATTAATTTAATAACCAAAAAAATTGATTATTAGATTGTCTATTTATACTAATATATTTATTAATCAAATCCATCCTGATGGATAATCTTTCTATTTTTAAGAATGAGATTGACAGCCATACTTTGGATATCAAGAACTGGAATGTTTGCATTCATGGCAATCTGAAGCAATTTAAGCAAATCAAGAATGATATGTTTAAGTATGTTTGTCATTATGGAACTATTTATCATGCTGAATGGTTGCACCGTGTTCTCAATATTGATTTGTCATATAACAAATGTGAATTTTTGATGATTGCGATTGATAACAAGAATTTTCAGATTGCAGAATTTATCCTCAATATTTTGAAGAAAAACAATCGTCTGAATCTTACCAAGCTCAATGCTTATGATTATATTGTATCTAGAGAGAATGATATTATTGAATGGTGCATTAAGATGAATATTGTTGATTTCTCTGCATATCGGAATGCTATTATCCGTAAGGCTATTTCCAGTCACGATATTGGTTTGATCAAGTTTTATGCAGCGAGATTTGAGATCAAATGCAATAGCGATAGTGATGCTGAAGCATGGTTTACAGCTTTTGCGAGATTTCATCTCAATGACATTATTGAACTTGAATCATTACACGTGTTTGATTATCCGAAGTACGGAAAGACTTATATGACATATGCTTGTCAGGGTGGTCATTTTGATACAGTCAAGTATTTGGTAAAGACTAAGAAAATTGTTCCTACATTGGGATGTCATATTGAAACTTGTGTATGTTGTTCACCATTTAAGAAAGCAGTAGAAAGTGGGAATGTTGAACTAGTCAAATATCTGTATGACAATAGTTGGACAGAACTTGGATATGTGGAATGGGATGATGCTCCTCTAACTATTATTGATATTTACAAATTGGCTTGTTTTGATACTCAGATTGATGTATTTAAGTTTCTGGCTGAGAAGTATCTGATTGAAGAACAATACAAACCACAAGTTATCAAGTTTTGTATTACACACGATGCAGTTAAAGTGCTCCGTTATATGAAATCAATGGATATTGTCACTGATATGGATATTACTGAAGTTATGAAGAATCATTGTGATTATGTCATTTCGAAGAAGAAGAGTTTTTACTCGTCATATGAATGTCAAGGCTATGGGGAGATAATCAATATGTTCAAGGAAACATACAACTGGGATTTCACTTTTGATGATCTGACAAAGGATGAATGGTTATTGATTAGTTATAAGCAATCTTGATTAGTTTATAATTGCCTTCTATAGAGTGTTTTAGATAAAAAATTGATATTTATTTATTTTATTGATCAGTAATAAAGATTATATTATTTCATACATAATAGAATGGAAGCTATTGATTTTAATCTTTATTCAAGACAGCTTTATGCAATTGGAGTTGAGGCAATGAAGAAGATGGTAACATCAAGTGTTTTGATTAGTGGAATGAATGGATTGGGTGTAGAAATTGCGAAGAATGCAATTCTGCAAGGGTTCAGATCAGTAACGCTGCATGATACAAAAAATACAACTAATTATGATTTAGGAACAAATTATTATTTAACCCGAGATGATATTGGTAAAAATAGAGCACAACAATGTCATTCTAAATTAGCAGAACTTAACAACAATGTGAAAGTTGAATGTTTTACTGGTGATCTATCGGATGATCTTATTAAGAATTTCAGTGTAATAGTTCTGGTTGATTATGATTTAAGTCAACAACTTCAAATCAATGATTACACTCATTTGAATAAAGTTCACTTTATCAGTTGTTCATCTATGGGATTGGTTGGTCAAATCTTTTGTGATTTTGGTGAGAATTTCGTTGTTAATGATCAGGATGGTGAACAATTACAAACATCAATTGTTGAAAATATTACTAATGATGTAGTCCCATTAGTAACATGTGTTGAATCCAAGCCACATGGATTGACGAGTGGTGATCTGGTTAGATTTACAAATGTGAAGGGTATGACTCAGATTAATGATCTGGAATCAATTGAAATTCAATATGTTGACAAATTCAGTTTCAAACTTAAGTGCGACACTAGTAACTTTGGAAAGTATGTTGGTGGTGGTGAATTAACTCAAGTAAAACAAACCAAAACAATGAATTTCAAATCATTAAGGGAATCAATTGAAACGCCTGAATTTATCATGACTGATTTTACCGATTTTGAGAGACCTAGTAAACTTCATGCTATGTTCAGATCATTAAATCATACCAACGATCTACAGACATTTACAAGTGAAGTTAAGAAATTGAAGCCAGAATGTCAAGATGAGCTGATTGAGAAATTCTTTTTAACATACCGAGGAAACGTCACTCCAATGAATTCCATCGTAGGTGGAACGGTTGCACAAGAAATCATCAAAGCATGCAGTGGAAAATTCACTCCAATCTATCAATGGTTGTATTTGGATTCATTTGATTGTTTGCCTGAAAATTACAAGGAGTTGGATAGGACTCAAACTGGATCTAGATATGATTCACAAGTAATGGTATTTGGAGAGAGACTGCAACACAAATTGGCAGGAATGAAGTACTTTATTGTTGGATCTGGAGCAATTGGTTGTGAGCTACTCAAAAATTTTAGTATGATTGGGTTGGGTTTGAAGGCACATGGTGGTAAGATGATTATTACTGATATGGACACGATTGAAAAATCTAATCTTAGCAGACAATTCTTGTTTAGAAATAGTGATATTGGAAAGCCAAAATCAGTCAGTGCAGCGGATGCTATTAAGAAAATGAATCCTGATGTTAATGTTGAGGCTAGATTAGACAAGATGGGTCCAGAAACTGAATCAGTTTATAACATGCAATTTTATAATGATCTGGATGGTGTTGCCAATGCACTTGATAATGTAATGGCTAGACGATATGTTGATTCAAGATGTGTAACATTTAAGAAATCATTATTAGAATCAGGTACGTTGGCAACTAAGGGTAATGTACAAGTAATTGTACCACATCTTACTGAATCATATGGATCATCACAAGATCCTCCTGAAGCCAGTATCCCTGTATGTACCATCAAAACATTCCCCAATGAGATTGCTCATACTATCCAATGGGCAAGAGAACAATTTGAAGATATTTTTGTACAGAAACCAAAATGTGCAGTGGAATATCTACAAAATCCTAATAAAGTAAGAACAATGGCTAGCAGTGAAGCATTAGGATTTATTGAAGGTGTTAAATATACTCTCAATAATATTCCCAGAACATTTGATGATTGTGTTGTATTTGCATTCAATCAATGGCATGAATATTACAATAAACAAATTAATGAACTATTAGTTAAATTCCCACATGATGCAACGACAACAACCGGTGCTCCATTTTGGAGTGGTGCAAAGAAATGTCCTCATTCAGAAACGTTTGATCTAAATAATGATTTACATATCAGCTATCTTGTGTCATTTTCCAATATTTGGGGAAATATATTTGGAATTAAGGGAACAACGGATGTTAACTATTTTAAGAAATTTGTCACCACAATTCCAGTTCCACACAATGTGATAGACCATAACGTTAAGGTAAGTCTGACAGATGAAGAAGAGAAAAAGAGGAGAGAAGAAGAAGCTAAATTAGTAGATATTGAAGAAATGATTAAGACATTACCAAATCATAATCATTTTGGAAAGGTTCATATTAATCCTCAAGATTTTGAGAAGGACGACGATACTAATTTCCATATTGATTTTATGACATCAGCTTCTAATATGAGAGCATCAAATTATGATATCAAACAAGCAGATAGACATACCACTAAAGGTATTGCTGGTAAGATCATCCCTGCTATCGCTACCACAACGGCGGTAGTTGCAGGATTTGTAACTCTTGAATTATACAAGTTAGCTCAAGGATTTAAGAAATTGGAAAGTTATAAGAATATGTTTTTGAACTTGGCATTACCATATTTTGGTTTCTCAGAACCAATGAAAATGAATGTTAATAAAGTTGGAGAAAAAGAATATAGTATGTGGGACACATTTGTAGTGCAGGGGGACATAACATTACAAGAATTTTTAGACTTTTTTGAGGAAACGCATAAGATTGAATTAGACACAGTGACATATGGAAACTTTATGATGTATGGTGTGATTGTAAATCCAAAGAAGAAAGCACAAAGATTAAATATGAAGATTAAGGATATTATTGAAAAAGAACTTAACGTTAGATTGGATGCAACATCAATAACTTTACAAGTATGCATGTCAGTCGAAGATTTGGACACAGAAGATGTTGAATTACCAGAGGTATTATACCTATTGGCTTAATTTATTTATTAATTAATAAAAATTGATTTATTAATACTATACAATTTTCAACAATACTATAATCAATCAAATCTTAAAATGTTTAGTTTACCGGTTACGAGATGTGTTATGAACAGAGTTCCTGTTAATTTAGCATGCAAGTCTCTAAGGAGTGTTACTCCTATAAACCTTATTCAAACAAGATATATGTCAAGTCAGAAACAAACATATTCACAATCACAATCACAATCACAGAGAAACCAAAATGTTAATTCTGCAAGCGATCATTTAATGCGACTTGGAAAATTTCCATCAAGAAGTAATGTTGGTATTAACTTTTTATCATCTGGTTATAAGTATGTTGTAGAACGATTTGGGAAATTTAGTAAGGTTGAACAACCTGGATTATGTTTTTTGATTCCATTTGTTGATAGGATTGCATATGCAGTTGATGAGAGAGAACTATGTATCAGAATTGATCCTGAGTTAGCCACAAGTAAAGATAATGTGCAAGTTAGTCTTGGCGGCAATTTATATGTTCAATTCTATGATGCTGAAAAGGCTTCATATGGTGCTAGTACACCAATTTATGCAGTTAGTCAATTTGCTCAATCTGTCATGAGAACAGCGGTTGGTGGACTCAAATTAGATACTTTATTTTCAGAAAGAGCTTCACTTAATACTGAAGTTAGAAAAGCACTAAGCGAAGGTACAGAGAAATGGGGTTGTAAAGTAATTAGATTTGAGATTACTGATTTGGAACCAGTTGATCAAAATGTAGCTCAATCATTACATAAGCAATCAACAGCGGAAAGAGAGAAACGAGAAAAGATTACATCAGCAGAAGCATTCAAACAAGAAACAGAATTGAAAGCAGATGCTTATAAATACAAACAAATTACAGAAGCACAGGGCGATGCAGAGAAGACCAAGATAGCAGCAGATGCAGATGCATACAAAACACTTAAACGAGCTGAAGCAGAACAAGAAGGTATTCGTTTGATTGCCAGTGCAATGAACGAAGTTGGTGGATTTGAATCAATGAAAACCAGACTATCAAGTCAATATTTTGATACATTAAAATCGCTTGGCGGTAAGAGCACGATTATAATTCCACAAAATCTTGGTGATGTTGCATCAATGGTTGCAGCAGGACAATCAGTATTTAGTAATCTGGATAGTACTAGAAAAGATTCTGTTAAACCAGTTACAAATGAAAATGATATGAATAATGATGTATCGTCAAAAGGAGACAGGTTTAACATGTCTGCATAAAAATTGATTTTAATTTATTATAATTATCTTAATTAAGTAATAATCATAATAACAAGTATACTTACAATGTTTGCTGCTAGGGGTGTCGTGATAGCGAGAAATACTATGAACATGAAAAGGAAAGAATTATCTAGTGCAGTAAACAGAACTACTGTTATTGGTGTTGGTATCAATAAGAAAGGATGTATTATTGATACTAAAAATAAAGTTATATATTGTAGGTATCCAGATACTGGTATTAGATGTAAACAATGTCCTTTTAATAATGGATATCCGGCAAAGGTTTATTTAGATGATTATTTTGAGTGTATAAACAAAAAACAAGCATATGCAAAATAATTTATTTATACACCAATTACGCGATTGGCCTGCATTGGACCATAACTACATTTATAATTAGCATTATTTTGGAGCATTCTAGACCATGGATCACCATAATACCACAATGCGACTTCTTCGTTATTAAATGGACCATTATGATCACCACCAATGCAAGCACTATTACCAAACTTATCTACTCCAAAGCCGCAGTTAAAGCAACTTAGACATTGATTAAATGTTTTGTTGTGACATTCTGTGCAAAATTTTCCGACTTGTTCATTAAAATGTTCTTTCTTTGCATATCCTTGACTAATCATTTCAATAAACCATACGGTCATGATAATTAATATTATATAGATAAACCACATTTATTTTATATAATATATCCAGAATATTTTATTTGCAAATATATATAATGAATATTGTTGTAATAATTATATTGTTTTTTATATTTATGTTATTTGTTACAAGTAAAGGACAATTGGAAATGTTTACATTAGAAATGTTCACAGCAGATGAGGCTGTTAAAAATGTAGCAAGTTTATATAATCAAGGTAATTTAACAGTTACTAAAATAACAACTCCAGAAATAGTTGGACAGAATAATAGTTTGAAGGTAACTGGTAATTTATCTGTTCCTGGACAAATATCATCGCCATCATTAGATGCCATTAATACCAATCTGACAAATTTAATAAACTCTAAATATACAGATCTGAGTAATCAAATTAATAATGTTAGAGGTAATTTAGTTAAATGTAATTGGAGTGGAAGAAAATTTGTTAATGGGGATAAAGGATGTGAAGATGATTATTGGTTAGACTGTAATGGAACTTATTTAACCGGGATGATACCAAAGGGATGTTAAATATTTTCTATTTTATAAATATATAATGAATATCGTTGTAATAAGTATATTATTTTTTATATTTATGTTATTTGTAACTAGTAAGGGGCAATTAGAGATGTTTACATCGGATGAGGCTGTTAAAAATGTAGCAAGTTTATATAGTCAAGGTAATTTAACAGTTACTAAAATAACAACTCCTGAGATAGTTGGTCAGAATAATAGTTTAAAAGTAACTGGTAATTTGTCTGTTCCTGGTCAAATTGGATCGCCAACAATTGATGGTATAAATGGAAATATAAATAACATTAATAATAGAATAAATGATCTTTCTAATCAACTTAATGGTGTCAGAGAAAGTTTACCAAGTTGTAATTGGTCTGGTGAAAGGATAGTATGTGGTAACTGTCTTGGAAGTCAGGATGATTATATGATTAATTGTCAGAATGGGAAAATTACTGGATTTAGGGTATTAGGATAAAAAAATTGATTTTTATAATGCATAAATTTTCTTTATGATTTAACAAAATTAATAATTCTTTAAATTAGAATGATTAAAACAGTTATATTTGGTGGAGCATTCAATCCAATAGGTACACATCATTTAGAGATTGCAAATAAATTATTAACAATATTTGATGAAGTATGGATTACACCATGTTATAAATCTATTACTGGAAAAGTATTAGAAGATGCAGAAGACAGAGTAAATATGTGTAATATAGCAATTCAGAATAATGGAAAAAGCAAAATAAAATTATGTGATTTTGAGATTAGAAATAAATTACATGACGAATCTTCTGTTATTCTTGATAAATTTTTAAATCATTATTCAAACTTCAATAGAAAGTTTTATTTTGTAATAGGGATGGACAATGCAACAACAATTAATAAATGGCAAAATTGGGAAAATTTAATTAAAATGATTCCATTTATTGTATTACCAAGAAAAGGATACTCTGAAAGTGAAAGTAATATGTGGTATTATCAATATCCGCATATATTTCTAAAGGATATTCTTATAGGGGATTTTTCATCAACGTTGATTAGGAAAGATTTAATGAAAAACGGGGAATCTGGTGATATTGATGAAGATGTATTAGAATATATTAAAAAACATCATTTGTATTTACCAGAACATTAAATAAAAAAATTGATATTTCAAAGTCAAATATTTTGTTTATTAATAATATAATACTTTAGAACATGAATGTTATTAATGCTATATTGGCTGGTAATGAGGAAGAGTTTAATAAGAGCTTAGATGGTGTTGATATTAATTTTACAAACAATGGATTTACATTATTATGGGTTGCTATAAATGGATCGATGACAAGACCACAAACAAAAAAGACAGAGTTTGCAAATTATAATATTATAACGATATTATTAAATAAGGGAGCTGATCCAAATAAAAAATGTATTTTAATGACTCCATTATATGCGGCAGTATATCATAACAGACCTGATATAGTTAGATTATTACTATTAAGTGGTGCAAATCCAAATGAACCAAGTTTACTTAAATGTTTGAATAAAAAAATGATGTTAGAATTACCATTACATTTAGCTATTCGTGAAATCAGCACAGAGATTGTTAAATTATTATTATTACACGATGTTCTATATAATAAAATAACACTAGATAAAGTAATATACGGTGTGAGAAAGGCAAACAAAGATGCAAATAATTCATTTAATTATGAAATTTATAAAAAATTAAAGAATATATTTGAGATATTAAAAAATAATTATAATAATGCATTTGAAGACAGAGTTAGTGATTTGATGAGTAAATTTCCTAAAACAGGAACATATGAAAATTATTATTCATGTTTCCAGAAAATTAATAAAGATCAATGAATTTTAGATATTCATTTGGATGTTTCAATTCAGATTGTTTATTATAACCAAATGCATTTATACCACATAATATATTATTTATTTTCATTTCTATGTTACAGTGAGAATGTCCACATAACCAAAATTTTACTGGATCTTTAATTAAATGATCCAAATCAGATGCAAATCTATCTTGATAAGGAGCAAATATACCGGATTTATATTTTGGTATAATTAATTTATATGATGGTAAATGATGAGTTAATATTAATAATGGTTTTTTACTATTATATATATTATCTGATAACCAATTTTTTGCTATAACATGTAAATTATTAAGTTCATCAAATGTTATCGCTCTATTATTTGATTTAATATACAAATCATCTCCCATAATTTTAAGAGGTGATTTATTTATTTTACTCCATAGAGTAGTTCCTAATACAATATAATCATCACATTCGTAACTAGTATTATTAAGAAAATGTATATTATTGAATTGTGATACTAGTTCTTGTATTTTATTATCAACATCATTGTAGTTATATTTGGATTGCCAATATTCATGATTTCCCGATATTATAAATATTCTATCCCAATTTTGAGATGCATGTCTCATAAAATGTAAATAATTTTCTTTGAATGGATTTCCTATATCACCTAATAGTGCTAAATTATTGGCAATTGGTTTGATTGTTGGCAATACATTTCTATATTCTAAATGTATATCTGAAATATACTGAAATTTTGGAGATATTTTATAAGAATTGTATCTTACATTACTTTTTGACGCAGAATGTAAAATTGATCTAAGCATATAGTGATAAACAATAACTATATAATTTAAAGTAATTTTTATTCAATTTTACTGGGAAAATAATATATTGTAATATATATAATATGCCAGAATCAGAACCAAGAGTTATATTATATTTTGCAGATTGGTGTGGTCACTGCAAAAAATTTAAGCCAGAATGGAACAAATTAAAAATAGAACTTAAAAATATGAATATCTCGTTTGCTGAATATAAAGATGGAACCGATGATGCAGTAATACAAAGTGCTGGAATTCGTGGATTTCCTACTATTAGGATAGATGGAAAAGAATACAATGGTGATCGATCAATTGATGCAATATTATCTTATTTAACATCTGATAAGAAAGGAGAATTAGACATGAAATATCAACAATGTGGTGGAGGTGCTAGATTTGGTTTTAGTCCAATATCAATGCGTGGAGGTAAGGGTAAATCAGATGAATACTATAAGATTAAATATTTGAAATATAAAGCTAAATACATGAAATTAAGAAGTGAGTTAGGGATTTAACTCAGTTTTTAATTGAATAGAATTGAATAGAAATTTAAATAATGTACATTATTTAATTTTCCATAAAATTAAAACACAAATTATGCATCTAACTGGATTATTAATTATGACTCATGTTGAATAAAATATTGGTTTAACGCATAACAAAATTTTGTATAATATTATAAGTTATAATTTGATCTGAAGCAATATATGAAATAGAGATTAAATATAAATTATAAAAACTATAGATTTCTTATTAATTTTAAATTTATTTTATTATATTTTAGTATATATATAAATGGAAGATCAAAATAGGATTATTGAATTACAAAAACCTGTTAAACGCAATATAGGGAAAACTGATAATTCGCAATCAAGAAAACAAATTTTATCAGTTGTAAGAAAAGGAAAACCATTAAAAGAAACTGATAAATATGATAATGATCATGAACATGATAATGATTATGAACATGATTATGAACATGAAAATAAACATGAAAATAAACATGAATCATCGCAAATACATAACTGCTGTGATAATGATTATTGTGAAAAATGCTCAAGCTCATCAAGCTCATCAAGCTCATCAAGCTCATCAAGCTCATCAAATCATCATTGTGAACAAAATTCATCAAGCTCATCAAGTTCAGATTGTCATGTTGGTCCTAGAGGTCCTAAAGGTGATAAAGGCGATAAAGGTGATAAGGGAGATAAGGGTGACCAAGGAGAACAAGGTATACAAGGTCCACAAGGTCCACAGGGTCCACAAGGCCTACAAGGTCTACAAGGTCCACCTGGACAATGTAGATGTGACGACAGTCATAGTTCTCGACACAGTTCATCTAGCTCATCTGGTTCATCTAACTCATCTAACTCATCTAGCTCATCTAATAATTGTGGAGATTGTTGTGATACAACTAATGAATGTGATGGTTCATCTGATCATCATTGTCATAGTTCATCATCTAGCTCATCATCTACCGCATGTGACTCTTCAAGTTCACATTCTCATGGTCATCGTTCATGCTTATCATGCATTGGATGTATTATAATTGGTCCAACTGGTGCTACTGGTCCAACTGGTGCTACTGGAGAGAAAGGTGATGTTGGTGAGAAAGGAGATACTGGTGATAAGGGTGATACTGGCGATAAAGGCGACACTGGTGCCACTGGAGAGACCGGTGCCACTGGAGAGACCGGTGCCACTGGAGAGACTGGTGCTACTGGAGAGAAAGGTGATACTGGAGAAACTGGTCCAAAAGGTGATACTGGTTCAAAGATCAGATGCACAAATCAAATATTTAAAGGTATATGTGTAGATGATTTCACCAATCAACCTGGCGAGGATGGACAAATGTTATTAGAATTAGACACTGGTCTAGTGTTTACTCATATAAATGGTTTCTGGGTTACCGCAGCACAACCAATTAAACCATTCTTATTCTTATGTGATGGATGTGGACTTGTCCAAGTTGACGATACTGATCCAATAGTTCAAAACTATGTCGAATTAAATGCTCTTCATCCTGGAGATTTACTTATTGAAATAACTACTGGTTTAATGTATGAATTAGACGAACAAGGTTGCTGGAATGTATCATGCAGTGTTGCTCTTGGTCCTGCTGGTCCAACTGGTCCAACTGGCTACTGTGGTCCAACTGGTGCTACTGGTCTTGGTGATACTGGTGCAAGTGGTGACACTGGTGCAACTGGTGTTAGAGGATCTAAATTCAAATGTGTTGATGAATTATATAGAGGTGTATGCTTACCAAAGAATGACACCACTCCAGGCAGTACTGCTGGACAATTAAAATTTGATGAAAGTGATGGAACTGTATATGAATGGAATGGTTCTGATTGGGTACAAAAAGTAATACCTCTGCCATTTAATTTCTTATGTGATGATGGAGTTATTTATCATATGGCTGGAACACCCCCAGTTGATGAAAATGTTCCAACATTAGAAGTTGCATGCGATTTATTACCAGGTGATGTATTGCTTGAAGTAACAACTGCTATATTATTTGAATTACAAGAAGATGGAACATGGACTGAAGGATGCAATATTCAATTAGGTCCAATTGGTCCAACTGGTCCAACTGGTGATACTGGAGCTACCGGCGAGACTGGAGCTACTGGCGAGACTGGAGCCACTGGAGAAACTGGTGCCACTGGTGAAACAGGAGCTACAGGTGAGACAGGTGCCACTGGAGAGACTGGTGCTACTGGCGAAACAGGTGCTACTGGCGAAACTGGTGCTACTGGTGAAACAGGTGCTACTGGAGAGACAGGTGCCACAGGAGAGACAGGTGCTACAGGTGAGACTGGTGCTACAGGCGAAACAGGTGCCACAGGTGAGACAGGTGCAACTGGCGAGACAGGAGCTACAGGTGAGACAGGTGCTACAGGTGAGACAGGTGCCACCGGAGAGACTGGTGCAACTGGCGAGACTGGTGCTACCGGAGAGACAGGTGCTACAGGTCCAACTGGTGCAACCGATGTTGCAATTACAGAACCATTATATTCAGCTACAAACCTAGTAAATATAAATGGTGGAGTTACATTCGCATACCAGAGAAAGGTTGTTGTAGGAACAGTACCAAATCAATATGTAAATATTCAAATGTGTTTCACTCTAACTCCTCAAAGTTCTCCTCAACAAGTAGCCTTTACAATTCCAGGTGTTGTAACAACACCTCTATCCGCTGGAATTGCAAACAATCAATGTATAGGACATGTAACAACCATATCATCTGTCTATAGTGGAAATGATGGTATAGTTCGTCTTCTTAATAATGCAACTGGTGATATAGAAGTTAGATTTGACGCTAGTACAACAAATCCTTATGAAGTGTATACAACAGTTAATTACACAACAATATAAAATAATAAAAAATTGAATTTTATAATATAACATTGATACTATTAAATTCAGTATTTAACTTTATTGAAGTTTTTAATATGGATCAATTACTTCCATATTGGTTTTCAAATGAGAAGGTTTGGTTTGGAGCAACTCCAGACGACGACAAACTAATAACAGAAAAATTCGGGCATTTGTTATCCGACAATCCAAATATTAAGAGTATTAAGGAACATTGTAATAGGGATGAATTGTTACAAAACATATTGTTATATGATCAAATCATAAGACATGTTTATCGAGGAAATAAGGAAAAGATAAAAGAACTGAGTAGATTTTCATTGGAATTATCATTATATGTTCTAGATCTGAATTTGGACAAACAATATTTACCTCAAGAAAGAGTTTTTATTCTTATGCCCCTGAGACATACATTTGAACTTGATTATCTGAGAATTGCACTTGACAAAATTAAGGAATATCGGAGTGAAAATGATTGTAATTATTATGTAAGATTTTATAAGGCAACCATCTTATCAAAGTCAGATATTGAAACACACTTGGTTGTACCAGAAAACATTAATGATTCAATCACAAATGATGAAATATTTAATGCTCTGGATCCAAATTGTGTAAAGAATTTGGAAGTTATCAGTGAAATAAATAAATCAGAACCAATTTATAATGCTTTTCGAGATACAATCAATAAGATGAAAGATGTTAAAGCAGTTACTTTGTCATTATCAGGAGGAGTTGATTCAATGATTTCAAGTTTTAATCTTTACCATCTCTCAAACAAACAACAGAAATTTAAGATTATTGCCGTTACAGTTGATTATGGCAATAGGGAAGACAATAAGTATGAAGTTGAATTTGTTAAGAGATGGTGTCGTTTACTCGGAATTACACATTATGTTCGTCATATTACTGATTTGAAGAGAAATCGTTCACAAGATAGAGATTTGTATGAGAAAATGACAAGAAAAATGCGATTTGATATGTACAGAAGATTTAACAATCCGGTAATTCTTGGTCATAATCTTGGTGATTGTCTTGAGAATGTATTTAATAATATCAAGAAAACTAGATCATTGAATAATTTAAGAGGAATGGGTGAATTCAGTGAAGAAGAAGGTTGTCAAATAGTCAGACCAATGTTGGATATTTCAAAGGATTGTATCAGAGCATTTGCTAGAAAATATATGGTTCCTCATTTACCCAATTCAACACCATCATGGAGTGAAAGGGGAAAGATTAGAGATGAATTGATTCCATTCATAAACAAATTTGATCAGGCTATTATTCCAGGAATGATAAATCTAGCTGATAATATGAAACAATTATATGATATCTATAATATTTCAGTTGTTGAGAGATTTTATAATTCTATTGACATGAATGAATATAGAGTCTTGATTGATTTGCCAGAAAATGCACCAGAAAAGAAGTTTGGATTTGTATTTTGGAAAGATATCGTATGCAGAATTCTAAGAAAACTGGACTTATCGTATCCTTCCAATAAAGCAATTGAATCGTTCAGCGATAGAATATCATATAACCAATATGGAATGATCAAGCTGACAAAGACAATTGGATTTAAATATACGAATACAAATATAGTATTACAATTGAAAGAAGAGCCAAATATTCCAATTATCAAAAACAATAAAATTAAGAAAGTGGATTATGATAATCATGATATTATATTTAATCCACTATATATCATATTGATTTGTGGTGTTATGATTGGATTATTTTTTTATTTGGAGTAAGATAATTTGTTTATTTAGTTGATTAATAAACAAATTTACTTAAGTGCAATGACAACACAATACAAAAGGAACAAACCAGCAATGATGATTTCTGGACCATACTTATCAAAGATAGTGGGAACTTTCTTGACTTCTGGCTTGCGGACTTGGATTGTAAACGGAGCTGGAGGTGGAACATAATCACATGGAATTGATGTAATTTCCTCAGGATTGAGTGTCTTAATTTGGAAGTTTCCAAGACCCATGTGATCAAGATATCCCTGCTTGCGATAATAGTTGCGAACACCAACACCAGCAATAACTGCAATACGCTTCAAACCAAAATGATGAGTGAGCTCTTCTGCCTTCTTGATCAGTTTCTTACCAAAACCCATATGCTGAGCACTCTTACTCTCATCATTTTTCTTGTTGACAGGAACAACTGTACCATAAACATGAAGTTCACGCATCAAAGCTGTGTTGATGAGCTCTGGAAAAACACATCCCGATTCAGCAGAAATCCTAAGACGTAGGAATCCATAAATAGTATTTCTGTCAGGGCTCTCATAACTGATGAAATACTCCTTTCCATCAGATGCATTGTATTCACGAACAACCAGTTCTGCAAGTTCAATATCCGTTTTCTTATTCTTGACTTCACGACAACGAATGCATTTACACTTTTGTCCACGAAGATGCATTTCTTTCTGGAGAACTTGACGAAGATCTTCCCGATCATTACCACCCGAGATATATAGACCAGGAATATCTCGGACGAGACGATTAATACGAATCCATGGATGAATCCGATCCTTAACACCCATCAAAAGTTCCATAAGAGGACTGGAAGGGATATCCTTAGTTTTACCAATTTGAATTCTAATGTCATCATATGTTTCTTCGGCATAAGGCTTGTACTTACGATTATCTACTTTAGTAAGACCTTCCGGATTAGCATCTGTATCATAATTTCTCTTGTAATTGTTATACCATGTTTCGATTCTGGTCCATGGCACAACGGAACAAGGATAAATTTTCCATTGATCAGCTTGGAGATCTGGAGAATTCAAAATATATTCAAACATAATCTTATCTTTTTCAGGATCACTGTTTGGAAGATCAGGCATCAAGTGGATATCAACCTTAAAACAACTATTTTTGAGAAGCTTAATAGCGTTGATTGCGTCTTCGGTTGTGCATCCGCGATTAACATACTTGAGAAGTTCATTATCAGTATGCTGAATACCAAGTTGCACCCGAGTCACACCAAAACGACGAAACCGAATCAATTCATCAGGAGTGATTTGGTCAGGACGAGTCTCCAGTGTCAAACCAATAATTCTGCAAAATGCATCTTCGTTAAGTTTGACTTCTTCTTCAACAGAGAGACGTGGACGTGGATTAGTTTCAAAGTCCTTGTCGTAGAAAGTGTTTGCAGAATAATAGAGATCACGAATGAATTCATCCTGATAATCCTTTGGATATGAAGACCATGTACCTCCAAGAACAATCAATTCAACTTTATCAAAATGATGGCCATTAATGAGATAAGTAATACCACGATCGCGGAACTGACCGACTGCATCAAATCGGTGCTGATTGGCACGTGCCACTGCAGGCTCTTTCTTGATGTAAGATTTCGCTTGTCCAGGTTCCGAAGGACAAAAATGGCATGAATATTTACAACTAAAAGTTTTATATTTCGCTGATAATTCTATGGTTAGCTGTGATTTATCAAAAGGATCACTTTTATGAACATCTTCTTGAACTTCTAAGCCATATTCTTGTTCAGCTGTTTTAGGCCAAGGGCTAGTAACAACTGTAACAACCATAACACCACTCATACCTCTAACTTTTTTTGACTTCATAAATTGTTCGTAATGTTCATTCCGAGCAATTTTTTTTCCATTAACCATCATTCTATAAACGTAAAGTAACTTACTTGGGCTCAACGTGATGTGAACATCCTTTTGCATGGCTTTTACAAATGCAGTAAAATCATCATCTGAATTAATTTCTGTATTAAGAAGTTCCCTAATAACATTTCCAATAACAATTGGATCTTCAACAAAATTACGAGGGGTGGGAATAACATCTTCAATGTCCATCTGACCACTAGATGAAACACATTCCATTTTGTATTAAAAATACCCTAATAAAAGGATTAATTTGATTCCTTTATTAATAAGACAATTATGAATTATAATTATCAATTTTTTTGAATATATCGTATACTTTGTTCATTTGCGAATGCATAATTGTTCAATATTGTTTTATTCATTTCTATTATATTATTAAAATACTTTCTAATTGGTCTATATTCTATTAAACTATTATTTGTATTTAATAAATATGATGTTAATATATCATCAATATTATTTAGATTATTATAAGATATCCTCAATAGATTTTTGTTGGTGTTGATACAATATATATTTTTAATAATGTCGCGAACAACTGTATCTTCAAATGATTTTATTCCACCAAATTGTTTTATTGGTTCAAAATGCATTTTCCCATCAAATTCTATTAATACATTATATTTGGGTAAATAGAAATCAAATTTCAATAAATTTATATTTTTACAATCAGGAAAAGTTTTTTGTTCAATATATTCAATATTATGTTTATCTAAATATTTAGAAATAAGTGTTTCTCCTGCTGATTTAGTATTACATGGACATCTAGTCCATTTATCACGATAAGATGCAAATAAAGTGCTATAAATTTTAAAACATTTACCACATTGTATATCAATTTTTGATCTACTGTTATTATATCCACTAACTAATTTATCTCCAAATGATAATATATAGTTTGTAACATAATCAATATCTAATTTTAATGCATATTTAACGTTATTATGTGAACAATTTTTACATCTACATCCTAAATTTTTGTATGAAGTGTAATTCATTTTAAAAATTGTATTACATTTTCCACATTTTATATCTAGTTTATCCATACATCCATTATATACAGTAGATATTAACGAATCACCATTAGATTCTATATATATTTTTACATCATTAATTGTTATGTTTCTTTTATTAATACATAATAAACACCATGGTTGTTTTTTATATCCATTCCAAGTAGATTTATATGTTTTAGTACAACTATTACACTTGATGGTTAAATTAATATTTGACTTTTTATCTTCAATATTTATAAGTTCATCTCCATTTTTAATAACATATTCCTTAATAAAATTATATGATATTTCATTATTTTTACATTTGCAATTTAATTTCTTTTTATAATTATAAAACATCATGTCAAATGTTTTATTACAATTTCCACATATATATTTAATTCTTGGACCACCTTTGACAAAATATAATGTTATAAACACATCTCCACGTTGTTCAATAATTTCTTTAACATGTTCTTCATTTGTTCTATTATTTAATCCACATCTTTTCATGGAACATTTACGACATCTAACCCCATCAATATATCTATAAAATGTTACTTTGTATATAATTTTACATTTTCCACATTCTATATCTAATTTAGTTTTATTATTAACATATTTAGTTGATATCAAAATATCTCCTTCATTTAAAATAGTATCTTTTACATAGTCCAATGTATATTTTTTCTTCATTATATAAAATAATGCATAAATCTTTAAATTTTTTCAATAATAAACTCTACAGTATAATTAAATATGGAGTGGAATATATTGAATATAATAGTATTATCATGTTTCTTCTTATTGATAATTAGTGCAATAATATTGTTTATGAGATATCGGAATAGCAATATAGTATTGACTGAATCATTTTATGATATAACACCATATGAGGCGCATTGGGATATATTTAAATGTCTGGATCCGGAATGTGTTAAAAAGAAAAGTTATGATTGTTATAAATGGTGTGATAACTGGGACGAGAAGGGAGGTAGTGAGAATTGCCGTTTAAGATGTAGTGATTATGCAGATGAACAATTTGATTATTTAAAGTTTAATGATTATACATTTAATTATCTTTTACCAAAGTTTGATAAAGTTACAATATTAAAGGATGATAATGAAGTACCTAAATTAAAGAATTATTTCATTTTAGATAAAGAAATACCATTTGAAGATAGAATAAAGCAATAAAATTAATATTTATTTGATATATAATGATAATGATTTATAGTATTTGGATGTTTGTTTATTTAACAAAATAAACAAACCGAATTAGCATATAACATAATTTTATGGATACTCATGAACAAAATCAAATTTACAATGAACTGATTCTTCTTGATAATCATAAGATTTAATTATATTTACATTTATTGCTCTACCCAATATACCTTTGTGACCAGTTTCCCCATCTAAATATTGATATTTTGAATATTCGTTATATTTTTCATTATATATTGTTGAGATACTCTTCATTCTCCATAGTCTACTAATGATGTGGCTCATGTGTGGATTTTCAAAAATCCCCCATTTATCATAAAATTTTGGTAAATCTAAAATATAAAATGTTGATGTTCTACTGTATTGTTTTGTATTCATAAAGTAATTTGATGAAGGATCAAGATCCATATTGTTGATCTTAAAATTATCAATGATATCTTTATGTGGTTCAATCATTATATCAATATCTGATGTTTTAATTCCATCTTTATCAAAATAATGATATTCTTTTCTGGGGTTAGGATTTTCTGAATAAAATGTTGTTCCAGTTCCTTTAATTCTTATTCTAAATTTAGGAATTTTTTTACTAATATAATCGATCAAATCACTAATAAATTCATCATATTGAGATTTGGTTACAAAATTTAATGGTTTGATATGTTGAATCATCATATTGTAATGATCTATAGAATTTGTTAATTTGATCATATCATTCCTAATAATATTTGAATCAAGTTTTTGTTTATTTCCAGTAAATGCACTATATATATCATTTAGTAATTGTTCTGGGTTCATATTGCGCTTTTTCCAATTACTTATTTTTCTTGAAATAGTGGTTAATTTATCGCTCAATAATGGGCTTATTTCTGCATCAAATTTATTTTTTAGGAGATCATCAGTTGCATAAATAGGTAATCCACATAATGATTTATCAAGTGCATTTTGTAATGTATATGATTCATCTGTAAATAATTTATGCATTTCATGTTTGTATTTTTCGAATAATTGTTCGTTTGTTATTTTATTATTAATTAATAATAAATAATCATTAAACAAATCGAGAAACTTGCTTGTAGAAATATAAACATCTGTACCCTGATATTCAACAACTATTTCTTCAATTGTTTGTTTTTTAATGTCATCTTCATTTTCTGATTCTATAAAAAACATCTTTTCTGTATTATCTTGTTTCGTTACTAATGTTTTAAATTTTGAATTTGGCGGTAATAATAATTCGTGTTCAGATTCACCATTTTCATCATAACCACGAACCCATAATGCTGGTGTATTTTTTGGAATTTTTATTTTTATTAAACAACATTTATTAGATTTTGTTTGTTGTTTTTGTGATGTAAGATAATTAACAGCCTTTTCATAAGATAATGAAGTTGAAATAAAAGTTGGTTCAATAACTGTTGTATTTGAAGCATATTTTTTATTCAGATCTGCAACATGCCATAGAACAACATTACTGCATGAATTATCATCAAGTGTCCCTTTAAATTTATCACATAATAATTTATTTAATTCGGCCAATTCAGTTTTCATTTTATTATAATTTAAAGGATTTTTCATATATTTCTTAATTTGAGATTCATTATTTTTTATTAATATTTCAAAAATATTTATATCACTAATGTTAATAAAATAGTCCATAAATTTGGTAATTTGTTCATTTGCAATTTTTTCATCTTGTGAAAAATCCAGTATATTATTTTTAAAACCTCTTGCAACATTGATATCTGTACTATAACGACTATTTAATATTAAATATGTTAAAATAGAAATAATCAAATAATTCTTAACTTTTAATTTAAATCTTCCAAATGAAGATAGGTATGAAAATAGTCCATTGTTATATATTTGTTTATATTTAAGAATTTCATTATAATAATTATATTTTTCTCTTGTATATGAAACAATAAAATGTTCTATTATAAAATTATGCCAGTCAAACCATTTTGGATATTTATTTCCGAAGATGTCTGTATTTAAGTTATTTCTAACAATATTGTTAACATATTCAGTAGAAGCATATAATTGTTTAATAATATATTTATCTTCATAATCCTGAATGTTATTAACATCCACATGATCATATAACGGTATTATTTGATTCATTGGTTCTAAATTTCCTAAAAATGGTCGTATTAGTGATAATTCTTCTTTAAATTTCATAAAATTAAAAATAGTATCAAATGCAACATCAAAATTGTTAGATATGTAAACAAATTTTTGATCTATCTTGGTATCTATGATATTATAACATGGTAATTTTTGTCTATCATAGTCATTAAAACCTGGTTGATAAGAATAGTAATTATTGACTCCATTTTTAAAATTATCAAATTCAATATCTTTAATTATAAATCCAGAATCACGTAATAATTCAAATTCAAAAATATATAATCGTTTTCTGAAATCCATATAAGTAATTGTAGCAGAATTTGTTACATATTTTAGTAATCCACTTATATACCTTGTAGTATCCAGCTGGGACCACCTCATTTCACCATGTTTAACCTTTTGGTCGCTAGATTGAGGTAATCTACAATGATCCAAATAATGACCAAGTGATATTAATGATTGTTTTGCATCTTCAATATTATATAAATTCCATCCCCATGGTGGAGAAAATGCTAAATAGAAAGCTAAATTATAAATATAATCTTTTTGTGTGGGATCTACTATTAATTTATGAAATTGAATCATATATTTGATAATACAATGAAATAATATAGCAGAACTTAATCCATATTGAACAACGTTAATCCACTTAGAAACAGGGAATTCAAATATATTAGTTAAGACATCACTTGATATTTGGAATTTTTCCTTTTGTGTTGCACCCGATTCATCGACTCTAGCAATACTATAAAACATTGCTGCAATAAATATAAATTTTAAGATTGTCTTGTTTCCATTATTAGTAAGAAAATTATAAATATGTTCATTATTTTGTTTTATAAGTGATAAAAAATATGCGCATGTTGCAATTGATCTCAAATGATTTAAACCATCATGATTTATTCTAGTGATACCTGATGGATATGGTTTTTTTGATATATTATTGTAAATTGTTTTAATAAATTTTGTTAAAAATAATTCGTCATTGATATCTGGTATATCTAATTCTTCTAAATATTCACTATACTTTATTGCTAAATTTAAACTATTAATAATTTTAGGTTTATTGTTAATATCATTTGGAACTACTTGTCCTGTATTTTTCTCAAGGGCATCAATTATTAATTTATGTTTGTTAACAAAATCTTTCATGATATCTTTATTTATTTGTGGTATTGACACACCCATAGCTGTTTGTGATATTATTTCATCAAGTTTTTCTGGTTTTGGAGTTGATTTTGGTTGACGTATGTATTTTTTGCCGATAATTTTTGCTGGAAGTGGAGGTGGTGTTGGTTTTATCCACATTGAAATTTTATTAATCTGATCTATTCTATTTTTTATAATTATTATATTGTTTAAGATCTTTATGATATTTGAATCCATATAATATTATCAATATATACTATATTTATACAAAAAATATAGTATATATTTGTGTTGTTTATGTTATGTGTTAATGAAATATCAAAATAGGTAAATTTATTGGAATAATGCTGCTCTTGAAACTGGAGATGGAAAGTATATTGGAAATTCGGGAATTCGGTAGCTCCAATCTCTTGAAGTTGTTGTAACTTTTTCACCAAATATATGTCTATCATAATAATTGGTATGTTTCCATGTATCACAACCTTCAGTGAAAAACGGTCCTTGTTCGTCACCAGGTAAGCATTTTTGTGTCATTCCTTGACGACATAATCCACAATTAGAATAAGATAAGCAATCTCTTGGAGTTTCGCTATAACAATCCAGTGATGTTTTTCCAACCCATAATGGATCCCATTGGAAATGTTCCAGATTATTTGCTTTTTCTTGTAATAGGAAGAATGCAAAACATGTAATTATGAATAGTAGTAGTAACAAATACATATTTTATATTTTTATATATTATACTAGTATATAAAAATGTTAACGATTATATTGGTAATATTTACAGTCTGCTTATTGATTGTTATATGGAGATGGATGCGATTGCACAATATAGTGATTGAGGGCATAGATAGTTCACTTTCAACACAAGGATCAAAATTTGGCAGTACAGATAAGCAATTATATAAAGGCACATTTAATGGCACATTTAATGGTCGTATGGCAATAGATGATCAATACTTTTATGATAAACTATTTGATGATGTTGTATATTATCCAAATGAATATGAAAATGATTATAATCTGAATGATGTTAAAGTAACGGGTTGGGAAAGATGTAAGCAAGAATGTCCCGGTCATTGTGTCGAATACGGGATTGGTGGTGCCTCTTATTGCTTTTCGTATTAGATAGAATGATATGTTCATTGTTGTTTAGAGTATATCAGGAGTATTGAAAGAATTTTAGATAATTATTTAAATAAACCAAATAAAAGTATTATAGAATATTCATCAATAAAAACATATTTTGATTTAATAATGGATACAAATAATAAACTTAAAACAGATATTAAAATCTAAAATATTTAGCATATTAATTTAGTTGCTTTCCATATTAGATATAATGGTATACTTATTTTGGGGTGGTAGTTTAAGTTATATATGCAAATCAATTAGCCAAATGTACTAAGTACATAAACATAAAAAGTATTATAGTATACAATTGTACTAAAATATTATAAGTTAGTACATTCGGCTAATCTGATTGTACTAATCGGCTAATCTGATTGTACTAAGTAAATATATATTGCACATATTATGTCTCCTATTGATCAGATTAATAATTTATTGGGTATCCGATAATGGGAAAATCTATAAAAATACCTTAAAAATTGGGCCCGAACACAAAGTTTGTGTTGAATGAAAAATTTAATTGTAAAAATTTTTAAAATACCATTATTATGTATACAATCAGGTGAATAAAAAGTAATATAGAATCCCAAAAATAATTTCATATGTATTGTGAAATATGGGAATTTTTATAAAATATATTAACAATATAAATGTAATAAGCTACCTATTTATAATTAAAAGTTAATATATCAATAAAGTACCAATCATGTACTAATCAATAAAATAATAAAAAGTATAACATATTATTTATTACAAATAATTTAATTTCATGTACTAACTTAGCCGATCTTTGGCTAAGTCAGAAGTACTAAGTTAATAATAAAAAGTCATAAGGTATGTTATTCAGATTATGAAAGTATGTATATTACATAAAAATAATTATATACAATATATATAATGAAATATAATTGTAAAAATTGCGGATATGCAACGGAAAATAAAAGTAATTATAACAAACATATTAAAACTAGTTCCCATATAAATTTGTTAAATAGTATAAATCAGATCAATGAACAAAAAAAATTCATATGCTATAAATGTAATAAAGAATTTGCACATGAATCAAGTTTATCTCGTCATAATAATTACAGGTGCATAAAATTACATGAAGAAATAGAATCACTTAAGAAAGATTTTTATGAATATAAAAATAGAACAATGGAAGAGAAAGACAAAGAATTACAGCAAAAAGAAACAGAATATCTCAGAAAACAAAACCAAATGCTTATTGATTTGATAAAATCTGGAAAGGTAGGAACAACATACAACCTATCAGTGAAAAACTATGTTCAGCAAAACTACCCGGATGCTCCGGCGCTAGAGGGTTTGAAGAACTATGCTCAAATAACATTTGATGATCAGGATTTTGTTGATACGTTGGTATACAATTATAATAATAATATTCTGCATGAATATATTGGAAAATTTTTGATAAAACATTATTCTAAGGAAGATCCTTCAGAACAATCAATATGGAATTCAGATACATCTAGGCTGACATATATTATAAAGGAACTTTTGAGTGATAATAATTCATGTTGGAATCATGATTACAAAGGTGTTAAAACTAAAATCAGAATAGTAAATCCTTTATTGCGATATATTAAAAAGGCGCTGAATGATTACTGGATGAACAATATTGATAAATTCAGAACAATGGAAATGCTATCACTTGAATCAATGCAATCAAAGTTTATAACTATACATAAAATAAAAAAAGACATTGATAATGGAATATTAGCATCATCTGTAATAAAATATATGGCACCTAATTTCTACATGGCAAGAAATGACATTACTGAAATTAATAATAATTTTATTGACAATTAACAAAATGTATTATATGTAACAATTACTCCCAATAATGTTACACCGACAAATAATATTTCTAAAAGGAAATTTTTATTTTCTCGGAGTGCATCTTCAATTTCTTGTAAGTCTTCTTGAGTAATTGGTTGGCCCATATGATATTATAATAATTACTAAATGTATAATGTAAATATTCATTTAATAGTAAATTCAATTTTATATAATATTAAATATATAGATAATATAAATGAATCAGTTAGTTAAAATTTTATTCATAACATTATCATTTATTATATTGGATTTAATGTGGTTTTCTGTAAGTGTTCCACTTGTATATATGCCTAAATTCACAGAAATTCAGAAAGAAACACCTGTAATGTTAGATAAAATGCATGGAGGAATATTTGCATGGTTATTGTTAGCAATTGGAATTTATCATTTTGTATTACCCCTATCAAACACAATTACTGAAGCGATTAAATATGGTGCATTGTATGGATTTATTGTTTACGGTGTATATAATGGTACAAATTATGTTACATTTAATAAATATGATAGTAAGATATTCATTGCAGATTTAATGTGGGGTACATTTGTATCAAGTATAGTGTCAGTAATAGCATTCCACATAAATAAATATTAAATAGTGATATTTATAGATGGTTCATTTTCATTTTCATCTATTGCTTTTATGTTTTTGGTTGCTTTTCTAGTAAAAAACTCATTGACAAAATTTTTGCCAATGCATATTAATTCTTCTTTTTCTTTATCTGTTAATTCAAAATCAGTCAATGCATATTCGGGTGTTACCAAAATGATAGATCTAATCCAAAATGATGGTGTCATTACTCTTCTATCATTTTCATTTAAGAAAGTATTGATAAAAGCCATGGTATATTGGAACAAACTGTCATATTTTTGTTTAGGAACAATATTATAATCAATAATTTGATTAGATGTCATAATTTTGAGACCCAATACATATGGATTTGGTTCACATAAATTCAATCTAGCCTTTGGTTCCCCTGGATATTCACCATCAAAAACGTGTAATGGATAATTATCAAGAACACCTCCATCAACAAAGTAAGATCCATTATATAAATATGGTTCAAAAGCGAAAGGTATGCCCATTGACATTCTCACTGCTGTTCTAATAGGAATTTTAGAGAATTCTTTAATTGGATTACCAGGATATAGATATATTGATTTTTGGTATGTCATATCTGTTGTTACAATAACCAATTTAATTCCTGTATCATTGTATAAATCTTCAATTGTGTAATCTGGATTTCCTTTCTTTTGTTTAATAAGATTTCCCATTAATTCTATTACATATTCTCCTGGACAAACACCCCAATCATCTATAAAGTTAATTGTGTCACGAATATATCCTAATTTATCATCGGCTATTTCTTCAAAGTCAATCGTTGTCATAACTGTTTCTAATTCATGTGGTTTATAACCAACCGCTAATAATGCAGCAACTATCGATCCAGCACTAACTCCACATATTCCTTTGATTTTAAAATTATTATCATTATCATATAATATGTTATTTTTTTGTAATTCTAGTAACGAACCAACATAACTTATACCTTTAATACCACCACCAGAGAAAACTAAATACTGATATGATTTTTCTTCCCAAACTCTATTTATTTCAGTTAAATCCTTTTTCTTAAGACCGCTATTATATTTATAATTTCTAAGGACATCAACTTCACTTTTTAGCATATTTATAATATCATTTTGTTGATGGATTATGTGTTTTAATTCTTCTATTTGTTTTTCATCATCAGATTTTATTTTACTATTTCCAAGACCCATAATGTTTTTTAATATACTATAATATTAGATTATAACTGATCTTAATTAATTTAAAATTAAATCAATTTTTTGTAATAATTATGAAATTAATAATATTGGACCTAAAAATTTTATTATAATCGATTAAAATTTATGATGTGTATGAACTAGGTTATAAATATCTTTTGAATATATATAACAATATGTATGGAAAACGTAAATATAATATGGAGAAGACCAAATTTAATTTAAAAAGATCAATCAAAGAGGCAAGATGCACTTATATTAATAAAAGATTACAGAACAATGAATCATGTAATAATTCACAACAACAATTAAATCAGCAACCATATCCAGCATGTCAACCAATTCAGCAAGTGCAAACACAACAAGTAAATCAACAAAATCAAACACTTCATCAGTTAAACAATAATAGAACTGTAATAAAAAAATCAACAACTCCAACAATAATTAAACCATTAAATATAAATATAATGAAACGATGTTTATTAATAGGTATTAATTATACTGGAACAAACAATGAATTAAATGGATGTATAAACGATTGTGAAAATTTGAGGAATTTTTTAATTAATAGTAGATATTTTGCATCAAATGAAGTTGTAATGATGACAGATTTTACTCCTGGTGTATTGTATCCTTCTAAAAAAAATATAATGTTACAATTAGATGCGTTGGTTAAATTTGCTAGGAAATATCCAACAAAACAAGTAGTATTATTTGTTGCTTATTCTGGTCATGGTCATTATATTAAAGATCTGAATGGTGATGAAGGTGATCGTAAAGATGAAGTATTATGTCCAATAGATTTTGAACGAGATGGATTTATTATTGATGATGAATTGAGAAGTAAATTTGTGAATTTATTGCCATCAAATGTCAAATTAGTTATGTTAGTTGATGCATGTCATAGTGGTACAATATTAGATTTAAAGTATTCATATAAAGCTGATGAAAAGAATACTTACAGTGTGATAGGAAAATTAAATCCAACAACATCAAATATTGTGATGATTAGTGGTTGTAAGGATAATCAAACATCATCTGATGCATATATAAATGATCCAAGTGAAAATAAATTAGAATATCAAGGTGCAATGACTGCAGCCTTTTTAGCCAACTATAGAGAAAATATATCATATAATGAATTAATATCGAATATGAGAATATGGTTAAAAGACAATAATTATAGTCAAACACCACAATTATCATCAGGTAAATTAATAGACATCGATACTAGATTTATAATGGAAACCTATAAATAAATTATTGTAATAGTTTCTCGTATAAATTCGTTAATTTTTTAGAAATATTAGCAAATTCTCTATTTTCTAATACCCATTCTCGTGCTTTTTTGCTTATATTATTTGATAGTTCAACATCAGATATTAACATTTTAATTTTATCAACAATATCATTTAAGTTATCAGGATCACAATATAAGCCATTCAGACCATCAATTATTATTTCAGACCATCCACTTGATTTAGATACTATAACTGGTTTTTCCATAAGCATTGCTTCAAGTAATTTAGAACTACTTTTTGAATTGCAAAAATCGGATATTTTTCTAGGATATATAACAATGTCAAACATATTGTAATATTTATTTACACTTCTATGTTCTATTTTACCAATTTGTATTACATTATCATTAAGTTTTAATGAATCAATTAAATTAGATATTTCATTTTTATATGAACCATCTCCGCCAATAACAAATTTAATATTTATACCTTGGTCTTTTAATAGTTTAATACATTTCAATATGGTATCAATACCTTCATATTGAATTAAATTTCCTATATATCCAATTACTGGTGTATTGTCATTAATATTGTATTTATTTCTCAGTTGCATTCTGTAATCATTATTCGGCACAAATAACATAGTATCTACACCATTTTCTATAATAGTTATATTTTCTTCAATTAGAGAATTATTAATTAATTTTTCTTTGAGACAATTATTAACCGTTATAATATGATCAACATTACTTAGTACATTTTTCTCTTGCAAATTCATCATCTTTAACATGTCACTATTGACTAAATCCAATCTATTTACTGTTAATGGTTCATCAACCATGTTTCTTACTTCATAGATACATTTAATACCTAAATATTTGGATGCATACAATGCAACAATTCCATTTAAATAATTACTACATGCATGTATTATTTTAACATTTGATTCAATGCATAATTTAATAACTTGATTAATATATTTTTTCAAGTATTCAATAGTATTTGAATCATTCATATTATCAGTTTTATTTAAAAGTTTTTTGTATATTACATTATCTAAATTATATTCTTCATTTATTTGATTTTGATGATATGTTAAATCTCTTTCATGTGGATATCCATATTTAGTTATAGCATATACTCTAAATTTATCATCTGAAATATTTTTTAGTAAATTATGTGTTCTTACTGTATATCCATTTGTTTCATATTCAATACTTGAATTTATTAAATATAATATATTTATAGTTTCATCGTCGGGTTTCCTTTTAATTGTTTTGGTATCAATTTTAAGTGTTTTAATATATTTATTAAAATAATCTGTATTTTTGTATAATTCGAAGTCAGCACTAAATCTATCAATAAATTTGTCTTGTACATTCAATTTAATGTTTGATAAATAATAATTAATAAAATCTAAATCATAAAGTTTTCTGAATTTCCATAAATCTATATTTTTTGATACAACATCGAACGTTACATTATTTACTTTAATATCTTTTATAGTCAACCCAATAACATATACATCAATTGTTGGGGAATTTAAGGTCTTAAAATATATTCTGTATTCACTGACAGCACCATAATTTTTATACAAAAACATATCATTTGCTATTCTGATTAATGGTAACAATTGTGTTTTATTTCCGTCCAGAATTTTAACTAATCCTTTTTCAGATGATGGAGATTTTATTGATACAATATACCATTGATTTTTGGTTACACTGTATTGTTGAGTGAAGAAACCGTCAACTGGTTGATCATTAATTATATCATTAATATTATTTTGATTTAGATTATCTTGTTCAATATCTTGTTCAATATTATTTGTTGTATTATCTTGGTCAGTTATTTGTTGTATTGTTTGTAATTGTTGTTTATTGATTGGTCTTGTGTTAGTTCTTACAATTCTTAATTGTTGTTTAGGTTCATCATTATTTTCAGCATTATTATTTGATTGAATATTATCATCAGTATTATTATTTTGTTCAGGTGCTTGTGAATTTTTAGTTAAAGGTTTTCTGTCATGTGTTCTAATGTTTAATTTTGGTTTATTTGTGTTTGGATCAATATTAGTTGTATTGCTAACTATATTTTTCTTTACTTCTGAAGCAGAATATCTATCTTTATAATCATTCATTTGAGTATATGTATTATTAGCAACATTTCTTTCTGTTTGTCTGTTTTTATTCAAATCAGCATTATTGATAGTATTATTAATAGTACTATTAGTTGTATTATTGATAGTATTTTGTAATGGAACTACATTTGCATGAATTGGTTTATTTTCATTAGGCATTTTTCTTTGACCAGCAGTAGATTTTAGTGTGAACTTTGGTTTTACTGGTTCTTCAACTACTTTTGGTTTATTTTTTCTATTTTGATTTGATTGTTGTGGTGCATTATTATCAGTAATAATGGTTATAACTTTTTCATCAACATTTCTTGATCTAGTTTTTTTAACTAATACTTTTTGGTGTTTTTGTTCTTCTAATTTTTGTTCTTCTAGATATTTTTTATCATCTATATCTTGTTTAATTTTGTTTAATGTTTGCATACTATCAACATCATACATAATACCACCAATAACCATTCTTTTTGGTTTAAAAACTTTGGCAGCATTTATCTTATTGATTGCAACGGATTTTTTATACATTTATAAATATAGTCAATATTTATAAATTATTAATCTTAACACAGTTCTATAACTTGTGTAATTTTTCTAGTAGATCAAGATAATAAGTTTTCATTTCTAGATTTTTAGATAGCAAACATCTTGAAAATCTATTTTTAAATGGTAATAAATCTTGTTTAAATGTTCTAGATTTTATATTGAAATATTCAAGAAATACAATATCATCAACAAATATATTTTTGGTTTTAATATATACATTTGGTGATGTAGAATATATATACACATGATATTCATCACATGTAATCACTTTTCCATTTAATATTTTTTGTTTTTTTTCATGCATCAGATTATTAGGAATTGTTATCATTGGTGTTAATTCTCCGTTTTCATTAAATAATTGGAATGTACATTTCAGATCTTTATTATAGTAATTTATTTCTATACCAACTCGATAAACTTTAGTTGTCTCAATTGTAAATGCATGTTTATCCCATATATCATAATTCCCATTCCATCTAAACATTTTAGCTATTTCTTCCTGCGACTCTTTTCTATCAGTTGTAAGTGATTTAGTAACATCACATATAATTAAATTTGGATATGTAACAATACATTTTTCTTTCCATTTTTTCTGTAAATTTAATAAACATGCATCTGATGCATAAAGTTTCATTTTTAAATATCTTAAATAATCAAAAAATGCAGGTCTATGCAATGCAACAGCAAATGTACCATATGTTAAATTTGCATAATAATAATTATCTGTTATCATTTTAACACTATTATTATCATCTATTGTTTTCCAATTATGTTGTGATGCACCTAAATATAACAATTTAAAGTCCATTTTAAGGTATTTTTCTACTTTATTATCAAAATCTTCATCAAAATAAATATCAGGTTCTAAAATTAAAATTCTCCAATAACCATTTGCAACAGCATCTTCCATTATGTTGATTGATGTCAATATATGTCCATATGCTCCTGACATTTTGATATAATGTTTACTATTTTGTTGTTTATGTTCATTTGTATATTGTTCAAATTCGAGTCGTAATAATGGATCTTGTCTGGCATTTGATCCAATGAAGTATTGTACATCTATATTTTTTTCTTCTAGTTTAGGTTTTATTCTATTTAATTCATAATCGGATATGTACATAACATATATTTTGTTGAAATATCTATTTAATACATGAATTGGTTTTTTAGCAGGTTGTTTATTTGTAATATTTTGTTTATTTATCATTATAATTATAATGAATATTTTACTGTTATGTTTAAACCATTTATAATAGAAATTTTAGGATCATAATTTAATAATTTTCGTGCTTTATCTATATTTGCTAAGGAATGTGGGGGATCACCTGCTCTTATTTCCCCAAATAATGGTTTAATATCTTTATTACAAATGTTTTTAATAATATTAAATAAGTCTAATATCGTAGTATTTTCTCCACATCCAATATTAAAAGCGGTTCCATAACATTCATTATTATTTATTAACATAGCATTTATATTTGCATTAACAACATTTTCTACAAATGTAAAATCTCTTGAATATGTTCCATTACCATTAATAGTTGGTGCTTTATTATTCAGGATATAGTCAATAAATTTTGGAATTACTGCAGCATATGGTCCATTTGGATCTTGTCTTGGTCCAAATACATTAAAATATCTTAAGCCAATACATTCTAATTTATATAATCTTGTATAAACAGAAGCATATAATTCATCTACATATTTTGTTACTGCATAAGGTGAAAGTAAATTCCCAGTAAATTCTTCTACTTTTGGTAGATGTTCATCATCACCATATACTGAAGAGGAGCTAGCATAAACAATTCTTTTAATATTACAATTTCTTGCTGCTTCCAATATATTTAAAAATCCATTTACATTTGAATTATGAGAATTTAAAGGAAAATCGATAGATTTGGGAACAGATCCAACGGCAGCTTGATGACATATTACATTAATTCCACTTAATGATTTTAAACATGTTTCATAATTAGTGATATCTCCATGATGAAATTCAAAATTAGAATATTTATCAAGTAAATGTTTTATATTGTCAATTTTGCCTGTTGATAAATTATCAAGAACTCTAACAAATTTTGCGTTATGTTCTAAGAGATATTGTGTTATATGAGATCCAATAAATCCAGCTCCACCAGTGACTAAGAAAGATAATTCACTTATATTCATTTTATTAATATATATAAATATAGATATTAATAAATTAATGTCAAACACATTAATCATATTTCATATTAATGCCTTCAAAATTAATATATGTTGTTGTAATATTATTCATTTGTAATATATCTTTAAAGTGTTGTTTGTTAGCAATTCTTCTACTATATACTATTGTATCTATCGTATCATTAATAGAGTGTTCTGATTCATTCAATGGATATAATTTCAATGATTCAAATTCATTAAATGTTTCATATAAACTGGTTTGATCATAAAACCAATCATTATATCCTTTTGTTTTTTTACAATTTTCATAATATTTATTAATAAAATGTTCATTTATTTTCTGTTGTTCCTGATTATTAGAAACACCAAATGCTATAACACCTACTGCGAATTTCATATGTGCTTCTTCATATGGTCTGTGATAACATATTAGTGTATTGTCTTTTATTTTATCAAATAATGGATTTAAATTTTTGAGTACTATTGAATCAGCGTCAATCCAAATAAAAGGTAATTTATATTTGAAATATATACGATGTTGCAATTCAACTTTTAATTTAATAATATCTCCTTTAACATAATCATATAACTTATATTCTTCGAAATGATAATTTGGATATGCATGTTTAAAATCATATAATAATGAATCCTTCCATCCAATATGGTATATAAAAACCAATTGATTTGGATTTGTATGTTTAATTGAAGATAATAAATAGTTTAGGCCATTTGTATAATTTTCTGTAGCCAATGTTACAATCATTCTATGTTTACTATATTCAATTTCTTTAAATCGATTATAAATATTATTTGTTAGTTCATATTGATTATATGCATTTTTAAAAGTATTTGCTATTTCTGTTGGATTATGTGGTTTCATAATAAGATCATAAATTTCATTATATTGATCTGTTGTTAAATTGCATTTTATTGATTTATAACTTGGTTCATAACTTGTATTTTTTTGTGGTATTTTAATTAATTTTCCAAGTGTTGGATTATCTCTAATAATATCCTTACCATCACTCAATATATCCAGTACAATATTATAACATCCACAGCTCATTGATTCTGACATTACTCTTGGATTAGCATCTCTACCAAATGTAATCAACAAATTTTTAGACATATTAAAGCATTGATTCATTTCATTACTTGTTAAATTTTTCTTAATTGTTGTTTTTATATATCTAAAATTATTATATTTCATTAATGATGTATCTGATTCAACAGGTGTTATAATCAACAAGTTCATTGGTTTCTTATTTCTATCACAATAACTCAAAAAACCATAAAATACTTCCCAATTTTTGCTTGGATGTACATCAGATGCAGAAAATACCAAATCATATATTCTTGTTGAATTTGGGTCATATGTCATTAATGAATATTTGTGTAACTTTACCATATTTTTAGTGTTAACAAAGACCCTTTTATAATTATTTGATTTTTCGATACTATCAACAAATAGTAGATCATATTTGGTATAATGTTTTTGGAAATAATCGGAAAAATTTTTCATTTTCTTTTTACATAAATGATTTTGTGCATATGTTTCAATCCAAGTATCATCAATAACTATATTATGGTTTGAATCTAGCGTGTATGGTAATGCAGTAGCTAAATATCTTATAAATATTGATTGAGGTGATACCATATTTAACATACTATAGAAATGTTCATAATTACCGTAACCTTTATAAAAATACAAGCTAGCATTTGAGAAACTAAATAAACTTTTCATATCATTTAATTTCCATAAAAATATTTTATTATTATGATTATAATAATTTCCATTAGTAAACAATGGTTCATTATTATATACATATTTATCGTTTTTAGCCATACCGAAAATAATATGTAAATTGTCAATTAATCCAAGTTCTATCAATCTAACAAACATATAAACATAAATATCACTATAAATAAACTTTTCAATTCTGTCTTTATCTGCAGTTGCTTCATCTTTATGAACATAATTCCGATTAATATCATAAATATCAGTTTTATCTTTTTGTAATAATGTTTCCATCTCATCAACTAATGTATCATCTCGAGGCATCCAGTAAAACATGACACATGAACGATTATACTTACCATATTCTAATTCTAAATTAAATATTTCATGTGTTATATAACTAGTGCAATACTTGTTAACTAATTGGCCAAATATAGATCCATAATAGATCTTATTTTTATCCATTTTATTTTTAATCCAAAACTCATTCCATAAATGTAAGCAATACCAATCCTTTTCTATTTTACTGGTTGTAGGTGTAATGATATTTTTAAGTTTATCATATCCAATTGGACAGAAGTAATACCATGGTTTAACATATGCATTTAATTTATATTTAATTACAGCTTCATTTACTAATTTTGGGCCAATTTCTCCCCATTTAACAACACCTTTACTTTTATCTTTACACATTAAATAACAATATCTAGCAAAATCAGAACCCTTAGGACATTTAATAATTCCTGCATTTGTGGTTTGTGGTCTTGAAAAAGTGCTTTCAGATGAAAATACATATGGATCGGAAAAAGCCAAGAATTTAATACATACCATATCCATATCAACCCAATATCCTCCTTTATCAAGTAATAATTTATATCTGAATAAATTAGAAAAAGCAGTTGGTCGTTTTTCTCCAGATGGCGTATTTTTCTCATCATAATAAAATATTTCAGATGCAGGAAGAATTTCATTAGCATTTTTAATTATGCATTCTTTTGGTATATTTTTTACATTTTCATATGTGTATAAATGAAACTCATGACCATTCATTATAAATGACATAATACATAATATTTCATTTAATGTTAGACTTTCACCAATCCATAAACTTTGAACAATTTTATTAGAAACAAATAAACCGTGATTTTTATTTTCATTACTGGTTGTAGTATATGATTGTTGAACTGGTCTATTAAGATAATATTTATTATTTCGGTTTGTAATAACATTTGGCATTTTTCTCATCAAGTCATTCTTATCTTCTATACTAAAGAGTTCTAATTGATTATTAATAACTAAATTCTTTTGTAATTGAGCTTCGAATGATGTTACAGGTCTGAGTTCTGATTTAATTAATTTATTATTATCTACAATTTGTTTTCCAGGTTTACTTAATATCAAATTTTGATTTGTAAATTCATCATAATATATATATGAATTATTTCTTTTATTAATTTGTATTAATACATTATAAACACTATTTGTCGCATTGAAAAAGTCTATAGCCTCATTATAAATACTATTATGTAAACAATAACCCAATGTTGAAATAGATTGAATCAGTTTAGTATCATTATTAGTTAATTTATTAAGTTTTTTGGGACGTTTTTCTGGAAATAATAATACGAAATTCCATGTTGTTGGGAATATGTTTTCTTTTATAAATTTCTGTATAATATCTTCTGAAATTAATTTGTCTTCAATAATTGCAATTCTTGTATATTTTCTAGAAGTAGCATCTCTAATTGATAATTTGTGATTTGCTTCTCGTGTCATCATATCACCATCAAGTATTGCATAATTAATATTATCAACTCCATTAATTGACTTTAATTTTTTTTCAATATCATTTCTTGTTGATGTTAAACAGATAAAATAAAACTTATCAATATTTATCTGTTTAATATTATTTTTATTGACAGATGGTTTTGTTTTTAATATCTCTTCAATTGAATCCATAGCTCTAATTGTTGGTTTCGAGTAATTATTAACTGAATCTGTTGTTGGTTTTTTATTATTAATTGGTGGAGGAATGGTAATATTTTGTAATGTTGGTATATTTACATCTATTTCCCCTAAATATTGATTAATCACAACAGTATATGGATTTCCTTTTTTTTTATTAAAAGCAATTAATACATCATATTCATATTTGTCATATTTATTAGTTAATTGTTTTTTGAATCTCTTATCAATATTTATATTACCAAAATACAATGAATTTCCACAATTTGTTTTTAATATCTTGCAGTTTAATCTTTTAATATGTTGTTCAATAATATCATATACTCCTGCTGGAATGTCAAACATTAACCAATTTAATGTTTTTAATATGCTTTTATGAATTATAAACCAAGTAACTAAGAAAAGTTTTTCATCAATTTCAACTTGATATGCATTTATTTTACTGACTCCAATTTCTAGCACTTTAGTATTACTTGGTCCAAAAAATCCATAAATTTGATTATTTTTATTTAATGCACTTAATAATATACCAGAATTAATAATTGTTTCTGTATTTGTAACCAATATATTATCTCCATATAACGGACTATTTTTAATATAGGTTAGTCCTGTTTGTATCATTTTATGATATTCAGATGATGGAGTTACTAAGTAATCTATATTCAGCCTAGCAGCATGATGTATATATTTATCATTTGGTGATAAAATGATAACTTTTAAATATTTCATTGCATACAAATATTCAATTACAAATTGTATTAAATAATTATTATTATTAGTTATACATAATAGACACGGTGTAATTTTTTTTTTTAATATTTCATTATATTCATTTATGGTATTGATTAAATTAAGTGTCCACGATACTTCATTATCTTTAATATGTTTCATATCAGAATGCAAGAAACATATAAAGTCGGTATTGTAAAACACTTTATAATAACCATAAGATGATATTATTTTGAGTTTATTAGGATCGAATTGTGTTATGTTACTTTGGCGAATAAATTCTTTTATATACTCTCTAATATCGTCCATATATTTATATAATGGTATAATTGTTTTAAGCTTTTTAACTTAACTAAGGAAAATTTGATATAATTTTAATATACATTAATAATGTTGATTAATTAATAAATGCATATATTCACAGATTCTAGTGTTAATGTTAAATATAATAAGGCTATAGGATGTTATTTAGTATTAGATGATTTACAAATGAAAGAGATGGAAATCACTGTCAATTATAATGATATTTGTTATTTGGATTTGAATTCTAATTCATCAACGTTGGCTGAATTAGAAACTATTAAATATATATTATCTAAATATTGTACTGATAATAATATATATTTGTATACAGATTGTAGTAATATTATAAATTTATACAATAAGAGAACATATTCAAAATCACATAAACATGCTGAATTATATAAAATTTTACTAGATTATATTAACAACAACAATATTAATATTATTAAAGTTAAAGGTCATAGTAAAAAATCCGATCGATTAACTATAGAAGAGGTTATTTTTTCTGTTGTTGATAAAGCAGCAAGAAAGAGATTAAGAAGTACTATAAAATAAAATAAATCTAATATATAAAACAATAAATTTTTTTATTAATATATACTATAAATAATTAATGATAAAAATCAACAAAGAAGTAGTCGCATTATTTTTACTCGTTATATTAGCAATTTGGGTCATATATCCATTTTTTGAGAATTTTGACGTAACGGGAACAGAATTTGTATCAGAAGGTTCTGACAGATATGGTTTAAGAGGTGATTTATTAAGAAGAAGCAGTATTAAGAAATATTTCATTAGACCAGATAGAAATATAAGATTATCTCATTCAACCGGCGAAATGTGGGAAAGCAATAATCCTCCAGGTATGGAAGGTGTCAAAGATTGTGTTAAAGTTCCATGTCCTTCAAATGATGGATATGATGGTCTTGATACTTGTTGGAAATGTGGCAATCAATGTAGGGAGAAAATGCCAATGCCAGATATATGGCCTCATGTTAAGAATTAAATATAAATCAGAGTTAATTTTCTCATTTTATTTTATACAAAATAAAATGACTATAGTTGAATTCCTAGACAAACACAAATACAAAATATTAGTATTACTCTTATTATTACTATTATGGAGGGTATTTACTCAAAACTTATTCTTGATTGTATTAATTATAGTATTTGCCTATTTTGTTTATTCAGAATATAATCTACAACAAATCTAATTTCTAAGTAATATATAATTATGAACAATATAGGTATTATAATCACAATAACATTATTAATATTTTTGTTAATTCTTAATAGATTTGAGTCGTTTGATTCTGATATGAAAGAATTTGTTCCATTAGGATATAGGAGATATGATTTAATGGGACAAAGATTAGATACACGTCCACTTGATGATTGTTATTACGATCAATATATGTGTTATTACAATAGCTTCTATCCAATGTATCCTTTGTCATAAAAAAAGTTTATTTAATTTCGTCAATTGAACAAATGAATTTACAATTGTTCATAAATTTTTCCAAATATTCCCCATAATGATCTTTTGTTAACACATAAAATTGTTTTTCATAAATACTTAAAGCAGACAATTTCCCAGCAGTAAATGTCAAAAAATGATCAGCTGCATCTCTACCTACACTTTCAGATATAAATACATAACAATTATCATATTTTTCTTGATATTCAAATACTTTTTTTCTTGTTGTATTCTTTGCAACAAAAATTAGTAATAGTGTGTCCGTATCTAGTTTTTCAATATCAAAATCACAATTCTCACCATCAATAAATAAGATTTTATTAAATATTTTATAAGGTATTTCATAAATACTTGAAACTTTTTGTTTATAACTTATTTTGATTTCTTGTTGTTTATACTTGTTCAGAATATATTCATATGCATCCTTTGCCGCTATCAACTCAGCTCCCCTTTTGGTATTATCAATTCCATAAAAAGAACAACCGTCAAATAAAGATACAACTGATTGCCATGTAGGATCATTATCTTTATTTTTGTCTATGCGTGTTGGATCCGAATACATTGGCAACTTTAAACCGTTTCGTTGACAATATTCTTGAAGTAAATTTTTTGAACTTTTATCCATCTGACTATAATTGACTAAATAATTTGTATTAACTATTTAAAAATACATTTATAAATAATTTTCAATTTTATTAATATATAACGATGTATCTAATATTATTTGTTGTTTTGCTAATTATTATTGTTATCGGTTGTAGATATTTTTATGGTTTAGCAGAACATTTCACTTTATTTACAGCCAATCCTATCAATTTAGTATCAGTGGATTGTATAAATAATGCTCCAAGACATATTAAATTTAATCAAAGTCGTGGCATTGAGTATGTAAGTAATTATCCTCCGACCAAGAAAGAGCAATGTATGCCAACACCATGTCCAGAAAATATAAATAAAGGAGTAACTCTTGGAGATGATAATTTATGTTGGAATTGTAAAATGTAAAACTTTTATATATTGAATATATATATGATGAACTTATATATATTAGGTTTAATAGTAATGATAATATTTTGTATTGTCTATAATCAATATAAATTGGAACCATTTCAGGATTTAAATATTTATGCAATGAGATTATTTGGTGCAGCAAAGCATGTAAGATTAAATAAATTTAATAGAATTGAAAGTATTCATATTCAACCCCCATTACCAAAAACAGGAGAATCTAGATGTGATAAGGTAGTATGTCCTCAATGGGTTCCTGATAATGCAATATGTTATAAATGTATATAATATAATAAACTAAATTGATGTTAATTTTCTTATTTAATTATATAGATATGTTAAGGGTTAATCCCTGGTTAATTGGAACAATAATAGTATTATTTATATTTTGGTATATATTTGTACCATCCGATGATGATACTAAAGAGTTTTTTAATGATATTAAACCAAGAAAACATGCAATCTTTAACAAATGTGGTAATTTACTATATTTTTTAATGGAACATCCAGATCAATGTGTTGATGGTTGTCATAAGATAGAATGTCCATCATACATTGATTCTAAAATAACATGTTGGGAAACAAAATAAAATTAAATTAATATATATAATAGATATATATGTATACAATATTTTTTATAAGTGTACTATTACTAATATTATTTATTTCATTAAATGGATATAGTGAGTTTTTTGACGATATTAAACCACGAGTTCATGCAAAATTAAATAGAGATTGTGGTGTAGAATACTATAGTTGGCAATCACCTAGTCAAAATGGAGAACAAGGGTGTGGACTAGTTCCATGTCCTAAAGGGCTCGGTGATAACATAACATGTTGGACATGTTGTAATTATTTTTAAATAAATGTATAAAATTATATACATCTAATATATAAATGTATATAATCATATTTTTTGTGTTAATTGTAGCATTACTAGCCAGTATGTCAATCAGACCAGTGGAAGGATTTATAACAAATACACAATTTAGACATGCAAAATTGAATGAATTGGGTGGTGTTGATTATGTTGATACAATGCCCCCTCCATGGAGAGGAGAAAATGGCTGTTTTAGACATCCATGTCCATCAACCTTTGATCAAGATATAGCTTGTTGGATTTGTCCATGGGTCTATTCAATGCCTCAAAATGAATAATATTAATCAGATACAACTTTACTTTTAACAAAACCATATGCAAACATTGCTCCACCCAACAGTAATAATCCACCAATTGTTCCTGCAACAACCCGACTTATTTTTTTATCAGTCAAATAAGTTTGCAATTCATCATTATATGCTTTAACAGAAACATAAATCATTCTGCCAGAATTTGCCTGTGTATTTAGTGTTTCATTTGATGGATCTCCTGTAATTTTAATAGTCATTATAGGCAATCCTCTCCAATAAAATACAATATGATTATGTAATTCAACATTGTATTTTATTTTATATTCGCTTAGTAATCTTATCATTTCTAATATCATTTCCATTTTTGCTCCTTCAAGATTTGTTAGTTTTTCATTATTTTGAATCTTATCACTCACTGATTCATATGTGAAACTTTGTACTTCAATCAAACATGTGTCTTTATCTTCTCGTAGTCTTGGATATGATATTGCTTCTTCGAGTGCTTTTTTCTTAAGTTCAAGATCTTGAATTTTAGATGCCATATTTAATATTTTAGTATATATGCTAATCTTTAAATCTTATTTAGTCATCATACCTGTAAATGATGCAATAATACTAGAACACAAACATACTAAATAACAAACACATATGACAATAACAATCCATATCCATGTTTTTGGTTTATGTGGAAGTGTAACATCTTCTCCTGTTAACCCTTGTAATTTTCCTTCAGCCATTCCAACTCCTTGATCAAACTTGGCACCTAATTTTCCTTGTAATCTATCAAGTGTATTTTGAGCCAAAGCTATTTGTTGAGGAGATGCTGGTGATTGAACTGATTGTGCAATTGGTGACATTTCAGATGTCATACCATATGAACCAGGTCCGCCTGGTTGTATTAATGGGGCTACTGGTAATGCTATTTGTGGTTCAGGTATAGATCCTTGTACTGGTAATCCTTGAAAGTTTTGTCCAGATTGTGGTATTTGTGACATTATCTTATTATATATAATTTACAGATATATAATTTTAATTTTATAATTGTTAAATATTAGTATACTAATTTATATCTTTTTCCACCATATTTAATTCCTTTTTGTTTATATTGATTCCACTCATCACCCAATACATCTGCAGGGAATCGGATATATGGGTTTTCTACATCTGTTTCAAAGAATACATCATTAGTATCAACCTTTGTATTATTGTTTATGCACACTTCAATATCATCTATTTTTGTTGGACTATTCCATCTTATCCTATTTTTCCCCATAATGGGGTCAATATATTGGTAATAATATAATCCTGATTGATCTTGTAAATTAGGAAGTAAAATAAATGATTTAGTTTTATTAATATTATATTTATTGTCATGTCCTATTACTCTATTTAAGTATAAACAAATATATCCAATAACCAATCTTTTTTTATTAATATCATCATTTGTATGGATTATATGTGAATTATATCCAAATCTTTTAGAACCAACTGATATATAATTATGTGTTTTATTAAAATACATATCATCCAGAGATGTTTTAACTTGATATAAAAAGCAGCCACCATGAACCTGATGATAAGCAGCATTAATACAAATCAGATCAACAACTGGCATATTAGAGAAACTATATTTTCTGAGTGTGTTTTCTTTACAAACGGGGCATATTCCATAGAAAGAAATAAAGTTTTCCATATAAAAACCCAGACCATTGTTCTCTAATTTTTCTTTATAATCTGGATCATTTTTATATTCTTCCATTTCCTTGCTTTCAATCAATCTGACATCTTCAACAAGTGCTCGTGCTAATTCTTTCTGTTCTTCTATTGGAACAGTGTGGAGTATTTTTTTACCATTAGGTGATATCAGTTGTTCAAGTTCTCCAAGACTATAATCATCAATCGTTCTCTTTTTTCGTTTAACTGGAGTGTATGGTAAACTTGGAAATGTTAAAGGTGGAGTATTTTCTTTTTGTGGTTTAGTTATATTGCTTATTGGTTTTGTAAAAAATAAGTCATATAATATAATTGGTTTTATATAATCTGGTTCCATTATATTGATTATATTATATGGGGATAAATAAAATGTTATGTGGATTTAATTTTAGAGATTATTAGGTTGTTTATTTTATTGAAATTTGTTCTATATATATCATTTGATAATAATAATAATTCATCGTCAGTAAGATCAGACTTCATTCTATTTACTGCAGAACATATTAACTGTATATTATCTTTAGTGTATCCTTTAGATGAATCAATTCTGTCAATAGAAATATTAAATGGATTTATTTTATTTGATGAATTTGACTGATAACCAATATATGTCATCTTGATTCCTGACAATAAACATCTCCCTTCTTGCTTAATATATAGTTGTTTGATATCGTCTTCTGTTATATCAAATTTTAATTTTTTTGAACGTTTATCTAAATTATTTTTAATATCTAAATAGGTTTTTTTAATGTAACCATTAAATGAACATATCCATTTTTGCATAGGAGTATCGGTTTTGATATTATTTGATTGCTTTTCACTTTCTTGATCTAATAAATCAGTTATTAATGAATATAATTTATTTGTTGGATATTGATCAATAAATTGTTCATCAATATTTGATATAGCTGTTTTATTTATATGATTGAAGTTTCTTTGTGCTATTGTACCACATAATAGTAAAAAATCATCATCAGATGCATTAAATTTAAGTCTATTTACAATTGCACAAACTAATCGGATATTATCTAATGTATATCCTTTTGATGAATTCGTTCTATCAACTGAAATATTCCATTTATTAAGGATATGCTGATTATTATTACCTCTTTCAACTGCTTGATATGTCATTTGTTTACCAGTAATTGCACATTTACCATTTTGTTTTATGTATAATTGTTTGATATCATCTAATGTAATATTGACTTGAATATCTCTTTTTTTGGCATTAGATTTTAGATCTTTGAATAAATTTCTTGTAAATCCATCATATGTACATAAATATTTTAAACGTAATTTTTTCTTATATTCTTTACAATTTGATTGTAAACCATCTGGTTGACTCTTATCTGTATCATAATCAGTTGTTGAATGTTCTACCTTACATCCGGGACAATATTTAATACCTTCCTTACGAGGATATCTTACGGCAGCTCTTTCTTTTGATCTACACGTTCTACATGTAGGGTGTACAGTTATACCATTTTTATTAAAATATGATCTTGGTAAATTTTGATCACATCCTTTGCAATATTTTATGGGTTCTTGAATTTCTTTTTGTTCCATTATACTGATTATTATTGATTTTACCTTTAAATATTTTCCCAGTCAAGGACCAGCATTTATTAATTTCAATATTTAGGCTTTCCTTTTAAATTTTACCAGTCAAGGATTATTATTTATAGATTTTAATCATTTTAAATCCATTAATATATTATATATATTTATTATGGTCTAGAAATCAATAGAATTCTATAGGGTTAAAAAATTGAAATTCTAACATTTTGCTAAAACCTACAATATATCTAAGGTATCATTCCAAGTACTCAAGAACCATGCAAATTTTTGTGAAAACCCTTACAGGCAAAACCATCACCCTCGAAGTTGAGCCTTCCGACACCATGGAAGCCGTCAAGGCCAAGATCCAAGACAAGGAGGGTATTCCTCCGGATCAACAACGCCTCATCTTCGCGGGCAAACAGCTAGAGGATGGGAAAACACTTTCAGACTATAACATCCAGAAAGAGTCAACCCTTCATCTTGTTCTCCGCCTTCGTGGAGGCCAATAAGTGTACCGTTTACTCGGTGTAGAATTTATTTATTCAGAATCATATGGTTTAAGGTGTTCTAGAATTAATATATTATGGGTTTCCGGACGCTGAAGAAATTTTGAAACAATAAAATAATATAAAGATTTGTTTATTATTATAAATTATAGCAATAAACAAATAAAATGCAACAAAATTATCCAACAGAATGGAAAGGAGGAAAATTAGCAGGCGATATATATGAAAAACCAACATGTTATCAAGTTCGAATATCTCCTCCAAATCAAAAATCAATAAATGAATTCTATAATTTTAATAAATATAGTAGTAAAGAAAACGCATATTTGGAGGCTCTTAAATTCCATAAGAAAACATCAGATCAACTCGGATTAACATTCAATCAATATCGTTATATTGATAAAAATACAATTGAAATAAAATTAATAGGAGGAAAAATAATGAAAACTGATGCAAAATTCCTAGATTTAATAGAAAAATATAATATGGGAGTTAAGAAAAAAATATCAGGTAATGGTGAAAGATACTATGTTACATGTAGAACTAAAAAAGAGGCATTTCCATTTGTAAATTTGATATCTACATATGTTCAAGTAGGTTATAATAATGGGGATACATTAGATGTTAGATTGTCTAATCTTAAAGAAATGCGAGTCAACAAGTTAAATCATAATAATATTATAATAGATGAAGACGATAATGTAATTTCAGAAAATCAAGAACAATTTACAGAGTATGATAAATTAATGGAAAAAGTATATAATGCGGAAAATTTTAAGATTGATTACAAAAAATCCCATGAGGAATTATTAATGTATAAACTGTTTCAATTTGATAAAGCAAAGAAGATAGTTATTATGAAAAAAGGGAAAATGTTATCTAATCCAATTGAATATATTGATGCGTATTCAAAACTTAAAATTGAATGTCCACAAAATCATATATTTTATTGTACCCTTAGTAACTTAAATTTAAATCGTTGGTGCCCAGACTGTAATATACATTTGGGAGAACTTCTATCAAAATGTGCAATTGAACATCTCACAAATACACAATTTAAAAAAGTTAGACCAGATTGGCTTAAAATACACACTGGATATAATCTTGAGATAGATGCATATAATAATGATCTAAAATTAGGATTAGAATACCATGGTGTACAACACTATCAATTTGTACACCATTTCCATAAATCAAAAGAAGATTTTGAAAAAAGAAAAGAATATGACCAATTAAAAGAACAATTATGTACAGAAAATGGTATCAATCTAATAGTAGTACCTTATACAATTAAGAATGAAGACATATGCAAATTTATTCATAAGGAATTAATAAATTTAGGATACAGTATACCAGAATCCAATATATCAACATTTAACATTAATGATATTCATAATGTAGAATCTAAAACTGAAACACTTAAACAAACTTTATTGGATAAAGGATATGAATTTGTTGAAGGTTTGTACTTGTTTTCTGATTCAATTATAACTTATAAATGCAATAAGGATCATAACAATACAACAAAAGCCAAATATATAATGAAAGGATCTGGATGTGATACTTGTGCACATGAAAGATCAGTAGAAACAAAAGATAAAATATCAGAAAAACTAATTGCTAGATTTAAAACACAAGAAGGAAAAGAAGCTAAAAAATTAAGTTTAGAAAAAAGATCTGAAACAATGAAACAACAAAAAGAAGAATTAAGGTCAACAATAACACATAAAATTTGTCCTAGAACAACGTGTATACATAAGGGAGTGCAACAAGAAATCACTAACTTTGGTGTTAAATCAGATACCAAGGATGGTCTACAGTCATACTGTAAAGATTGTTATAAAGATATTAAGAAAGAAAGGAAAAATAAAACCAAAACAATAAATTCAAATCAAGTTTCTTTATCATAAAATTGAAAACTAAACAATATGAAATGCCATTAAAATAGAGCAATATATCAATTTACTCTATATGGGTAAAACATTTCGTGTGTATGAGCACCGCAAACCAGCATCTCGTCGCAAATTTGTAGGAAAGAAACGCCGTGTCCATGCCAAGAAATCATTGAATGATCTGATCAAATCAAATGATGATCTGCATGGAGAAGATTTCAATGTTCATATTGCATTTCCATATTGTTGTCATGAATGTGATGGATTTAGGATTCACAGTTCAATGCAAACAAAAATGAAAGGAATTAAGCGTGTTACAATGAGAGAAACTGGAAGTGAAGATGTGGTATGTTCACTATCAAATGATGGAAACTCTATTTACATTGAAACCAAAGTATGATAATTATGAACTCTATAAAAAAATGAAATTATTTATTTATAAATACTTAAAGAATAAACTAATAATATAAATACTCATCAATGGGTAAAACTAAGAGATTGTACAAACATTCAGGACACCGTACACATCTTAAACGATATGTAAGGAAACAACAAAGAATGCATATTAGAAACAAATTGAATGAATTATTGGATTCTGACGATCATTTGGGTGGAATTGAATCATATGATTATGTTGCGCATTCAAAGTGTTGTCATGGATGTGATGGTTGGCAATATCATCCATCAATCTCTAGAAAACTTAAATCTATTCAACGAACAGTTAAACTTGAATATTTGAATGATTGTGACATTGAATGTCGTTTGACGAAAGATGGTAAAGCAATCTCTGTAACCATTGATTAAATAAATTTATTTATCATTTTTAGTGTTAATGATTAATTTAACACTAGCTTCATCAATTACATGGTCTGGTAATTCAACAGCTTCTTTGTCATCATCTGTTAGTGTCAATTCTCCATCACTAATAGGTAAATTTGTCTCATTATCAGTATCGGTATTATTAATTAATTCGGCAGCAGATTCCATATTTTTAATTTCTTCAATTAATTCATTCATAATTATTTCTGTTGGTAATGGAAAACCTTTATTTGTCATTAATTTATAACAAAATGCTCTCATTGCACCTTGATTTTGTTCAATCCATTTATCTGTTTCTTTTATATAATAATCAATTGTTTCTTTTCTAACATCATCAATATAGTAATATTTTATATCCAAAGGAACATCCATAATAAAGTAGTTTTCATCTGGTAAACTTAGTGATAATTCAAATAATTCATTTTCATTACAAGCATGCATCAGAGTTTCAACAATCATTGGCATCCATGTTAATAATCCTTGTCTATCTGTTTCTGTATTTGTAAATATACCAGTTCCTATATTTAATTCTAGAATTTTAGATTTATCAATACAATTCATATGTTTGGTTGCTTGCAAGAATGCTAATTCTGCAGTATTATTAACAACAATACCCCCGTCTATCATATCATATTTTTTGTTATTTATTTCCATTGAATGTGATGGAAAATAAGTTGGAGCTGCTGTACAACTCATTATTACATTATGCAATGTGATATCTTTATCTTTATCTTTTTCAAAATAGTATGCTCTATGTGTTTTTCTATCATATGCTGGGAATATAATAGGTCTTAATATATCCCCTAATTTTTTATCACTACATAAATCTTCTGTAATTTTTAACAAACCATTGTTTGTATAAGATGGTCCAAATAATCCAAATCCTGATGCGAACCAAGATGAATATGTCCATGAGAAAGCATTACACATATCTTTTATGAATATATCATGAACTTGCTGAGCAGTATATTTTGGGTTCTCACCATCATCTGATACTAATACACCACACGCAATCAATGCACCAACTGAACTTCCTCCTATGTAGTCAAATAATTTATATATTGGTATGTTTGTTATTTTTTCAATTTCAACTAAAAATCGTGTTACAATTATTCCTCTAGCTCCACCTCCTTTAATAGCAAGAATGTTCATTCTTATAATATAAAGAGCTTTTAATTTTAAGTATTGGTTGAAATTGATTTTATAAAGTATATTTCAATTTTCTTATAAAGGAATAAACAAACTTCTAATTAGATCAAATACAGAAATTAAATTTTGCAATAAAGACAGATAAGAGGATAATATATACAATCAGAATGAAGCATAATAATCCTAAAATAAAGACTATATACCATTTATACATTGCTGGAGCATTTATATCAACATCTAATGTATTGTCTATCAGATACCAACAAGTGAAATTACTACCAATTTGATAGTTATTTATACAATTTTGATCTCCGCAGTTTACTTGAATGTATGATATGTAATCATTATATTCAACAGTTAAATTTAATGATGAACAATTATTGCAACCGATATAACATATTTCATAAGTTTGACATGAGGGACTATTACAACACTGTCCATTTGTTTGATTACTCAGTAATTCAGAGCATTGAGGGATTGTATTATTACATATCTTTGAACAACAAGTATAATTAGAAGAGGAAATATTGGTGACATTGCATGTTGACTGTTGATGATTTGAATTATTAATATTATCAACTAATATAATACCAAAACTAATCCCAAAAATTGCTCCAATTAGCAGCAATATTATAATTACATGAATTGCAATTTTATATGGACGTGTAAGCTTTAACATAATATCATTAATGTTTTATGAGCTATTTTAGATAATTATTTATTGACGAATATAAATCATATTATTTTCAATTTTATTTATATAAATATGATTGTTGATAATCTTAATAATCTTTTAACGAAATACACTGTTGATTGCAACAAGATAAAAATAATAACAAATGATGAAAATAATGATAATGTTAAACAGTTTATGAAAAGTAATAATATAAAAAAAATTAGTAGTGAAATAGATGATTTTGATGATTCGTGTATTATTATAATATGGTATAAGAATTATAATCAATATGATAATAGTAAAATAAAGTTTATAGATGAATATTTGAAAGTGAAGAAAATTTTTATATTGGTGGTTCCATTGAAATTTGATTTTCATAACATAGTAGCTAAATGTTCATCGAGTTCATTTGATGTAATAAGCTGGAGAAATGAGATGGGAGAAAAATATCCGGAATATGTTATTACCATTAAAAATGATTAAAAAATGACATAAAAAAATAGTGCTATTAATTAAATAATGGATTATTATAAAATTCTTGGTGTTAGGAAAAATGCAACAATTGATGAAATAAAATCTAAATTTACTCAATTGGCTAAAACACATCATCCAGACAAGAATCCTGATGATATAGATAAGTTTAAGAAAATAACAGAAGCATATAAAACTCTATCAGATCCGTTAAAAAGGAAAAAATATGACGAAGGTGTAATAGAATCAGATGTACCATTAAATCCAAAAGTCGGTAAAGTAAATCAAGAAGTAGATAAAGCAATGAAACATTTAAATGATGTATTTAAGAGTCAAGAATTTAGAGATGAAATGAAAAAACATGGTATTAATGTAACGAATGAACCAGGAATGCCATTTGGATATTTTGGGGTACCTCAGTTTGGACCTAATTCAAAAACAAAAATTACAGTTACTCAACCGACTAATATGCAAAGATTTTCTAAATTTGACTTCGATAGTGATTCTGATAGTGATGAATTTAGTAATGGAAGTGATACAGATGATGAATTTAAAAAAAACTTTAAGAATTTGAAAAATATAGGTAATACAAATAAGAAAGATTTATCACCATTAGAGAAAATTGTTAGAGAACAATCTGAAAAATTTTTTAATGATCTTAAAGCAATTGGTAAACCTTTAGATATTCCAGATATTAAAGGATATGAGGATGATTATTATGGAGAAGATGATGGTGAAGATTATTTTGGTGACAAACCAAATAGAGCAGCAGAACAAATTGATATTAGGAATCGTCATAAAGATAATGATTCTGACAAAGAATCTGATGAAATAGTTGTTACAAATATATCAGAACCTGCAAAGAAATTACCTGCAAAGAAAGTACCTGCAAAGAAAGCATTAACCAAGCAAGTAACCAAACAAGCACCTGCTAAAAAAGTTTCAACCAAAAAAGTAGCAACAAAACAAGTATCTGCTAAAAAGACAAGTACTAAACAAGTACCTGCTAAAAAAGTATCAACCAAGAAGGCATCAACTAGTTAGATTATTTATTTTTTAATTGTAAATATTTATTTTTTAATGAGATATAATATTTATGATAATAATTTCCTCCATATTGATTTTCATCCAGTTCTTTGAAGTATTTATTGAGTCCAAGATTAACGATAACTGCTATAATGATTGTAAATAAACTATCAACAAGTGGATTATGTGCCTTATCTCCTATAGTAACCCCAATACGGTCAAATAACTCTTTCGCTTTCTGTGCATATATATTTGATTTGATCATATTATTATATGTTTCTTCAAGTTGGGCACTTTTATACATTAATTGCGAGAATCCATTAAATGTTTCAATATCATAATAATTTTCTATTAATAGTTTATTTTCTGTTAACATGAGTGCCATATTATTAATTGCAATCAGATCCATTTTTCCTTTAACAATGAGAACAGCGTCATTAACTAAATGTTCTAAAGTTTCAAAGAATATATTTTCTTTTTTATAAGTTAATTTAATTCTTTCCAGTACCAAATCATCATTCCAATATAATTTATGTGTATTTATTAGTGATTTTAATAATACTTTATCTAGATACCTTCCATATAATTCATGTTGAATATTATGTAATTGTTTTTTGATATACTTTAATTCTTTTGTTACATCACTAAAATCATCAAATGTTAGAATATTATGTAATATATTTATGACTTTATCTTTTATTTTATCTGTTAAGAAATTATTGAATAAGTAATTTGATTTTAATAATTTTATAGTATGATAGATTTTGGATTTATAATCTTTTTTCGATCTAAATAAAAAATCGTCTTGTAAAGGCGTAATTAAATTTTCTACTGTTAAATAATTTTCATTTTTGAGCATTTGATTAAATGTCAGATCATTAACTGTAGAATATTTGGTTCCTATTAATTTCAAATCATCTAATTTAAAACCATATTTATCCAATGAATTAAAATTAACAAAAATAGAACCAATATAATACCACTTTGTAGATGATTCTTTAATGAAAAACATCATACCGATTTCTCTAATGAATCTTGCAGTTGGATCATTGTTTGAATTATTATTATATGTATATTTATCCATATCTTTTTTACTGATAATTGTTGACTGGAATTCTATATCCAGACATATAGATAATGGTTTATAATTATTAATATTGTTGAATGCATTTACCATATCGGTATCCGTTATTTCTATCAATGATAATGAATATACAGAATGGAAATTTTTAAAAAAAGTTATTAGATTATTTCTGAGATTATCATTAATATTAATTGAATTTATTTTATCAATCCAGGCATTTATATCCATTATATTACTAATATAATAGATACTTATATTAATTATTTATTTAATTTAAAAATCATTGGTTTTAATAGCTTTGGATATTTAATAATGATATTTAAATAAATTATTTTTGTTTGTAGCACATTGTATCTTTTCTTGTATAACCTTGTGGACATACACCTGATTTATTTAATTCTAATTTTGGTTTTTCACAACCACCAATACCAATATTATTATATCCAGTTGGACATATAGTTGTACAATATTCAAGGTTATCGGCGGTTCTCTTATATCCTTGTGGACATTTTGGATAACATAATTTACCATGTAATTCTCTATCGCTTGGACATTTAGATGGCAATATTCCAGTTTGTGTCTGTATTTCTTTACTTTGACTGCAATTAGTAGCAGCACAAGTAAATCCAGAAAGTGGTTTTGGATAGCACATTTCATCTTGGACAATCTTATTAGGATCATCACAATATTTTTGAACTGTGCCTAATTTATTACCTGGTTTAACTTCTTTACTTTGACTACAATTAGTGGCAGCACATGTAAATCCTGATAATGGTTTTGGATAACACATTTCATCTTGGACAATTCTATTTGGATCATCACAATATTTTTGGACAGTGCCAAGTTTATTTCCAGATTTAACTTCTTTACTTTGACTACAATTAGTGGCAGCACAAGTAAATCCAGTGAGTGGTTTTGGATAGCACATTTCATCTTGGACAATCTTATTAGGATCCTCACAATATTTTTGGACGGTGCCAAGTTTATTTCCACTCTTGACTTCTTTACTTTGACTACAATTTGTTACAGTACATGTAAATCCTGGTAATGGTTTTTTGTAACACATTGCATTTTCTAATACTCTATCTGAATCACAATATTGTGTTGTTGTTCCTAATTTTGTTCCAGATTTAACATCTTTAGAAAAGCTACAATTTGTTGCTGTACAAGTAAAGCCTTGTTTAGGTTTTTTATAACACAATCCGTCAATCAATTCTTCATCATCATTACAATAATTTCTATCAAATGCAGTCTTTTTGATGCAACCACATCCACTACAATCTGTCTTTAAATCCCATGCATAGCAGTTTCCAAATAAATCCCTATTTGAACTATTACAATATGTATTACATTTCCAATCTTCCCAACATGACGTTCCATCATCTCTCCATGAACCATTCCAATGACTACACGCTCTCTTATTTGGAATTCTACCAGCGCCTCTATCATACCAACAAGTAGTTCCGCTATCGTTTGTTCCAGAAGGACATGTTTTTCCAATGAGTAAACCACCAGGAGTTGTCCAGTCATAACCATCAGGTGGTTTTTGATAACATTCAACACCTTTTTGAACTTGGCCATCTGGGCATTTGAGTCCCGGTGCAATACCAATTCCTCTATCATACCAACATGTAGTACCACTATCAGTGATAGTTTGACCGCTAACTGATGTTGGACATACTTTTCCAACTAATAAACCATCTTTAGTAGTCCAATCCCACCCAGTGGCAGGTTTTTCATAACATTCAACACCTCTCTGGACTTGACTATCAGGGCATTTAAGTTTGTAGGCAACACCGACTCCTCTATCATACCAACATGTAGTACCACTATCATTAATTTTTTGAGTTCCAACCGTTGAAGGACATACTTTTCCAACTAATAAACCATCTTTAGTAGTCCAATCCCAGCCAGTTGCTGGTTTTTCATAACATTCAACACCTCTTTGCACTTGACCATCAGGACATTTAAGTTTGTAGGCAACACCAACTCCCCTATCATACCAACAGGTGGTACCACTATCATTGATCTTTTGAGTTCCAACTGTTGGTGGACATACTTTGCCAACTAATAAACCATCTTTAGTGGTCCAATCCCATCCAGTGGCAGGTTTTTCATAACATTCAACGCCTCTTTGGACTTGTCCATCAGGGCATTTAAGTTTGTAGGCAACTCCAACGCCTCTATCATACCAACAAGTTGTTCCACTATCGCTAATTTTTTGTCCAGATACATCTGTAGGACATTTTTTACCAATAAATCCTGGAGCGGTGACATGCCAATCAGAACTTGGTAATTTATAACATAATCCAGCATGATTGGTAAATCCATCATCACAATCAGTTGGTAGCGATTTACTAGTATCTGTTCCAACAGTACTATAAATTGTATTATGTTGACAATGATGTGCAGTAGATGTTCCTTTCCAATCAGAAGGACATGGTTTATAACAAAATAAACTGCCTGGACCGTCTGATTTCTCATATCCAGATGGACAATTCGCAGCAATTGCAGATTCATCATCAGATAAAAGGGGAGATTCTGATGGTGGTTGTTGTGGTGTCGTCGATGGTTGAGATGGTGGTACAGAAGCAGGACCAGATTGTGTACTAGATGACGGTGTTGTAACTGGTGCAGACGGTGGTGTAACTGGTGCAGACGGTGGTGTAACTGGTGCAGACGGTGGTGTAACTGGTGTTGATGATTTTGATGGAGTTGGAGTTTGTATTGATTCTTCTTCAGTGTAAGGTTTTTCTACAAGTAATTTATCTGGTTGTTGAGATGGAGGTTGAGATGGAGGTTGAGATGGAGGTTGAGATGGAGGTTGAGATGGTGTTATTGTAGTAGATTTTTGAAGTGTGTATAAATAACCTCCTCCTAAACCACTCGAAACAAGAGATATTAGATATATACAGCAAAGGAATATTAATAATATTGGAAATATATTCATTATATTATTATTACACAAAAATTAATTTATAAATTTAATAAAATTTAGATGTTTAGTTGTTTTTAAATGTTTATCATAAAATTATGAAAGACATAATGTAAATATGAAATATTAATATATTGAAAGATAAAAGAATTATGAAACAAAAAATTGATAAAATGAAATAATATAAAATTATATTGATATATATTTTATTATTCATTATGTCAGAAGAAAACACTATTGATCATAGGAAAATAGGAATAGAACAAGAGTTATTCTTTTTTGATGATGTTACACCTGGTTCTGCATTCTGGCTTCCAAATGGTACAAAAATTTATAATAAGTTAATGAATTTCGTTAGAGATGAATATTATAAAAGAGGCTTTCAGGAAGTTATGAGTCCTGTAATTGCAAAAAAAGATTTATGGCAAGTGTCTGGACATTGGGATAAATATAAAGAAAATATGTTTTGTTTTGGTTGTGATGAGACTGATTATGCGATTGCAGCAATGAATTGCCCTAAACATTGCATCATGTTTGGTCATAAATCAAGATCATATCGTGAGTTACCATTACGATTTGCAGATTTTGGAGTATTGCATAGAAATGAGTTAAGTGGTTCATTAACTGGATTAACAAGGGTTAGATCATTTAGGCAAGACGATTCTCATATATTTTGCACTTCATCTCAAATCAAATCTGAGATTCAAGGTGCAATTGATTTTCTGACTTATGTGTACTCTAAATTTGGATTTCAATTTGAGGTTGGACTTTCAACTAGACCCGAAAAATTCATTGGTGAGATAGAAACTTGGAATAAGGCTGAACAAGAATTAATGGATGTATTGAATGGAAGTGGATTGAAATGGACACTTTCTAAAGGAAATGGGGCATTCTATGGTCCTAAAATTGATATCCATCTAACTGATTCAATTAATAGGAAACATCAATGTGCTACTATTCAATTAGACTTTCAATTACCACAAAGATTTGAATTAAAATATGTTAATGAAAAAGGGGATTTTGAAACCCCTGTAATTATTCATAGAGCAATCTATGGTTCATTTGAAAGATTTATTGCAATTTTATGCGAACATTATAATGGGAAATGGCCATTTTGGTTAAATTTCGCTCCTATAATTATTATTCCAATAACTCAAAATCATGTAGAATATGCAAATAAAATCAAAAGCATATTAATGAATAATAAATATTATGTTGATGTAAATGTCAGTGATGATACTGTTTCTAAAAAAATTAGAGATGCGGAAGTTAAGCATTATAATTATATATTAGTTGTTGGGCAAAAAGAAATTGATACGGAAACAGTAAATGTGAGATACAGAGATAACAAAGACAAAAAAGTGTTAAGTATTGACGAATTATTATCAGAAATGCATGATACTGTAGAAAAATTCAAATAATATGATTTATCTGATTAGTTTTTATTTTATCCACTAAATCCTTTATATCAGTATTTGTAAATTTATTTTTTGCTCTGTTAATTGGCCATAATGTTAATTGAATATTATTTAAATCATATCCTTTTTTATTATCAATTCTATCAAATGATCCAATAAACATACTTCTTCTTTTCCATTCAATAGGAATATTTGTAATAATACATTTATTGTTATATATTTTAATAATTGTTAGTAAATCATTAAATGATAAATTAAAGTCTATATTTCTTGTATATGCCCCTCTTTTAAGTGATTGATATTTACTTAATAACATTTTTTTATTATAAATATATGAATTATCATTTAGTTTATTTGGATTTATTATGTAATTTATGAAATTTTTAAATATTATCTCGTCTAAATCACCTTTCATATAATTAATTCCTAATAAGACTAATCTACAATTTTCATAAGTATGTCCTTTTTTATTATCTAATCTATCTATTGAACATTGATAAATATCATTTTTATTAAAACTCATTTTTATTCCAGTTATTATACATTTGTAGTTTTGCTTTATTAATAATTCTTTAAGTTGTTGTATTGTAATGATTTCTTGATTAGGAAATTTTTTTTTGTCTACATGTTTGCAATGAGCTATTATTGAATTTAATATGTAATTCTCTCCTATTTCCTTTTTACGTCTATTTTCATTTAAACAGTTAATGCATCTATTTAGAAGCTTTTTGCTTTTTTTATATTTTTTTCTAAATATAACTTCTTCTGACGTTTTACCACAATCAATACATTTTTTTTCTGGTATTTGATTCCCTTCGCATTGTTTACATAATGATGATATACTAAAATAATTATTTCTCCTATTGTAATTAAATAATGCTTTTGTTGAAGAAATTCCACAATTTGGACAAATACGTTCATCAATATTGTGTTTTTTCAATACATCATTAAATCTAACAATTTTTCTACATTCAATGCAATATGGTTTATAATATTTTACACCATTAATTGTTGATGAATAAGTAAAATTTCTTTCTGTATTTGATATTCCGCAGTAAATACATTGTTTTTCAGTATCAGAATTTACCATTATATTATAAATATAAATAATATAATTTTAAGTGCCTTTTATGGTCCTAAATAGTATTACGGCAAAAATGTAGAAGAGTTTAAGTAAATTTGTTTATTTAGGAATTATATTTAAAAATTTATAATATAATTAATAATTAGAATGTCCCTTACTACTAATTTAAAACTAGATAAAACCATAATTCCATGTGTACCTTTTTTATGGTACCGTGAAGGAGAATCAGTATGTCCAATTGATTTAATAAAAGAAGTTACAGGAAATAAAATAAAGGAATTATATAATATTGAGACAACAAAACAAAATGTATATGTGTTGATTCAAAGGCATATATCAGAAAGAGAAAATATATATTTATGTTTGCATAGTTTGATGTACTATGAAATGCATAAAACAACAGAAATAAAAGATAATTTATTAATTGTTCCAGACAGATTCATACATGATTTGAGATTTAGTGTGAAAACGATTCCATTAAATGGAACAGAAATAAAAGAAAGACCTGGTGGACTAAGAATTGGTGAGTTTACAACTGGTTGTGTTTTTATATACAATACTGCTTTTTCTCCACCTGGATGCTTACATTTTAAAGTCAATAATGATGCAGAGAAAAGTGAATTTTTATGTCATATCAAATGTGAACAATTAAACATTGATATTGAATGTTTATTTATTTTATTCAATTACTTGAAAGAAGAAAATATTGAAGATCTGGTTAAAAATGAAATCGCTAAGTTTGTGTAAATACCATTTCTGGTGTGTCATAATATATCTGACCAGTCAATACAAACCCAAGAGATTGATAAAACTTTGTACGGGATACTGGTTTTTGTAATGCTAATAAATAAATTTTATTATATTCATTATACTTTTGTTTTAAATAAGCTAACGTATATCGGATCATGTATTCTCCAATACCATAATCTTTATATTTCGGATCTGTATTTCTGCATACGTACCATATCCATGGGTCACCCAAATTCAACTCTACGAGTAATGCACTTACCAATTTATTTTCTAATAGACCAATAACCCAAAATCCAGAACCCGATGAGATTGAATGAAGTTTTTCGCCAAAACAACCAACCATCATATTTTGTATATCATTTTCATACTCTTTTAACTTGTTTAGTTCTAGATTATTAGATATATGATAAACCTCAAATATTATTTGCTTTAATATTATTTGTTTTATTATTTGTTTTATGATATTTCTTCTTTTATTAATAGTTTCAATATTATCGATTATATTATTGATTTGATTATCCATATATAATATAATATATAAAAGTTACAAAGATTGAAATTCCAAATTAAATGTTATATAAAGAAATAAATGATATATATGCTATATTATGGAATTTAATTTACCGGAACCAAAAGATAATTTACAGCCAAATCCAGAATTGTTAGAGAGACATTTAAAGGAAACAGGAGGTAGAATAGTCACCAGGTTTCCTCCTGAACCTAATGGTTATTTGCATATTGGTCATGCTAAAGCCATGTATATTAATTTTACATTTGCTAAATCAAGGGATGGGATATGTTATATGAGATTTGATGATACAAATCCAAGTAAAGAAAAACAGGAGTATATTGATTCAATTCTGGAAGATGTAGGGTGGATGGGACATCAGCCATACAAAGTCACATATACATCCGATTATTTTGATCAGTTATATAATTATGCTGTAGAATTAATTAAAAAAGATAAAGCTTATGTTTGTGAACTTGATGATACAACAATGAGACAACAGAGATATGATTGCATTGATTCTCCATATAGAAATAGACCTATTGAAGAATCATTGAAATTATTTGAAGAAATGAGATTGGGTAAACATCAGGAAGGTAGCATGACATTGAGAATGAAGGGGGATATGAAATCAAATAATCCTAATATGAGGGATTTAGTAGCATATAGAATTCTGTTTAAAGAACATCCGAGAACAGGTAATAAATGGTGTGTGTATTCACATATCAAAAATACTTAAAAATATATTATTATTTATTTATAATGAATGAAGAATGGAAAAAAATACCAGGTTTTTCAAATTATTCAGTCTCAAATAAAGGTAAAGTAAGAAATGATAAAGATGATTATGTTTTTAGTACAGTCAAAAAAAATAATCAATATAATTTTGTAAATATTAAGAATAATAATAATAAACGAAGATTAATGCCTGTACATAAATTAGTTGCATTGGCATTTATTGAAAATCCAAATAATTATACAATTGTTAACCATAAAAATGGGCTAAAAAATGATAATAATTTGGAAAATTTAGAATGGACAACACCAAAAGGTAATGTTGATCACGCAATAAAAAATAATTTAATTAAACGTATTGGATGTCCAAGACAAGTACAGAAATTAGATAAAAATGGAAACAAACTAGATGCATACAAAAGTATTAAGGAAGCTGAAGAATCATTAGGAATAAATAGAAGTCATATTTTGGACGTTTGTATGGGAAAAAGAAAATCGGCACACGGGTTTAGATGGGAATTTATAAAAGAAATTGATGATAATATTACTAGACGATGGAAATGTATTAATATAATTGGATTAGAAAATTATGAAATTTCGTCAGATGGTTTTATTAAATCATTAGTAACAAATAGGATATTAAAACCATTTAAAGCACCAAATGGATATTTAAGAGTATGTTTAAAGAAAAATAAAAAATCAGTTAACTATTTTATTCATCGTCTGGTAGCAATTACATTTCTTTATGAATCATACAAACCACATTTACAAGTAAATCATAAAGATAAAAATAAATCAAATAATTATTATATGAATCTAGAATGGATATCATCAAAGGAAAATATTATCCATTCTTACGTTAATGGTAGATTAGGTAAATCACATAAAAGAATATTATATCAATTAGACATTAATAATACTCTAATAAATGTCCATTATGGATTGTATGAGACTTGCAAAAAATTAAATTTAACAGTTAGCGAAGTTACTAAATCTATTAAAACTGGAAAAATTTATAAGGAATATGTATGGAAGTTTAAAATAATATAAAATTGAAATTTTAACAATATTTAAATATACTTAAATTATTAATGATATAATTTAATGTTACATTTATTAGATAATTATCCAAAAATTGAGGGAAAAGTAATAACTAGATTTCCTCCTGAACCTAATGGATATTTACATTTGGGACATGCGAAAGCTATATTTACTAATTTTATGTTTGCTAAATATAATAATGGTCATTGTTATTTGAGATTAGATGATACTAATCCTTTAAATGAAAAAAAAGAATATACGGATTCTATAATTGAAGATGTAAAATGGTTAGGATACGAACCTTATAAAATTACATATACGTTAGATTATTATGATAAATTATATGAATATGCGAAAGAATTAATATTAAAGAATAAAGCATATGTTTGTGAGTTAGATAGAGAAAAAATGCAAAAAGACAGATATGATGGAATCGAGTCCCCATTTAGGAATAGACCAATTAATGAATCATTAAAATTATTTGAAGAAATGAAAGACGGAAAGTATAAGGAAGGCAAAATGACATTGAGGTTAAAAGGAGATATGAAATCTAATAATCCTAATATGCGAGATTTAGTAGCATATCGCATTTTAAAAAGCGAATATATCAAATTAAAGTATAATGTATATCCAACGTACGATTATAGTCATCCAATTGTAGATAGTCTAGAAAACATAACCCATTCATTATGTTCAATGGAATTTCAGACAAGGAATGATCTGTATAGATGGATACCAGAAACATTAGGTATATATAGACCACCCCAAATTGAATATGCTAGATTAAATATTACCAATACAGTTCTGTCAAAAAGAAAACTAATTGAATTAGTCAACGATAACATTGTAAGTGGGTGGGATGATCCAAGAATGCCAACAATTAAAGGGTTGAGAAGACGTGGTTATACTCCAGAAGCCCTGAATGATTTTTGTAAGAGAATTGGAATGAGTATAGGAACATCTGCTGGTATGGTTAATTATAAATTATTAGAAGAATGTCTGAGACAAGATTTGGATATCAGAGCACCAAGAGTGATGGCTATAATGAATCCACTAAAAGTTAAGATTTTGAATATGAAGGAAAATGAAATCATTACAGTAAATGCACTGGATTATCCAAATTTAGGCGAGAAGAGTACAACACATCCAATAAATGTTGGAGATACTGTATATATAGATAGGGAAGATTTTAGAATGGAAGATTCACCTAAATATTTCAGATTAGCTCCAAATAAAATCGTCAGATTGAAATATCTTGGATTAGTAAAGTGTATTGGTGTACAATCAAAAGACAATAATAATCCTATTGAAATATATGTTGAATTATTACCAAAGGATTTCAAACCAGAGAAAAGAGTACAAGGTACAATTAATTGGGTAAGTGAAATTGATCATTTGAATGTGGAAGTTAGAAAATATGATCATCTATTTCCAGAAGTAATGGATGATAATAAAGAATGGAAAAGTCAATTAAATTTAAATTCCAGATCAGTAATGAACATCAAGACAGATACATCAATTAGATCAGGAAAAGTATTTGATAAATATCAGTTTGAAAGGATTGGATATTTTTGCATTGATTTGGATACAACAAATGATCTGATTGTAATGAATCAAACTGTCGGATTGAAAGAAGATAAGAATAAATAAAATTATGCATTGTTAACTTTTTTGAGAATCCATGTTTGTTTATCAAGATCATAATTATCTGATCTAACTGATTCAAGATCATTATTTGTTTTGACTGGAATGAACCTATCTCTTGATACAAGATAACATTTAACTTTATCAAAAAATTTAACCATAGAACCAATTGCATATTCAAGTTGAATACATTCCCGTCCATCTTTTAATTTTTTGGGATTTATTATAATATCGACATCTTTTAGATAATTTGATTTAACCAACTTCTTTATTGATTCTAATCGGATCCATATATTGTTTGTATTAAAGTATTTAAATTTATCAATTGATGTAAATTGATCAAGTTTATCCTTTGGGCATTGGGCAACTTCAAACATTTTATATTTTCCATCATACTTGATTAATGTACCTCCTTTAATATCGTTTATTGTTTTTTCTGTCAATTCAAGTGCAAAATCAATATCTAGTTGAATTAAATCATTCAAAATTTTATAGTCTAGGGTTGCACCAAGATTATCAATATTTGCAACAAATGCATATTCAATACCCATAGAAATTAAACGATCTAATGTTCCTGTAAGATATAAAGATTCTAATAAATCACCATGACCAGGGGGATAGAAATGATCTAAATTACTAGAATTTATATCTAATGGTTTATTTGTTTCTTTTAGAATTCGTGGGTAACAATTTTGATTAAATGAAATTATATTATTAGTATGATTTGTTGATTTTAAGAATTCGTTTGTATCATTATGTGTATAAAAAGAATTCATTAAAACAAGAGGGACATTTGGCTGTTGTGTTTGTTGCTGCAATACAATATCCATAAAAGTCAAATCATTTTTAACTTTTAATAAACTTTTTGGTCCATTACATCCCATTGTTGTACCAAGTCCTCCATTTAACTTAATGATACATACTTTTTTATTGAGATCATTTACTAATTGTTGATTAATGTCTTGTAGTTCATCATATTGAGATAAAATTTCTCTATCAATTAATTCGATTTTATACCAATCTAGATATGGGTTATTGTTATTTAGATATCTTTCATAGAGTTCATTAAAGCCATTATTTAGTTCACACATCTTACTATTAAACAATATTATAATTTATGATATGGTATAAACAAATCTAAAAAAATAATTTTAATCAATTTTATTTATATAGATATTTGATGGAAAGAGTATTATTATTATTAATATTATTAGCAATAATAGAAATTGTAGCATTATATTGTCTCAAAAAATATAGTTTGGAAAAGAATCTTAATTATTTTGTAGTAGGACTGGGTGGATATATGATGATTGCATTTCTATTATCTATATTATTTACTTATGAAAAAGTCGGAATAGCCAATCATGGCTGGAATATACTTACATCACTAGCTGGATTTTTAGTAGGATATTTGTGTTTTAAAGAAGAAATTAATTTTATGGAATTTTTGGGTATAATAATATCAATCATCGGTGTATTTATTATGCTTAAACATTAATAAATAAAATGTGTTTATTTAGTGTATTCATCCATATCATAATATCCAATATATGCCAAATATATTGATGATAGTGCAAAAAATACTATTTCTTCTACTATCATATCATGAACATATTCATTATCTTGTGTTTTAGTATATTGGTCATCATCAAACCATTCTTTAAATCTGTCAAAAAATTCAAACATTTAACTATATTGTATTATTAAGAATTAGTTTTTAGTATTTTTAACAATCAAATTTTTCTTCATCCAGTCAACAAGTTTAAGATAAGCATATGCTTGTCCTAAAGCATCTTCATCAGCATAATGAGTATGTGGCATTGTTGGATCCCTTAAATCAATATCTTTCCAATCTGCTCCAACAATATCTACAACTTTAAGTAATGAACTAAGACAAATTATAGAGAATGGTAATTTGAGTTTATTTTCTGGTCCATATTCATCATAGAGGGCATTAATCCATTGCCAATCATATGATGCAGGTTTTGCGAGGAATCTAACAACATATTTCTTATTTAATTCTCTATACCATGCAGCAAATTCAGCCATTGCTTGAAAGGGTGATAATTGTTGTGCCTTAATATGATTCCATAATTCTTGATTTTTTAACCAGAAACCATTCCAACAATCTTTGCTTGGAGGTTTGTTTTCTATTTCAGAAATACACCATGCTTTTTGACTTATAACCCAATCACCTTTTTTTGTAGGATCTGGAACGATATCATCCAAAACAGCAACCGCTCCAATCATAACACATGATGATGTTGCTGGAGAATCGCCTGTTGCTTCCACATCAACAGATATAATTATTTTTTGTTTTTGTTGATTGCTCATATATAATACATTGTATATATGAACATTTATTGAAAATAGTAAATTAATCAATTTTTTGCATATGTTTTTAGGTCATATAACATATTCAAAATAGAATTAACATTATTGTGATTTTTAAATGCAGTATTATTATTTAACTCATTGTTAACTATTTGATTATTTAGTAAAATAGAAGTGTATATCATTCTAAATTCATTATGAACGGAAGTAACTCTCAATGCATATGGTGTACCATCAATCATGATATCAAAGTAACAAGGATAATGAAATGGACTCAATGTACATCCATCTAATTGATTTTGTGATTTCATAACTGTAAATTCATAATAAATGTCATATAAAGTGCCAGCAAAATTGTTTTTATTACTTATAAATTCGTTTATATTATCGTTATTTTGCGAATTATCATTATATATACTTTTTATTATATCATCAATGAGATCTTGTATGTTAGAAAATAAACTATCAATATGTTTCAATAAATTAAAATTTTCAGTAGTTGCTGTCTTATCTTGAATTGTTCCCATTTATAATAATATAATTCAAAATAATTTTAAATATTTATTTTTGCGATAAATAAATGACTTAAAGATATAATTATATGTTATAATTGGAGCGAAGCAGTTATAACGATTACATCAATGGAACATTCAAAAACATCGTTATAAAACATTCTCGTTCTACTAGTACATTGAGCAGTCCATACAGTTACATCTGCTTATTAATCCGAACCATACTGTATGGAAATATTCCAATGTATTTACAAATTCATTAAGCAGATATGACAATTACATCTGATAGGGTCCAAATGATATCTTGATGATGATAGAGCAGATTATCCAATTACATCAAAAGAAGTTTTTTTAAAAATATTGGATAATAATATTCCTATTATTTAGAGAAATTATTTAGAAAAAAACATTGTCATATGACATTCTAATGAATTAGTGTTGTGCTTTGCATAATACTAACTAAACTTAATTCTTTATCATTTAACTTTTTTATAAATATGAATGTATTATTACCACACTGACATTTTTCAAGAGGTATTGTAAATCCGCGTCCATCCATATGCAGAGGTTTTGTATACAATTTACATACTAAACATTTTAATATACACCATCTATCTGACATCTAATTAATAATATTAGATACTCAATATAGTATATTATAAAAATCAATTTTAGGATACTTAAAGCTATTATTCAGACACTTGAAATATATTAAAGATATAATCCATTTAATATATTATTCATTTTATGTCCACAACTCTTGAACCATTTTTTACAGCTCAAGAAAACGTCCCATCAACTGGTAAGACTGTTACCAATTATATGGGAATGGAAAATTTTGTTCCATCTTATTTGACTCAACTTAAAATGTTGATTACATGTTGGTTTTTAGGCGAACCAACTTACTATGTTCCATCTGGTGATGAGAAGAAAGATAAGAAACAATTAAATAGAGTAAGATCAACATCACAAATGCCGGTTGATGAATTAAAACACTTATATCTGGTCCAGGAATTCTTTGGAAAAACTACAATGAACATATTTATTGATGTTGTTAACAATGCACTGAGTGAAGATTTTGAAGCAGTGATGAAACTTGCAGTCCAAGCAAGAAATGAATATATGATGAGATCCGGTCCATGTGCCGTTTTATATTATGCTGCTATCCATCCAAAGAGAAAAGAATTTAATCAAACAAATCCAATGAAATTTAGGGAATATGCTAAACAAATAATTAAGATTCCAACCGATGCCTGGATGTTATTTGACATGTGGAAACAAAATTCAGGATCACCAACAAGTAAAACATCAAAACAAAAGTTTCCAACAATATTAAAGAAAGTACTGAGTGATCATTTGGAATCAATGGAAAAGTATCAAATGAAGAAATATTTGAATAAAAGTCATATTGTGGATCTGATTAGAGTCGCTCATCCAAGATCAAGTAAAAACGAACATATTAGTGAAGTAGTAAAGAAAGGAGATTTAGAAGTCAGCGATGATGAGCTGACATGGGAGCGGTTGAGATCAGAGAAAAAAGATTGGAAGGAGATTGTTCAAACATTAGGAAAGATGCCTCATATGGCATTGTTAAGAAATCTGATGGGTATAACGAGAGATACAAATGATGCAGACTATTTGAGTAATACAATCATGCCAATGTTAAAGAGTGGAGTCCGATATGGTAAACAGTTTCCTTTTTCTTACATGTCGGCTTGGGAAGAAACTCAAAAATTAGATGGAACGTATGAACAATGTAAGAAAGTATTAAATTGTGGAATTGGTGATTGTATTGAGATTGCAATGGAAAACTTCCCTATACTGGAAGGTAATACAGTATGTTTATGCGATAACTCAGGATCGGCACACAGTACGTTCCCATCACAATATGGAACCCAAACAGTTGCCAAGATATCAAATCTATCTGGTGTTATGACTGCTAGAAATTGTACAGGAAAAGGATATGTAGGTGTATTTGGTGATAAATTGGTAATGATTGAAGTAGATAAGAATAAGAAAATATTAGATCAGGTACAAGCGGTTCATGATGCAGGTAAAACAGTGGGTGGAAGTACAGAAAACGGTATATGGGTATTTTTTAAGGAAGCATTTGAAGAAGTCACTAGATTGAAAAATAACGGAAAGACCATTAACAGAGAAAATATGATTAAATGGTGTGATAATATTTGTGTATATAGTGATCAACAAGCCGGTTCGGGCGGTCTATATGGTACAAATGCAAAGGAATATAAAGATTATATAGTTGGTAATGGAAATTATATTAATGTTATAAAATTGATACAAAAATATAGAGAATTAGTAAATCCTAAAGTAAATGTATATAGTGTACAAGTAGCAGGTTATAATGATTCGTTGGTACCAGAGATGATGTATAGAACTCATTTGTTAAGTGGTTGGAACGGTATGGAGACAGTATATGCTTTTAGAATGAATAAATTAATAGATGAAATGGAAAATTCTAATATAATGCATTAAATGAATTTAAGATTTTGATATTATTGATATTATGATAAGTAATTAGATGTACGTATGTTTCAATCAAATAATTATTATAATCATATAAATATTGCCATTTATATCCATAAGCATATTTTTGGTTACCTTTACAACATTTAACTATACTTGAAGTATGTATTAATTTTAAAAATCTTTCAGCTTCTTTAATTGTAGGGAATTTTCTAATCATTTTATTTGTTGTAATATCAATTTGGACAACTGATTTACCACATGCATGTACTGTATTTTCTTTTATTGTTACCCATTCTAAATTTTTATAATAATTATTAAATTTATTGCTATCTTTATGATTTACACAATTTCTTTTGTTTGTTCTACCGGATACAAAAGCAAAGGCTACCAAACGATGGATTGACACGTTTATTCTTTTTGATGTTATTTTATTACGTATACATAATTCATAATAAATTCGTTTAATAGGGGTTAAATACTTATTTATTTTGATATTTCTTATTTTGCCATAATTTGATACTTCATAATTTGAAAAATCATATTTATCCACAATTCCTAAATTTTTAAAAACTTCATCTTGTTCTAATTTGATATTATCACTTATAGTTTTTATTTCATTTTCTTTTTCATATTTCCATAAATATTTATATGCAGATTGACATAAACCAGTACAGCACTGCAAAATATATGATCTATTATAATTACTATGACATTTTATAATTTCTCCGATATTGTTCCATTCTTTAACAAAATTATTATTTAAATCAAATTGAATTATTTTACGTTTTTGTTTAAAATTGTCATAATATAATTTGCTATTTTGTTGTGGTGTAACCCATCTTAAATTTATATAATGGTAATTTAATTTATTATTATCAATGTGATCTACAATGGTATTTTCTTTTGGATTTGAATTGGGAACAAAATGTTCTGCTACTAACTTATGTACATAAATATTTTTCTTCTTTCCATTTTTAGTTAACGAGACTGCTGGATAACCTCTTCCACTAATATAAGTTGATAAGATTTGGTTTGTATTTTTATTAATTATTTTTCCTATATCAGAAATGCAATAATATTGTTCATATCCATTAACATCTTTCCAATCAATATTATCATTTATTTGAATATCCCGAAATTTATTCCATTCCAAATTATTCCATTTATTATTCTTTAAATTACCATCAATATGTATAATAGTTGTTTTATTTATTGGATCATCATTTTCTATAAAATATTTAGCTACAATTACATGTATTTTTATTTTCTTAATTTTATTTCTATCATCTTTAAGATTAACTATATTATATTTATTTTTATTTGATATCCTTATGTATCTCTTTATAAATTTACTTTTTACATTCCCAAAATTTGATATCATATACTTTCCTCCAAATCCTTCAATTTCTTTCCATTGTTCTATTTCATTTTCTCTGTTTTCTTGCATATATATATTAACAATATAAAATTTTCTTTTTATATTATTTAAAATTTGCATAATTTTACTATATATTTAAAATTAAAATATAATAAGATGAGTAGTAATATAAATGCAAATAACTTAAAAATAAATGTTGTTATAGAGTATAAATGGAAACTAAATTTAATTGTGATCAATGTGGATTCCATACTAATTATGAATCAAAATGGAAAGCACATTGTGAGACAGAGTTACATAAAACTGGGAAAAGAAAAACTCGTTCAGATAAGAAATTATTAGATAAATGTTCTTTTTGTGACTATAAAGCAACAAACAATACAACATTAAAACAACATGTATTAAATCATCATAGCTCAAAAGAAGAAAGGAAATCACAATTTACATATTATTGTGAATATTGCGACTGCGGAACTTTTGCAAAACCTTTACACGAAAACCATTTAAAATCTAAAAAGCATCTTAGATTTTTAAGTTATAATAAAAAACAAGAATAATTTTACTTAATATGAAGTTCAAGTTGTAAATATATAAATGTATATGGTTTATTTAATAGGATTATATATAATTCTATTAAAAAGTTTTTTAGTTTCTATCATACATCGGTATCTATACTATCATCCAGATCAATAGCATTTTTAATTCTAATGATATCGGATTGTGCTTTATCTTGATACATTTTAATTTTAGCCTTCATTTCATCCGTATATTCGGATTCGTCATCAAAACTTTTTATAAATGGATAATTTGTACATTGATAATCATTTCCTTGACCTACTATTTCTCCATTTAATACTTTCGTATTAACGGTTCTAAATGATAATGATATTCTGGCATCTGTCTGAGTATCAAGTTTGCCTATAGTATGTTTATATTTGTGGTTTGTGTCTTGTCCAAATACTAACATGGAACCAGGTCTTAATAATATTATTTGTTCACTATCATCTTTTTCTGATTTAAATATAATTGGTCTTGATGCACCAAAAGAGACACTAATAATTACAGAATTGGGTTCTAAATCCAATAATTTATCTTTATGATATGCCAGTGAATCATTCTCATCCCTAAACAATCCTATTACACAATGATTAAATTCTTGTCCTAAAAGTTCTGATGCTTTATCTCTAATATATTTTACTGTTTTGGTCCATGGTTTTGTTTTAATATTTGCTTCATTACATCCTGGCATTCTATAAATTGGTGTTCCTTTTGCATCATCGTAGAATGTTTGGGCCGATACTAATCTGGGTAATGGATAAACATCTTTATTTGGCGATATATTAAACATTTGTTCAAACTGTACCTCATTTAATAAATTTTTAAATAAATCTGTTTTTTCTGATTTAATAAAATTTGCTATATAGTATGAATCACCTGCGCCTATTTTATTAATGTCTTTCCTCCCATCAAAGTATTGGCTATTTTTTTTCATTTTGTTTTGTAATTTATAATATTGTTATCTCTTTATATTTTGTATAGTAGATAAAATCAAAATCAAATTTTTATTTAGTGCCAAATTCTACTGAAAATATATCAGCAATGTTATCTATCTTGTATAATCTAACAGAAAAGAAAACAACAAATAGTAAACTTAAACCCAACACCATTAATTTAGTATTTTCGTTGTATCGGTACCAATAAATAGTTAAGGCACAAAGTAATGTAAATACACCACCCAATCCAACACCAAATTTAGTTGATTTAGTTTGAATGACACTTGTCAATACAATGCCAATCAATGCAATAACTAGAAGCATAACATGTTTATGGAATTCTACTTTTTCTAGTTTTTTAGATTTTTCATCAGAACATGCATTATATTGTTTATTTTGTATACTGTTCTGATCAAGATCTCTCCAATCATATTTAATATGGTTACACATATCATTAATTTCATCATATCCTGTCATCCGATTAACTAATTTAAAAAAGAAAAATGGGTATAATAATGCGATTGCTAAACTAAACATTAGTTCAGTTGTATCTAAGCCAACTTTGTTCATTTTAATATTATATTATCCAGAAAAAAATTGATAATTTTATTAAATAAAGGCTAAAATTATCAAATAGAAATATTTATAAAATCAATTAAAATGATTCCAATAAAAGTATTTGTAAGTGGAAAATTTGCAGAAAAACCATTAATTAGATCTAAGATGGATGAATTAGAAAAACTTGGATACAAGATAACTCATGATTGGACTAGTTATGAAAAAACACCATCTAATAAAGATGAATCAAAATTAGCAGCAATATTTGATATTGAAGGTATACAAAAATGCGATATACATGTTGTTGTAATATCAGATAAGGATTATCCATATAGAGGTACTTTTTGTGAAATGGGTTGTTCAATGGGTCTGAATAAAAGAATATTATTATGGAACCCATTTGATGATGCAGCATGTATGACAGTACCATTTTATAATCATCCATGTGTTACACATTTTAAGACGTGGGAAGAATTAGTTGTTGAATTGGATAAAATTAAACAACAAAAAAATAAAGTGCATAATATGATACTGGATAGTCATCAAATGGACTTTTTTGATGAATATGATACTTAAATAATTTTATTTATTACCATGGTGGTGTAGGTCCGGGGAAATTTTTTCCATGGAAATTCCATTGACTAGTATCACCTACTTTAATTGTTGTTAATTTACCATTTTCACAATACATAGCATAATCATCTCGTTCGTTTGTACAACCACCACATACTACATTCCATCCACTCCAATTACAATTTGGTCTTGAATTATTTATTTCTGCTCTCAAATTATTAACAACATCAGCCAGATCACCAACACGAGCATCATATAATCTTCCCGCTGCAAACCCTCCAGCATATGGTTGTCCCAGAGTATTAGTCAATCTTAACCAATCATCATTTGCTGCATTATCACCAACACCTGATAATAACCATTTAGTACCCAATGTCAATTTATTTATTTTAGCATTAGGAATTGTTGCATCTCCAGTTGTTGTCAGATTTGATACAGTCAATTGATTTTGATTATATAAACTTGCTACATTTTTAACAGCTTCGTCGCTAGTAAAACTTTCTGTTGAATGTTTTGAACTTGTATAAAGTGTTATACCCAAAATAAATAGAATTAATGTTAATATTATTATAATTCTTATATCAGTTGACATAATATGATTAATATATATTATAATATAATAAAAAAAGATATTACATATATATATATAAATGAGACCAAGTTTTTTATCACATGCACTGAATGGTTTAACGTTGTTTCTAGCTGTAATATTATTTGCTATGAATTATAATCAATTTAACACTGAAACAATGATCAAGATGCTATTATTCATATCAATTGCTATAGGTATTCATGGACTTTTACATCATAAAGAAGAAATATATTATGGATGGAATCCACTTGCTGGTAAATGGAAAATCAGTGATGACAAGATATAAATTTCTTAAGAATTCAATATAAATTTCTAAGTATAGTAATATAAAATAAGTAAAATATGTTTTTTGTATTACCACTAGCATTACCATTTATACCTATAATATGCTGTTGTTGTTCAAGTATGTTAATATTGTGCCTTTTTGGTGAGAAAATATTTGGACCAGAGAAAATGAATTATATATGGAGCGCAATTTCATCATCATCTTGCATGATTTCTCTATTATGTGTGATTGGAATAATTGGTACTTTTTGGGTTGGATATAAAGCAGTTGGAGCTGTTGGAGAAGTAGCCAAGACCGGTCTTGATGTTGCAGGAAGATCATTTGACAATATATAAATTATTATTAAAATTAAAAATATAGAAATATATCATTATATCTATGTTTAACCATATTTTTCTATGTGAACATACAATTCTTTAAAGGGATGGTAATGTTCCTAATAAAAATTGATAATTGATTACATTGAAAACACCATAATATATTGATCTATCATTTTATTTGTATGATTGAATACATAAACATTCGTATTGGTCAGTGTTTAAAAGATTTGTGTGCTCTTTTATTTGTATGTATGGTATGGACAGTCGGATTGAATGTATTATTACAAATTCGTATGGAAGGTGGTGTATTTATCTTGTTATTCACAATATGGACATTAATTTCATATTTAGGATTTAAATTGTTAAGTTTATCAAATTATTTGGCTACCAGAAAGCTTGAACATAAAATATTTGAAGAATATAACTAATAATTAAATATTTTTTTATTCATAAAATTAGTGTTATGGAATTATTTCGTTTAGAAAATAACGGTAATTTATTTTGTATATATATAAATTCTAATGATGAATGAAATTGATGAAATTATACCTGGATTATATGTTGGAACTTATAATGCAGCACTTGATAAAGATATTATTCTATCCAATAATATACAGACTATTATAAATTGTACAAAAAAACAAGATAAAATTGATTTAGATATTGATTATTTACAAATACCAATTGATGACCCGCCATACATTACAGATATAAATTATATAAATACTAATTTTATTCACATTGTCACTCTTATAAACAATTCAATAAATAAAAGGAAAAATGTTTTAATTCATTGTATGAAGGGTTCCCAAAGATCAGCTGTTATTGCCACAATATTCATAATGATAAAATTTGGTTTAAATTATATGAATGCTATTCAGTTTATCAAATTGAAAAGACCAATATGTTTTTTTGGAAGCGTAAACTATCTAAATTCTTTGCTATACATTCAAAATCAAATAGATATGTTTAATAGATATTATGGATCAAGGCAATAAATATTTAATTTAATTTATGTAATAATATAAAAATAAAATTACATTATATTATAAATGTTCCTTTTAACTGTATTGTACAATAGTTTTGTAAACTACCTAATTTTCAACATAACCTTCTACTTATCAAATGTTATGTTATACATCATTGATTATTTCAAGTTACTTCTCCAATATAAAGTTCAAGAAAATATCATAGCGAATACTAATGTACTAAATGATACATATAGGAAAGCAATCAATGTTGTATTAAAAAATAGTCTGATTCATATTATACCCGCATGCTTGTTTTTGGGCGTATATGAATACGGTTATAGCGGTGATTTTTCATTCCTTAAATTTTGTTTTGATGTATTGGTATCACGAATATTAGTGGATATATTTTTTTACAGTATTCACCGATTGCTTCATAAAAATTTCTTTTATCATGCTTTACATAAAAAGCATCATGAAATAACAACTCCAGTCGGTATAACTTCAATATATATGACCATCACTGATCTGTATATAGGGAATATATTACCCATCTATTTACCATTACTGATTCTGAATTCACATCCACTAACTGTGAAATTTTGGATGATAGCAACTACATTAAATACTGTTGTGTTTGCTCATAGTGGTTTTAAGAAGATAGCAGAAGCACATGATTATCATCATTCTCATTTTTCTAAAAATTTTGGAACTGATTTGTTTATGGATAGGTTATTTGGTACTTATCATTATGAATCAGATTAATATTTAGCAAACCATTTTTTAGAAATATCTAATAATCTATCTTTTTCATGTTTAGATTTTCTATTCCAATGACCAACAGCACTTGCTATTGCATAATTCTTTGAAAATTCTGTTTTATTCAGATTAATAAAGTTATAATACAGTGCATCCCATACTTCATACCATTCATATTCTTCATTACCTAATTTAATTTGTTGATATTTGTTTTTGACAGTATTGTATGAACTCATTTTGTCAATATAATTAGATGAACTAAAATATGGTCTAGTCATCAATAGTGAACCAGTTGAATATTGACTCATCGCATAAACATTTGCTTGCATGACCCATTGATAACTATCTATAAACATTTCCATAAACCATTCAAAAACTTTATCTGGATTAATCTGATTCAATAACATAAAATTACCCAAATACATTAATCTTTCAATATGATGTGCATATCCATATTTTAATATTTTCTTGATAATATCATCAATTGGTTCAATATTAGTATTTCCAGTATACCATCCAGCATCTAATTTTCTTTTATGATTGAAATAATTTGTTGTTTCCATATCTCGATGTTGAAACATATATACTAACCGAATCATTTCTCTCCATCCTATAATTTGACGAATCAATGCTTCAACTGATTTAAGTGTTTTTTTATTTTTACTATAATGATTTAGTATTTCATCAATAACTTCTCGCGGTGTTATCAGCCCTATATTTATTAATGGTGACAATACGGTATGACAACCAAATACAATATCCCGACTAACAGCATCTTGATATGGACCAAAACAATCTAATCTTTGTTTTAAGAATTTTTTTAATTGTTTTTTTGCACCTTCATGATTGATTGGTAAATATAAATCAGTTTCTCCAATGTTATCCTTGAAATGTTTATCTATATAATATTGTGCTTCTGTTATATATTTATTGTTAATTATATCAAATTTGGCATCTTTATTGAACTGTTTAGGAAAAGGTAATCTATTTTCTTTATCAAATGTCCATTTACCTCCAATTGGTTTATTATCTCGAGTTACCAGTATACTTAATCGTTTTCTTTGCCAAATATAAAATGATGTTTGATGGTATTTACCGCCAGAATCCAGATAGTCAGTCAAATCAGTTATTTTGCATAAAAATAATGGAGTATCATGAACAAATAATTCAATAGAATTTTGTTTACTTAATTTCTTAAGATCTTTCATAACATCATGATCAACCGGATCATACATATCAATTCTTTTATTTTTATACTTTTTAAATACAGAATTAATATTATCATTAAATTCAATGTAGTTGACTTTACATTTATAAGTTTTTTTTAGGTAATCTTCATAATTTTTCATTGTTGCTCTGTGTAAGATTAATTTTAATTTATGAAATTTGTATTTTGTAAAATAAACTGGATGCTCATACAAATAAACAGTTGTATTTTTATTTATTAACCCGTTATCTTCAAATAGTTGGTTTGGTAAAATTATTATGGTATTCATTATAATATAATTAAATAAAAAAATAATGTTTAATCAATAGAACAACATAAAAGAGTTTCTATTAAACCAATATTAAATCCAATAATTCCACCAATAATTATACAAATGAGATGTATTGGAAATAGGAGTATTGCACTTGCAAATCCAAGTTTATTTTGACGTATATAACTTTCCCGTTCTCCAGCACGAGTCCAAGGAGTTTTAATTCGTGAACAAAATTTGATAATTTTTTGTGGTATATATAATGCACATTTTCCGATCCGTTTTGTAATTTTACTCATTATGTAAATTATATTAATTTATGATATAAAAATTTTGGGTTTAAAATCCAATATATGTACACATAATGTTAGTCTTTCTATAGATATAAGCTGATGAATTATTAGTCTAAATTATATATTTTTTATTTATCTAATTTTACTAATATTTTATCAATATATTGTTGATTGTAATTAAATTTTTTTAAGAACACGATTAAACTTTCTTTGTCAACTTTCATTTTGTTAATTTTAATATTCTTGCTATCAGTGACTGGTGGATTGGTAAAATAGTTTTTTGCTTTCTTATAATCATATGCTAGATCAATATTTTCGTTTTTTTGTATCTGTTCCATACTTCCATATTTCAGCATTAGCTTGTATGCACCTACAGTACCCACACCACTCACGGAAGGACAATAATCACATCCAAGCAATATAGCTAAATCAATTAGTTGATTTTGATTTAAGTTTGTTTCTTTTTTGAATATATCTAAATCTATTTCTTGTATTTTCTTTTTATCTGAAACGGTAAAATTTTTTAATATTTTATTGCCTCCAAATACCAGTATATCCATATCATCAGTAACAATATAATCTACTTTTTTATGGTACATTAAATTAGCTAATTGGCCATCTGCTTCTTCTGGTGATTCTATTATGGTATAACCAAACAATCTTATCAGTTCCATACAATCTTGTATTTCTTGATATGTTATATCTGATTTCATGAAATAATATTTCTTTTTCTCATCTTGTGTTACAGCTTTATAATACTTCATTTTCATAAAATTCTGGAATTCTGTTCGTTGTTTCATTGTATTTTCTTTGATTTTAGGAGGCATTCCATCAAAAACAAATACAGGTATAATGTTATATCTGACAAATCCTTGGAATTTAAGTAATAGAGAATGTAAATGTGTGACTACAATTTCATCATTTTTAAGATCATATCCATTGAGTCTTATGGCAAATATATTTTTATATAACATTAAGTTGCCATCTATGGCTATTATTTTATTTTTATAATCAGATATTTTTGTATATTTTATAGAATTTGGGGCATATTTTTGTATTATTTTCATTAAATTTTTGATACCCATGTTAAAAATTGATAATTATTATATAAAATACATAATATAATAATTATCCGAATAATATAAATGGCTGACAAGTTCATTAAAGGAGAGAATCTGATAGATGAAGTTGAAGAAACGAGTCCATCTGGTAAATATAAGTTAATTATTGGACATTATAGAACCAAAGAAGGTGCATGGAACTATTCATCAGGTAGGTTGGTAAGACTAAGTGACAATAAGGAAATTATCACTATCAATAGGAACTATTCAACCTTTCACCATTCATGGTTTATTAAAAACAATCATGAATGGATCCAAACAGGTTCAACATATATGTCACAACTGTTTGTTGATCTGGATACTGGTTTTATATATGATAATTTAGAAAAATTAAGTCAAACAAAAGAATATAAAAATGGAGCTTCTTTTTGTTGGACAAAATGTTGGATTAATAATGATGGTAATACTCTTGTTGTATTGGGCTGCTATTGGGCATGTCCATATGAATATAAATTTTACGATTTTTCTAGTCCAGGCAAAGGATGGGAGGAATTAAAAACTGACGTTGAATATCATGAACATGGAACTAAATTACCAGAATGGAATCAAGATGGTACATGTACCATATATGATACACAAAATTTTATTGAATACAAAGGTAAATTAATAGATGAAAATAGTGATGAATATTTTACGATACCAGATTCATTTTTATGCGATCCTAAAAATACCAAAATAATAGATATACAAATTAGAACAGTAAAAAGACAAGGTAATAAGATTATTACTGTAAAATTATGGCAATCAGATAATAAAAAATTAGAAGAAGAAGAAAATAAAAAAAAAGAAGATTCAATCATAGCAGAAAATAAAAAATTAGTTGAAGAAAGTGAAATATATACAAAATTATTTGGAGAATTAAAAAAGAAATATAAAACATATTTAATGTGGTCATTTGATAATAGTCAGAAACATTTTATGTTAACTGTTGTAAATTTCAAAGAAGATGATACAAAAACACCAGAACATAGAAAATTGTCATGTAATATTAAATGGGGTGTTAAAGCAGGTCCAATATTTATTGAATTTATAAATGAGAAAGAGGGTATTAGACATAAAAAAGAACATAAAAGAAAAATGGAATTATTGGATGAAGTTATTAATGATGTAAAAGATTATCTAAAATAAAAAAATGAAATTAATATATTAAGATTTACTCCTAATATTTAGTTTAATTATATCATTGTATAATGAAGTATTATATAGATTATGTATGCTTAAAGCTATATATGAATAAGGTAAAAACATCTTATTTGGTAAGTTTTAGAATGAAAGATAAGAAAGTCATACATATAAGAATGTTTGATAAAAATTCAGAAGCAAAATCATTTATTAATACATTATATACTAAAAAAATAAATAAGGAACCATATAATGTTCATGATTCAATCACAAATCATACATTTAATCTATCAGTATTAGATGGTAAATATCGTATAAATAAAATTGCTCTAATTAACAAAGCTTAGTTTATCAATTTAATAAAATCATATAAAAAAAAGTCTATTATATAGAATATATAAGTTTAAAATTATGGATAATGAAATAAGAATTTGTTTTTCTTTATTTGTCAATCATATGAAAGGTAATATTAAAAATCTTCCAGAATATGATTATAATTCAATGACAATACAACAAATAAGAGGTGAAATGGATGTTATATTTATGAAATACATATTAAATTCTAGTTTTTCTATATCAGATTCATCGGTTGGTATGGTTGCATACAAACATCTTAAAAAAATGATTGATAATGATGAAATGAAGATCAAATATAATAAAATGGAAAGTGAAATGAAACTTTTAGGATTAGAAAATACAATTTTAAAACAAGAACTAACTGAATTAAGAAATAAAGTATCATCAACTCTATTTCCAATGAATACATTATCATTAAATACAGCATCATTACAACAACCCAAAGGATGGTTTTCATAAAAATAAAAACTTTGAAAATTACCGATAATATATTTAAACCATTAAATATATTATTAAGATTATGACAACTAAATTATGGCAAATTGTGCTAAGTAATTCAAAAAAATCATTTAATGCAAAGAAAGATGATAATGGTAAACTATATAACACAATAGCCAATATGGGACTCAAAAAAAATGGGATTGCATTGAGAGCACGAGATGGAGAATACACTGATTTCACTGTTATGGTTTTGGAAGATGTAAAACCATTATTAACAGATCATAGAATATCCAAAGCCATTAAATTTTTGGAGGATAATGATATACAAAGCTGTATCAGAGTATTAAATATTGATAATGAAGTCATTGAATATGGGACTAACATCATCTATAGCATACTAAAATTATGGTTAGAGAAAAATGAGATTAATGTTCCACAAGAATATAAAGATAAAACAATAGATATCAATGAAAAGATTAAAAAATGGATCAATACTACAAGAAGTGATCCATTGGATGTAAAAATTAAAATAGTTAACATTGGTAAATCTAAAAAAGGACATAGTGTTGTACCAGATGATTGGCTGGGTAAAGAATTCAATAATGCAGTTGAATTACATAGTGCAATGGATAGTTTGGATTGGAGAAAAGGAAAACCACCTGTAAATTATTGTTGTATTTATAGCATGATGATTAAGGAATTGTATACGTGGAAAGATAAAAGTGACAATGATATTATTAATTTTAATCCAGAATTTGCAATCATGGTATCATTAAATGGTAGTAATATTATTAATTTTAATAATAATTATATTGAATGGTTAAATACTCTAGATGATAATATCAGATTATTAATCAGTCATGATAAAAATCAATCGAGATATATTATTGCTTCTAAATTAAATGAAATTATTAGAAAAGATAATGAATATATTGAAACCGATAATGTTGGCTATTTAGTATCTAAATTACAAAAATGCATAAGAAGAGGTAGAAAATGTTCAAAATTATTATATAGTACTGTAAATCAATTAAGTAAAGCTAAACCATATAATTTACCTGAGCAACAATTTGTTAGAGTTACTGGTACAAGACAATTATGTTGGAGATTATTCATTACTATTATGGAAGATGTGGAACCTTACCAAGATAGTGATACAAATGAATATTATGGATTGCTAGATATATTAGGATTTGCAATATTATGTCATAATGATTCAAATATTCAATTTAATGATCTGATTATAAATAAGTTAGCATATACCGCATTATTAATTCAATCAAATGATACATTGAATCATAATTGGGATTGGAGAAAAGGTAAAGAGGAAACCAGTTTAGAATTTAATAATAATAATGATTACATCAAATTAGCTATCAAATGTATGCCAATGATGAGTGGAGATAATAGATTGTTAAGAAAAAGTATTGATTACATAATAAAGTTTAAACAACAGCAATTAAATGTTTTTCCATTAGAAACGTTGTTAGGATTTAGTGATCATGATTATGAATTAGAATGTAAATATGTATCAAATGATATGCATTGTAATCCTAATTTATTGTTATACTTGCAAGCAAGCTTGCCATTTATTCCATATAATATTGACAATCATTCAACATACGGCTTGTCTAGTTTTATTTGGGAGAATTCATCAAAATATAATGTAAGGAATGGTAAACTCAAAAAACTAAGTAATGAAAATGATTTAATATTAAAATCATTAATAGAAATACAAAAAAATGAAGATATTGATATGGATAATAATGTAATAAATGCATTTTCAAATCAAAATGAAGTGTTATTGCAAAATAATCAACAGATTAGTGATTTAGAATCAAGAATAGGATTTTTATTATTATTTGGTAAAAAAATAAGATTAGCAGCTGAAGGTAAGAATAAATCAATTGAAGTAATAGTATGTGGAGATGATTCAATGCCTTGTAAAATAAAAAGAGGTGATAAATATTTAGAAGGGGAGGAAAGATATAATGGAGAATGTAGATATGTAAAATATTTGAATGATAATAATTTAACGATTAAATTACCAGTACCACCAGAAGGATGCGGATGGAATATTAAAGATAAAAAAGTAAAATTAAATGCTAAAATTATTAGTACGGATAAGAATAATAGTTCAAATGAAATAGAATTTTATATTAATGATATCAAATTGAAACCATTTAATACAAAAAATATATTAATTAAAAAAAGTTTAACAGTTGAAAATGAAATTCCTAATTGTATTGAAAATATAATTAAACAATGTTTGTATAATTTGGATAAAGATAAGATTGGTGAGTGGAAATTAAACAAAATAATGAGAAATATATGGAAAATTAGATATGATAATAAGCATTATGATACCTATAAATGGAAACAATTTAATAAGCTGGATAGTAAAATATGGAAATGCGTATATGCGAAATTTTATAATAATTATAATGATGAGATAATGATTGGTCCAGTAGATCGTTCAGGTAATAAATTACATGATTCAATAAGCTATCAATATGAAGGAACTATTTTAAGAATAATGAACATGTTAAGTATGTTATATCCCAACGCAATCACAATTAAAACAAATCTTAAATTCAATGTTAATAAAAATGTAAATCAGTACAATAATCTGATTAATGTGATAAGGGAATTAGCGCTGACTCAAAATAATAATATTAATGCAGATTATATATATCCGACAATCAAAACAAAATTATGGGATCATCAAGAGAAGTCAAGTAATCAGATATTTGAAAATATAATTAATAAACACACAAGAGGGCATGGCGATGCATCTAATGTTGGATCAGGTAAAACATTAACTGCGCTGAATGTAATCAGCAAATTAGCAAAATATAATAGTGATAATCAGATTAATAATTATAAAGGTTTTTTGGTATTATTACCAACTACACAATTATATAAAACATGGAGAGATGAAATAAACAAACATACTGATAACTTTGATGTTATAGAACAGTTGGCAAATGGTAAATTAAGCAAAAATGATATTAATACTAATTCCATAATAATAACAACATTAGGAAGGAATAGGGATCATCCAATATCTAATTCATGGACGCTGGTAGTTATAGATGAATGTTTGAGTGTTCAAAATAAAGAGGCTTTTCAAACAGAAGAAGCATTTAAACAAATATTAGGATCACAATATGGTGTTGTTATGATGAGTGCTACTTTCTTTAGATCAAGATTTGATAAATTATTCTATATGATTAAAATGTTACGAAGTGGATTACCAGAAGAAAAGGATTATCTTGATACAATTTTAAATGAATGTATTATATGTAATATATCTGAATCGGAAAGAAAATGGAATACAGATATAAATAGATTTAAATTAGATACACAATTAAGAATAGAATATGATAAAATTTTAAAACAAGATATATCATCGGAACAAATGTATATCAGATTATCAAAATTATTATATGATAAATTTAACTATGTTGATTGTTTTAAACAAGTTATAGATGGGATAGAGCTGAAAAATAGGAGGGCATTGATATATGCTAAAAGTAAGGAAGAAGCAGATGAAATAGCTAAAATAAAAAATGTTACTAGATATCCAGATAAAAATGGAAAACATACTGTATTATCATATGTTGAGGGAACGTATGGATTGAATGATTTAGTTATATACGATACGATAATAACTAGACCACCTAATCCAGATGCTCTTCCACAGATGCGTGGAAGACTTGATAGAAATGGAAATAAGAATAACATACTATATATTGAATATGTGATAGCAGAAAATACGATAGATGAAGCTGGATTATTGAGATTAGAACTGTGTAATAATTTTTATACAAGTTATATTTTGCCATTAGCTGACTTTTATGAGTTAGCAGTAGGCAAAAAGAAATTAAATGATATAAAGAGTAATCATATTACATTAAATAGTAGTAAAATGTTTAAATTGGCTAAAAAATCAAATGTTATAATTATTGATGATGATTCTATTGCTTTGAGTGAACAAAGTACAACTGAGAAGAAACAAACTAAAATAAATACAATGATTAAATTAGTTAAAGAGCAAAGGTATTATAATATTGTAGTGTATAATGAAAATTTAATAGAAATTGATAGAATGAGAAATGATCTTAAAAATTCTAAAAATATAATATCAATATAATTATATACATGGAAAATAAGCAGTTATATTTTCTTGGTTTAATAGTTATAATATCAATTGTATGTATATTTTTTTTATTATATTTTAAAAGTGATAAAAAAGAACATTTAGAAGCAACTGATAATATACTGAGTACATTAGATTTTGTTAAAACAAAGCTGATTGTTAAGAATATGATTATAATGTGGAGTGGTGCTGATAATGCAATTCCTCAGGGATGGGCATTGTGCAATGGACAAAACGGTACACCTGATTTGAGAGACAGGTTTATTGTTGGATCGGGCGGTAAATATCCAAGCGGATCTCAAGGAGGCAATGAACAAGTTACACTTAGTGTTAATCAATTACCATCACATAATCATCCATATTGTGATATTGCAGTGGCAGAAAGTGCTAATGCAGGTGCAATGAAATCAGATAAATTAAAAGGATTGAGACAATCTGGTTCTGAGAGTGGAATGCCTGGTATTGATGGTTCTGACACTGATAATAATTTTTTCTGCATACCAAGAAATACTGATATGAGTGGAGGAAATCAGGCAGTAGATATTAGACCTAAATATTATTCCCTTGCTTTCATTATGAGATTATAAAGAAAAATTGATTTTTGAAAGATTAGATAATTACAGTGGAAATTATCTATTATTACAGTTTCATTAACATAATGAAGATGTTCACTCACGTGGAAGAAACTGACATGTCAATTGTCAATTTTATCAATTTGACAAAAGACTACTTGTTTACCTACACAATGATGTTTTTGATTGGTATGTGTGTAAGGATGTCAATTCCTTATCCATATATTGATCATTCAACTGCTTCCCAATTTACTGTACATTTTGGAATGTGTATATTGATCTATTTTTACAACATTGATCATTCACATGTCAAACTTTTTGGATTTTCACTTGGATTTTTGTTGACAATGTTTGTTATATCAAATGATATTGATACACTATCTGTCATTTGCACAGTTCCATTTGTTGTTCTTATGTATTATAATTACACTCGCATTTCGCTTCTTTTGCAAACATTTAATAAGGTTGAAAAATCAAATATTGATGTATATGTTGTTTCATTTTTAATAGCATGCGCAACAATGCTTGTTACTTATTTTGTTGGAACAATCAATTTGTATAAGGTTCTAATTATTATTTTCACTAATGTGTTTTATGCAACTACGATGATTTCTAAAAACAAGTATTTGAGCAAACTGATTAATAATGATTTGGAAGGACATAATGTCGAATTGTATAGCATGCATTATGCTTTCAAATGTGTGATATCGTTGACTATTGGATCAACATTTTTGATGAAAGCATTCAATTGATTTTTTTATTAAATTGTTATTGATAAAAAGTTGATTTTTTAATAATTTAATAATCTTATATAGTAGTAATAATATCAACAACATGGAGTCATGTTATGTCATTGGTGTTTGTGGACCTACTTGTGGTGGCAAAACCACAGTATGTCACAAAATTCTTGAAAAGATTGCAGAAATTATCGGCAATCGTGAAGGAATGATTTGTATCGTCAGTCAAGATAGTTACTACAACGGGGGTAATGTTGAGACAAATTATGATGTTCCTGCTGCCATTGATTTTGATCTCATGGTGAAAGATCTTAAACAACTGATTTCTGGAAAATCAGTAAATGCTCCAATTTATGATTTTAAGACACACAGTCGTAAGACAGAGACAAGAAAAATTGGACCTGCAAAAATCATTATTGTTGAGGGTATTTTGATCTTTTCACAACGTGAGGTTCGTGACTTATGCAACTTGAGAATTTTCGTTGAGGCTGACAATGTAATTTGTTACACACGTCGTCTCAAACGCGATGTAATGGAACGCGGACGTTCTTTTGATGAAGTTGAGAAACGTTATCTTGAACACGTTGTCCCATCCTTTAATGAATATATCAACCCAAGTCGCTTTTATGCAAACATTGTGTTGATTAACAATACTAATGGCGAATTTGTTGGGTTGGAAATTCTCCTTGATCACATTGAGAAGAAAATTACTCAGTTTCAGTAAATTTATTTATCTATGAATTATATAGACAATATAACTCACATGATACTTGAACATTTTGAAGATAATAAAGACAAAGATGTAAATTATAATGAAGATCAGGGCATGTTTACTATAAAAGGTAATAGTTTGTTGAATATTTTTGGTTTTGGTAATACAAATATATATGAAAAAGATATCAGCATAAGTAAAATTAATGATTTGAAAAAACAAGCTGATATGACAACTCTTACTGATTATGATATTAATATACTTTATAATTTTGCTAAAAAAGAGTTTAATTTCAATGGATTGCTAGATGATTTTAAGACAACAAATATTAAAGATGTTTTTAAAAATATTAAAGATGAAAATTTAATGGCACACAAATTAGTAGAAATGGCTTACGATTATGATAATGCAATTAAAAAAGGAGAAACACCTGTTATTGAAAAGTTTACACTAGATAGTAATACAATAGGACTAAATAAAAATTATTTATTAATATTAATATTCTTTGTACTCATTTTAATTACTTATTTTTTCTTATATAAATAAAATTGATATGTTTATTGGATAAAACTGTGTATATTTTTTATTTAAATTGTACAAAGTTAATATATAAAATGATAAGATTAAACAAAATTGATGTAGATGTATCACAATTAAAAACACGCGCTATATTGTATTCACATATGTATAATAAACATCATAAAATTATAAAAATCAAATCATATACTGAAGCATCCAAATTATGTAGTCAATTGACACAAGAGTTAACAAATACAGAATGTTTATTTAAAATTTGGGTTAAATGTGGATTCTTTACAAACAATCATTCTATTATTATTAAATTTTATGAACCAACAAAATATAAGGATTACCTTAAATCTGAATTTAACAAACTTTTTAAAAATAAAATAGATGAAAATTATATTAAAATAATTGTAAGAGAAGATATTATACAAAAAAATATAGCTAAATCATTGGCTCATAATTATAATATAATATTTGGTAGAGAATATTCATTTGATTATGAATGTTATGAAATGTATGATATGGATGGTAATAAAATTGAATTATATAGAGTATTCACTTATTAAATTTATCATATAATAATATATATACTTCAAAAATAATGAATCAATTCCCTGACACTTTTACCAGACAAGTTTGTCATGATATATTGACAAAAAATCAGCTTGAATTAATCAAACAAGTTAGAGATACATTTCATAAAACAACTCTAAAAGCAGTTCAAGATTGTGATCCAGAAGTTGTTTTGGAATTCCCAGATAAATTATGGCATGAGCATAGAGTTACATTAATACAAGAAATATTAGAAAGATTTGGTAAAATAAAAATCAAAACTAATAATCCAGATTACAATGCACTTAAATCAATAACAGATACAGATGATCTACCAACAAATATCAAAAAAGTAATCATTGAATTTATTAAAGTATAACTAAAAATTTGATTTATATTCATAATATTTAAAAGTATAATTATATTTATTATAATAAATATACTTAAATGGAAGCATTCCCTGATAATTTCTCTGTTAAAACCATCGAAAAAGAGTTACAGTTAAAAAATTCAAAAATACAACTTGAACAAGACAAATTAAAAGCAGAATTTAGGATGAAACTATATCAAGAATACACAGAACTTCTTTCAAGTAAGATAATACCAGATTATTTAAGTGTTAAATTTCCTGACACATTATTAAAAGATTCAAGAGTTTCTCTACTTAACGAGCTGATGGAAAGATTCCCAAAGAATTTATATTATAATCCTAATGCATACATTAACCCACAAATGAGATTAGTTACAAATCCCATATTAGAATCAAATCATTCAGAATATAGAATCTGTTTTAGAATGTAAATTAGCTTAAAGATATATGTTTATTTATTATTAATCGGATGTTTAATAGTTATTTATTTAGACAAACATATAATCCATGGTGTTTTCCAACAAATAAACCGAATTATGATTTCATATTACAACAACAAAAATTTAAAAAATATTTAGAAGAAAAACCAATCGTAAAAGAAAATATTATTATTGATAGCCAATGGAATATAGATAATATGTTAAAAATTATTCATCAAAAAACATACCTTTTAGTAACAACAAATGATGAGGATGTTACAACTATTCTTAAAAATATGAATATCGAGATATTGGATAAAACATGTATAGAAGAATATAAGATTTATTCAATCAAATGTTCAGAATATAAAATGACTAAACTTAAAAAATATAATTGGTGTGTAAATATTTCAAATGGTCAATAAGTTTTTTATTTTTTTTTTGTTATTATAAAGTATATAATATATTTTATAATGGGTAACATAACAGTAAAATTTTTGTTTTATGATAATGATAAGGAGGTATCTGAAAAGTATACATATCCTGATAATATAGCTAATATTACAAAATTACTACAACAAAAGGTTCAATGGTATAGATGTTTAAATAAATATGAATCAAATTGGACTAGTAAAGATAACCCTGGATGTGATAAAGCAGAAAAAATTCCAATTAATAAGGATGATCAATTTTATATAGATTATTTAAAAAACATTCCAGAATCAGAAATACTTGATAAGATAATATGTTTTATGTCGCAAGGATATATGGATAAGTTTTATAAAGGTAAAAACCTAGATATTGTTTCGTATCCATCTCCCAAACCAACAGAATTTGTTGACATCACTGCATCGGAGACAGGAGTACCAACACCCCAACCAACTAGACCATCAATCATTACACCAACTTCTCAACCAACTAAACCGATGACCATTACAC